AGATATTAGATTTGCTCGTACAATAGAACGTATACAAAGAATTGTAGTATCAGAATTATATAAAATAGCATTAGTTCATTTATATACTCAAGGTTATAAAGATGAACAACTAGCTAACTTTGAATTATCACTAACAACTCCATCTATTATTTATGATCAAGAAAGAGTAGCGTTAATGAAAGAAAAAATGGATTTAGCTGCTCAAATGGTTGAAACAAATATGTTCCCAACAGACTTCGTTTATGATCATCTATTCCACTTAAGTGAAGATCAATATGATGACTTTAGAGATTTAGTTAGAGAAGATGCTAAACGTAAGTTTAGAATAGCTCAAATTGAAGCTGAAGGGAATGACCCAGTTGAAACAGGTCAGTCATATGGTACACCTCATGATTTAGCTACATTATATGGTAAAGGAAGAATGTATTCAAATCCTGGTGATATACCTCCACATAATGAAGATAATCAGTATATAGGAAATAGAAAAACACCTTTAGGGAGGCCAAAGAAAAAAGTATCTAAACGAAATACTCAAGATGATAATTTTGGAAAAGATCGATTAGGTTCTCAAGGTATGAAACAAGATTATAATGATCCTAAAAAAAGTCCTTTAGCATTAGAAAGTAATGTAAACTATGCAAAGCATCAATCTATGTTAAAATCACTTCCTGATAAACTTATATCTGGGAAAAAGTTAGTATTTGAGCAAGATAGCGCAAAAAGCTCGTTACTTGACGAATCAAATATTAAGGAACAATAATTTTAATATATTTATAAAAAAATAAGTATTGATGTATATAAAACATTCAAAATTCAGGAATACAGGTATTCTATTTGAAGTAGTGGTAAGAAAAATTACCTCCGAAACCCTGTCAGGCAAAAATTCTCCGGCCATAGAAATTTTAAAATCACACTTTGTTAACACTGAGTTAGGCAAAGAATATAAATTATATGAAACTATATTTAAATCTTCAAAATTAGATTCTTCTAAAGCAAATGCTGTATTAGATACAGTATTAGAACAGTCTAAAAAATTAAATAGATCTAGAATAAGAAAAGAAAAATATAATTTAATAAGTGAACTAAAAAAACATTATAATGTAGAAGATTTATTTAAAACGAAAATGAATGACTACAAAGCTCAAGCTTCTTTATATACATTAGTAGAAGCATATAACACTACTAAATTAATAGATCCTAATCAAATTATAGATAATAAAGTAACTATTTTAGAACATTTAACATCTAAAGAAGTAGTTAGAGATAGTGTTAAAAATAATATAATTGAAGAATTTAAATCTCAAGATAAAGATATTCGTACACTTACTTATTATGTACTATTAGAAAAATTTAATGATAAATATTCTTCACTTAATTCTAAACAAAAACACATTTTAAAAGAATTTATTGAATCTGTAGACAATACATCCAGACTTAAAGAATTTTATAATAATGAAGTTAATTTAATTAAAACTACAATAAAAGAAGGAATTAAAAAAACAAAAAGTGAAGTCGTTAAAATAAAATTAAATGAGGTTTCTTCTTTAATTAAAGAACTAGATAAAAGAACAGTTATTAAAAGTGATCATTTAGTTGATTTGTTACAATATCATTCATTATTAGAAGAATTACGTAAAGCAAATGGGTAAAATAAAAATAATAAATAAAGTAGTAAAAGAACTATTATCTGAAATGTCTAAAACTGCATCAGCTGATCAGGCAGAGAAGGAATTAGGAATACCTAAAAGACAATTTAAAGTAGGTCAAACTAAAGTTGATGATGGAATAAAATCAACAATTACTGATATAAACCCAGAAACGGGGGCAGTTAAGTGGGATATAGAATATTTGCCTAATTATGAAAAGTTAATAGAAGCATCAACTGATCTAGTTGACACAGCTAAAGGAGTTTATGTAAAAGCTAAGAATGATAAAGTATTTAGAGATATTTTTGAAGATTCTAAAAAATTAAGAAATAAAATTCGTACTCATATAAGAAATGAATATCCTGATGATTACAAAAGGATACAAGTAAAATTATCTGAAGCTGAATTACCAAGTGTTTCTGACATATCTGATCTTCAGGATAGAAGAGTTGATGCAGTAGCAAAAGCCATATCAGAAAAATATAATATTAAAGATGATGGTATGTTAAGAGGTGTTATTAGATTTGCTTTAGCAGATCATATATTTGAAGATGAAGTTGAAGAAATATCAACATCAGGAGCAGCAGGAGCTTATTTAACACCTTATGCTTTTAGATTAAAAGGATCTAAACCAAATGATAAAGCATATAAAGAATTAGGATATAAAGAAGTTAAAGAAGGAGTAGGAGCTACATTAGGCCCAGGTCCTAAAGCAGGTGCTGATGGAGTAAAAGATAACAGTTATGTAAAAGAATTTGGGTATAAGTTAGTACCTAAAAAAATTAAAGGATCAGGTCTAGAAGTAAAACAATTATTTGAAGATGATTCTACCCCACAAGAAGAATTTCAACAAGGTAGAATTCAAGCATTTGATCGCATTGAACAGGAAATGAATGATATTTATAAGATGTTGAGCAATGCTAAAAATGAAACTAGTGATTATTATAAAGAAAATCCTGGTTCATATTCGGTTGTTAAACCAACAGATCTAGTTTTAGACTATATAAAAGATATTAAAGACTTATTAAAAGGCGAATAAAATGGCAAAAACATTACAAGAACAATATAATCAAATAAAAAAAGGAAAAGGTAGTAAACATATTTTCCTTAAAGAAGTCAAAGCAAAATACCCTAATCTAGTTCGTAATGCAGCTGGATTTGAGGAAGCATCTGCTATTCTAGCAAAGAGAAATATTATCTCAGAAAATTTATATGTAGCTACAGGTACTAAAGAAAAACCTAATTGGTTTAAATTATTTGATGAAAATATGGAACTTATTTCTTTAGAAGAAGCTAAGGCAATAGAGAAAAAAACAACTAAAGAAGTTACTGATTTACAAGCTCCTACTAAAGGATATGATTATAAAGATGATAAATTACTTAATAATGTATCTGGAGAGCAGTTCCGTCAAGGATATTATACAGAGCTTACAAACGAAAAAAATGCAGATAAAACTAAACAAGAATTAATTGATTTAGTTATTAAAAATATAGACAAAAACCCATTATACTATGTTGAAGATGCTCAATTTGGTATTGAAGGAATTGGCTATACAGAAGATGCCCCGGCATTAGGAAAAGGAAAACAAATAAAAAATGGCGGTGTTGGAGGCGGATATGGTGAAGCTACAACAAAAGACTACCCAGAAGGTGAAGTTGGAACCGGTTATTTAGAACTAAAAGAAAATAAAATGATATCACTAGTAAATATTTTAAATGAAACTCCATTAGGAGAAAAACCAAAAAGAAAACCAAGAGTAAAAAAAGAAACTACAGAAACTAAATTAGCTGAAATTGAAAAAAATGGTAAAATTGCTACTATGGAACTTCAAATAGATGCTTTATCTGAAATTATTGAAGGTAAAAAAGAAAGAATTAATATGGTTACTGAAGATGATAGTTTATCAGAATTAGTTGATAAAACTAAAATGAAAGAAATGCAGCGTGAAGTTAAAGTTCTTGAAAAAAGAAAAATGAAAATGGAAAGGGTTTACGAAAAAATGAGTGGTAAAAAATATAAAAAAGTTATGGGTGAAGAAAGTAACGCAGGATCTAATTATGGATCTAATGAAAACTCAAATTATAACTCAAACGAAAACCCAGAATCATACTCAGGTTTAAACAAGTATAGAGAAGATAATTAATACTTATGAGTCAATTATTAATAGAAACCCACGTATTTAAACCTAAGGGAGTACGTTTGAATGAAATACGTTCAAAACGAGGATTACCTTTAGTTGAAGGAATATTAGCTACTGCTGAAGTAAAAAACGGTAATGGTAGATATTATTCTAAAGATTTGTGGAAAAGAGAAATTGACAAATATCAAACACTAGTTGATGAAAACAGAGCAATGGGTGAATTAGACCACCCTGAATCATCAGTTATAAACTTACAAAATGTATCTCATAATATAGTAGAAATGTATTGGGATGGAGATAACGTAATGGGTAAAATAGAAATTTTACCTACCCCAAATGGTAATATACTTAAAGCATTAGTTGAAAGTGGAATTACAGTTGGTGTTTCTTCTAGAGGAATGGGTTCATTAGAGGATAGAGGTGGTGTAATGGAAGTACAAGATGACTTTGAATTACTATGTTGGGATTTTGTTTCAACACCTTCAAACCCAGATTCATTTATGCATTTAGTAAGAGAAAATAAAGAATTTAAGGCGCAAGATAGCTATAAAAATGTAAATGAAGTACTACGTGAAATATTATGTTCACACGGTTCTTGCCCTATTATATAAATAAAGATTTACCCCTGATTCCTGGTAAAAAGGCGTTTTCAATTTTTTGGAGCGCCTTTTTGTATTTTAATATCTTTGCATATACGTATAATTGATAATATGCCATCTTCTATATGGCATTTAATTTAATACAAACCCCCTATTACGTTTCTTAATAAACGTAGTTTCCCAATAAAAATTTAGGAATAATGAACAGAGACTTTTTAAAAGAGGCAATCGCCGATGCTAAAGCTGTCAAAGAATCAGCAATAGCAAATGCTAAAGTCGCTCTTGAAGAAGCTTTCTCTCCACAAGTTCAAGCCATGTTTGCTAGTAAACTAGAAGAAATGGAAAAAGAAGACAAAATGGAGGAAGAGTATAAGAAAGAGGTAGACGAAGCTAAAGACGATGACAAAATGGAAGAGGAAATGTCAAATCCTGTAATGCGTAAGGGCCTAAAAGGTGATGGTCCAGCAGAAAAAGAAACAGAAAAAATGAGATTCAAAGAAGAAGACGATAAAAAAGTCGACGAAGAAATGAAATCAAAAGAAGATGTTTCTGAGGAAGACAAAGAACTCGATGAAATTTTGGCAGAGTTAGAAAAAGAAGATCTTAAAGAAGATGCTCGTACTGACGCTGAAGAGGAAGGCTATAAGGACGGCATGAAGGACGCTAAAAAAGATATGGAAGATAAACTCGACGATATCAAACTTGAAGAAGATGAGCGTACTGATGCTGAAGAAGAAGGCTACCTTGATGGTGAAAAGGATGAGAAAGAAGATGAGGAAGACGAGGACATAGACCTTGACGACTTATCTGAAGAAGACCTTAAGAAGTTCATCGAAGACGTAATTGAAGATATGGTTAAAGCTGGCGAGATAGAAGCTGGTGAAGAATTCGAAGATGACGTTGATGTAGATGTAAGCGACGAAGGTGAAATTGAAGTAGAAGATGATATGGAAACTTCGGTTGACATAGCAGAAGATGCAAGAACAGATGCTGAGGAAGAAGGATACAAAGATGGTATCAAAGATGCTAAAGCAGATGCTAAAAAAGCAATTGACAAAATTAAACTTGAAGAAAAAGAGAAAGAACTAAAAGAAGCTTATGCTACAGTTAAAGCTCTTAGAACTGAGTTAAATGAAATTAATTTGCTAAACGCAAAACTACTTTACACGAACAAAGTGTTCCGAGGCAAAAACTTAACTGAAGCACAGAAAGTTAAAGTATTAGGTGCATTTGATAAAGCTGAAACAATAAAAGAAGTAAAACTTGTGTTTGAAACTATCGATGGTAGTGTATCAACTAAAGTTTCTAATAAATCTATAAGCGAAAGCTATAGAGCTAAAGGAAGTGCTTCTAATATGAAAGCTAATTCAAAAGTATCTAAAAAACAACCGATTGTTGAATCAGATGAGATGGTCGCACGCTTTAAAAAATTAGCTGGAATAATCTAATTTAGAACTTAAATTATTAACAAAAATAAAAATTGAAAAAAATGTCACAATTAAATTCACTTTTAGAAAGCGCTAATCCGTATAAGTCACTACAGAGTGACGCTGCTAGATTAGCTGCTAAATGGGATAAGACAGGTCTTTTAGAAGGAATCGGAAACGAAACTGAAAAGAACAACATGTCTATGATCCTAGAAAACCAAGCCAAGCAATTGGTTATGGAAGAAACTAACACTGGCGGTGGTGCTGGTGCTGGTTCATTCTCTCCAGGTACAGGTCCTGCTGGACAGTGGGCTGGAGTTGCTTTACCATTGGTAAGAAAAGTATTTGGACAGATTGCTGCAAAAGAATTTGTTAGCGTTCAGCCAATGAACTTACCTTCTGGTCTAGTATTTTATCTAGATTTCCAATATGGTACTACTAAAGAGCCATTTACTGCTGGTAATTCTCTTTATGGTAACGCTGGTACTAACCCTTCAACTGCTCCTTTCGGGAACACTAACGAAGGTGGTCTTTACGGTGCTGGTAGATTTGGTTACTCTATTAACAACACACAATCTTTAGCTTACACTGTAGCTTCAGCTTCTGTTGATTGGTATACTGACTTACAAGCTGATTCAGCTGTATCTCAATCATATACTGCAGGTGCTACTGGACAGATCGTTGCATTAGATATTCTTACAACTAATCTTCCAGATTATGACACTAGAGCTGTAAAAGGATTCTATTTATCAGGTTCTGCTGCTGATTTACCAACAGATGGTACTGCAAGACAGTATCCAGAGTTTACAAAAGTAACTCAATCAGCTGGTAATGACGTAATCAGATTCTTCGTAGGCGCAGGTGTTGCTGAAGGTGGTTCATTAAAAGTAGTATATACACTACAAACTAATGATGCTGAAAGAGGTGATTTCGAAGAAGGTAATACTAACCTAAATGGAAATAATAACCCAATTACAATTCCTCAGATTAACATTCAAATGCAATCAGAGGCTATCGTTGCTAAAACTAGAAAACTAAAAGCTGTTTGGACTCCTGAGTTCGCTCAAGATTTAAATGCTTACCATTCTCTAGACGCTGAAGCTGAATTAACTTCAATCATGAGTGAGTACATTTCATTAGAAATTGACTTAGAAATTCTTGATATGTTAATTGAATCAGCTGCTGCTGGAACTGAGTGGTGGAGTGCTCAAAACAACTTATCACTAGGAGCTTCAGGTGTTATAGATTCTGATCTAGGTTTCTATAACTCTCAAGGACAATGGTTCCAAACTTTAGGAACTAAAATCCAGAAGTTAAGTAATGTAATACACCAGAAAACTCTTAGAGGTGGTGCTAATTTCTTAGTATGTTCTCCAACTGTAGCTACTATTATCGAATCCATTCCAGGATTTGCTAGTACTTCAGACGGTGATGCTGCTAAAATGAATTATGCATTTGGTGTACAAAAAGCAGGTACTATCAACTCAAGATACACTGTTTATAAGAACCCATATATGACTGAAAATACAATCCTATTAGGATTTAGAGGAGGTCAGTTCTTAGAAGCTGGTGCAGTATTTGCTCCATACATTCCGCTAATTATGACTCCATTAGTATATGATCCAACTACGTTCACACCTAGAAAAGGATTACTTACAAGATATGCTAAGAAAGTTGTAAGACCTGAATTCTATGCTAAAATCTTTGTTAACGGTTTAAATACACTGTAATCAAGTAATTTCATAGATAAATAATTAAGCCCCGCATTAGCGGGGCTTTTTTTTACTATTTGGCTACCTAGTTAGTAATTATTATATTTATAGTCAAACAAAAACAGTTATTAAAATGAAAGAAACTCCCTCGCAGTTACCAATTCAAAGTTACGTAATGAATTTCCCCCATACCTTTTCAACAAATGATCCTAATAACATTTGGATGAAAGAAATGTCTGAAAAAGAATTAACAATTAATAGACCAAAAGCATATAAACAATTTATGGATTTATATAATTTTATGGCGGGTCAATCATTAGTACATTTACTACCAGCAGAAGGTAATTTTCAAGATTTAATTTACGTAGCAAATTTAGGTTTACAATTACCTCATATTTGTGATGATAATCATATTTTACTTTCAAACTACACTTCACCCCCAAGACAAGGTGAAGAATATGTAGGTGAAAAATTCTTTAGACAAATGGGGTATGAAACAACAATTTCACCTTATAAATGGGAAGGAGAAGCTGATATAAAATACCTTTATGATAATGTTTATATTGGTGGTTATGATATTAGATCAGATATTGAAACTTATAAATGGATGGAAGAAAACTTTAATATGAAAGTTATTAAAGTTAAAATGGTAGATGAATATATGTACCATTTAGATTGTAGTATTTTTCCATTAAACCCACATGCAACTATGGTTTGTACGGAACTATATGATAAAGCAGAATTAGAACAAATAAGTAAATACACTGATATAGTAGATATAGATGTAGAAGACTCTATGTATGGAATGGCTAACTCAGTTAGATTAGGAAACATGATTTTATGTGCTTCAAATATTGCTGAACTTAAAAAATCAGATGAGTTTTATGAAGGAGAAAAACATAAAATTGAATCTTTAGAAAAAATATGTTCACAACAAGGTATGGAACCTGTAATATTTAATTTATCAGAATATATGAAATCAGGAGCTATGTTAAGTTGTATGGTAATGCATTTAAATAGGGTTGATCATTTTAAAACACTTTTATAATGGCTGAAAAATTAGAAGACTGGCTAAATGGTGAAGTAGCAGAATTATCTAAATTATCAGTTGGGGAATTAAGTAATACTTTCTTTTTTAGAGATCCCCTCAGATCAACTTACATAGATCATGAACATTTTTATAGCCCAGCAGATGGTACTATTTTATATCAAAAAGTAGTTCAACCTGGTGAGCAAGTTTTAGAAATAAAAGGTATTGATTATACTATCCAAGATGTAATGGGTGATAGTGATTATAATAAACCTTCTTTAGTTATTGGAATATTTATGTCGTTTTATGATGTACACATCAATAGAATTCCTTATGGGGGAGTTTTAAACTATAAACGTTTAGAACCTATTGAGTCTACAAATAAGCCAATGTTAGCGGTAGAGAAGGATATTTTAAATAAAGTAATCAATCCAAATAACATGGCATACTTAAAGTATAATGAAAGAATGTCTAACCAAGTGTATGTTCCTTCTTTAAATTACACATACCATATAATACAAATAGCAGATGAAGATGTAAACGTAATAGCCCCTTTTAAACAACAAGGGGATCTTTGCGCTCAAAACGAAAGATTCAGTTTGATTAGATGGGGATCACAAGTAGATTTAGTTCTACCTCTGGATTCTAGATATAATTTCGAGACCATTCTAGATGATACAATGCATGTAAATGCTGGTCTTGATAAATTAGTAAAAATTAAAGAAATAAACAATGCCATCAAACCATCACGAGGACGAAATATTCAGACAAAAACGAATAGTTAAAAATCCAATAAAATTTAAATTACAATTAAATGAAGAACAAAAGAAAGCTAAAGCAAAAATATTAATTAATACTTTAACTGTATTAGCTGGTAAAGCAGGCTCAGGAAAAACATTATTAGCATGTAATGTAGCTTTAGATGGGTTATTAAGAAGACAATATTCAAAAATTATAATTACAAGACCAACCGTTTCAAAAGAAGAAATAGGATTCCTACCAGGAGATTTAAGAGAAAAAATGGATCCTTGGATTCAACCTATTTATCAAAATATGTATTCACTTTATGATAAAGTAAAGATAGAAAAACTAATTGAAGATGGTAAAATAGAAATAGTACCCTTAGCATTTATGAGAGGTAGAACGTTTTTAGATTCATGTATTATTGTAGATGAAGCACAAAATGTTACACATGAACAAATGGAAATGATTTCAACTCGTATAGGTTTAAGATCAAAAATGATAGTATGTGGTGATGATCATCAAGTGGATTTAAGAAGTAAAGCTGATTCTGGATTTAGATTTTTATATGCAGCGGCAAGAAAAATTAAAAACATGACAGGAATAACTTTAAATAAAAATCATAGAGATCCTATTGTTGATGATTTAATTGTAGTTTATGAGGAAGCTGAAGAAAGAGGTATATTTAAGGGTACATCTGGGAGTAGTGGAAGATCCCGAAAGTAAATAATTGGGAATAATTTTTTATATATTTATAACAAAAACATAATTATGGCATCAACATTAAATCCAACGAAATTTCAAATAAAAATTAAGGAGGAGCATATTGTTAAGGATATTAAAACTCTTAATGAAACATTTTTTACAATTAACAATGTAACTAATGTAGATAGAAGATTTGTTACTATACCTCAAACAACATCTATTGCTTTAATTGACGTTAATGGTGTAGACCCAGGTGCAGGTACTTTTCCTTCTAGTAGTATGAAATATGTAAGGATTACTAATCTTGATAATTCAGCTTCTTTAGCAGTTAATTTTACATCATCTGATGATGGTGGAGGAGCTCAATATTGGACTATGCATTGTTTACCTACATCGTCTATAATGTTTTCAAGCCCTGATGTAACAAGTAGTCTATTTGATGGAACTTTTGGTCAAGATATAGAGTTTATATCTGTTTATTCTTTAAGTTCTAGTATTGATGTTGAATACGTAGTAGTTAACGCTTAAAATAATATAATATGGCAAATATACCAATATGGCCCGGCTCTAGTTCATTTCACCCAGGAGATACTCCTTTTGGATTTTATGATAATGATATAGAGTTTCAAAAAGATGCAGATAAATTTGCAAAGTTTGCAGCACAAAGATTAGGTTATCCTTTAGTTGATATCGAATTGCAAAAATTTAATTTTTACACAGCGTTAGAAGAAGCAGTAACTGATTATGCTAATGAAGTATATGCCTATAAAGTTAGAGATAGTTATTTAACTTTAGAAGGAGCAGATGCAGCTCATATGGATATTGAAAGATCAGTAGTTGTTCCTAATTTAGGTAGAGTAATCCAAATATCAGAACAATATGGTGTTGAAGCAGGTACAGGTGGAAATGTAACATGGCATACAGGTAAAATTCCTATGACTAAATCTGTACAAGATTATAACTTAGAAGATTGGGCTAAAGAAAATATACCTCATTATAAGGATCATGATATAGAAATAATGAGAGTATTTTATGAAGCACCACCTGCAATATTAAGATTTTTTGATCCATATATAGGATCAGGAATGGGTACTATGAATTTAATGGATACATTTGGTTTTGATGGTTACTCACCTGCAGGTGTAGATTTTTTATTAATGCCTATTAATTATGATTTACAAGTAATACAACAAATAGAATTTAATGATCAAATTAGAAGAGCTAATTATTCATTTGAAATGCACAATAATAATTTAAGATTATTCCCAATCCCAGATGGAGTAAATCCAGATAATATTTTCTTTGAATATATTCTTAATTCAGAAAGATCATCAGCATCATTTGTAGTAGGTGGAAGCAGTACTATAGCTAATATTTACGATGTACCTTATAAAAATCCTAATTATGATAAAATTAATTCTATTGGTAGAAGTTGGATATTTGAATATGCTTTAGCTTTATGTAAAGAAATGTTAGGTTATGTTAGAGGTAAATATCAAGTAGTACCAATACCTGGGGATAACGTTACATTAAATGCAAATGATTTAATTACAGCCGCAACAGGTGAAAAAGAAAGATTAATTGATAGGTTAAGAGCTTATTTAGGAGAAGTATCAAGAGAAAAGTTATTAGAAAGAAGAGCAGTAGAAGGTGATTACCTGGAAAAAGAGCTAGGAAAAGTTCCATTTCCAATTTATATAGGATAATATGGCATTATTTGGAGGAGCAAGAGACATAAGCCTATTTAGACACGTAAATAGGGAGTTAATGGCCGACGTCATTACTCAACAGTGTTCATTTTATAAGTTTAAATTAGAAGAAACTAAGGTAAACATATATGGTGAAGCTGCTGAGGAAAAGTTTTATATGGGTCCTGTTTTATTAAATTGTTTAGTTGAAAGATTAAATGAAGAATTTCCTGAAACTGATTTAGGTACCGATTATTCTTGGGGTGCCACTTTTAAATTTTTAAGAGATGACTTATTAGGTAAAGCAGAAGAATTTAATTTAGATTTTGAACCATCTAATTATCAATATGGAGCTGATTTAGTTCCTCAAGTTGGTGATATTATTTTATATAACGAAGGATATTATGAAGTTGACAATGTAAACACTAACCAATATTATTTAGGTAAAAATCCAGATTATCCAAATGACCCAAATCCTATAAACCCAGGATTAGAAGAATTTGGTTATAATGTTTCAGTAATTTGCGAAACACATTATGTACCTGCTGATAAAGTAGGAATAACACAAGAAAGATTATATACAGGAAACAATTCAAACCCATCATTAAATGGCTAATAGAGGAAAAAGACCAATACCAAAAACACAAAGAGAAATCTTAAATAATGAGATTGATCCATTTAACCCACCTCCTGGGTCACCTGGTTTTTCTGACACAGGTAATCCTAATTTTGCTGATACCCCAAATAGAGCAAATCAAGTATCATTTAGAGATGACACAACAAAACCATTTACTTTAGGTATAAAAGATATTGATGAATCTATATTTTTCTATATGGAGAATGTAATAAAACCAACAGTAATACAAAATGGTGTAGTTCAACAAGTACCTTTTATATATGGTTCTCCTGAAAGGTGGAAACAAGTACAAAAAGATGGGTATTACAGAGATAAAAAAGGTAAAATTATGTTACCTTTAATTACATTTAAACGTAATAATATTGAAAAGGTTAGAAATATAGCTAATAAATTAGATGCTAATAATCCTCATCTTGTATATACTTTTCAAAAGAAATATAGTACAAAAAATGCATATGATAATTTTGCTATTTTAAATAATCAACAACCACTTAAAACAAATTATGCAGTAGTAGTCCCAGATTATGTAAATTTAACTTATGATTTTATTGTTGCTACTTATTATGTAGAACAATTAAATAAAATTGTAGAAGCAATAAATTATGCTTCAGATTCATATTGGGGCAACCCTGAAAGATATCAATTTAGAGCAAGAATTGATAATTTTTCAACACCAGTACAAGTAGAACAAAGGGGAGAAAGATCCGTTAAAGCAGAATTTTCTTTAAAACTTTATGGATATTTAGTTCCTGATATAGTTCAAAAATCACTAACAAAAATTAATAGAAAATTTAATACACCCTCACAAATTATATTTAATATGGAAACAGTACAAAGTATAGAGCAGTTAAATCAACTAAATAAGAGAGATACTTCACGTTTGAGTATCCAATCTAATAATAACTTTAATAAGTTTACAGATAACAGCCAATAATAACTGATTCCGTAATATTTATAAATAAAATTAGATGGGTATAATATTAAGACAGAACAAAGGTTCCGAGTTAACATTCGCAGAAGTAGATGGCAATTTTCAGTCGCTGTATGTTTCTAGTTCTGTATCTGCATCTATTCTGTCATTTTTCTTTCCTAGTAGTAGTGTTACCCATAGTGTAGATATTAGTTCAGCTACAGAAGGTGTTCAACAAATTATAGCAGGATCTAATGTTTCAATATCACCTGCTGATGGTAAAGGTGTAGTAACAATTTCATCCACAGGTGGTGGTGGTGGAGGAGGATCAGGTATATTTGTTCAAACTGGTTCATTTTTTGCTACTACAAACGATTTACAAATAACAGGTTCTCTTAATATAACAGGAGATGTTGATTTATCATCTTCATTATATGTAAATAATAATATAACTGCATCTGGTATTATTAGCTCTAGTGCTCAAGTAGTTGCTAGTGAAATAACAGCATCAGGTAATATAAGTACATCAGCATTTTTACAAATAAGTGCATCTCAAAACCCAGGACAAACATATGGAGTATTAGTAAGAGATGAATCAACAGGATTAGTTTATTATACAGGTTCATATGGAAGTGGAGGTAGTTCTACAGTAGATGGTATTTTTAATGTTGTAACAGGTGATATATTTGGTACAACCTCTTCATTACAAGTAACAGGAAGTACAATACAACAATCTCCATTTACAACAACAGGTGCTAATATAACAGCTTCAAATGCAGGAACAGGAGGAGGTGTAGATAAATATGCAATGACTATAAGTCAATCAATATGGCATTATACAGATAATGTAGGTATTCCTACATCAAAAGCATGGAAAACAGATTTAGATGGTTCATATTTTAATAATTTTGATCATAATACAGACACAGCAGAAATTTTAAGATTTATGGCTGGTTTATTAAGTGCTTCTGCACCAGATGCATCACCCAATACGCGTACTTACGCGAGTTTAGGCGTAGCAACTACAAATGCTACTACTGGTACAGCACCTAGTGGACGTGTACCTCAAACAAGTACTAACGATACAATTAATTATTTACAATCTAAAGGATTTGCAACAGCAGGTCAACAGATATTTCAAGGAATATCACCTATCGCTAATAGCTCTGCATATAATAGATCTTATCAATCTGTAGCTGGTGGTACAACTATAGTATCATCATCAGTTGACTCACAATTATTTGGATTAGGAGCTATTAACTCAGCATTTAATGTATCGAGTTCACAAATGAATAGATTTGCTAATAATAGTTCAAAAACATTAACAGTGTCATCAGCATCAGTACACTTTTTAACAAGAACAGGAGCAGGAACATCTGATGGTTTAACTGTTGGAGATATATCAACAGGTAATCCTTTAATTCCTGATGCTTTTCAAGATGGTAAATTTGCAGGTGTATTTGATCAAGGTTTTTATAACGATGGAGTATCATTAACATCACCTTCATCATCAGGATATTATTACTTATCTCAATCTGTAGGTATACAATCTGGATCCTCTAATTATTCAACATTTTTTGAAAATAATATAGAAGTATTTTATGCCCCAACAACACAAATTAATACAAATGTACCAACAAATACCCCAACTATAGCAAGTGCAGGTAGTCAATCATTAACTGCAACATCAAGATCACTTTCAGGTGCACCTTATTTACTAACAGCTACTTGGGAATCATCAGCTTCAATTACTAATGCATTTGATCCTTTATATGCTGCAAGTTCTACATTTGCTAGAATATTTGAATCAGTAGGTATTTTAACTATTGCAGATGGTGGAACAGGTGTTAGTGCGGGTTCTCTAAGTGGTGGTACAATACAAACAGCTAATTTTATATTTGATTCTACAGGTACAACTGCTAGAGCAACAAGTACAGTTCCATTTGAAACTGATATAGTAAAATTAACCGGTAGTTTAACAGTAAATGCTGGAAGTGCTGGTTCAACTAATATAACTCAAACTTCAATATCACCAACAACATTTACTGCTGAGGATAGATGTAGAAGAAGAAATGGGGTTGATATAACAACAAATACAAATACATTTGAGTATTTTAAACCTGGAACTTTTGGCCAAGATGCAGCATCAGGTTCAATGGCATATTATGGTAGAGCTCAGGGATATGATGGTAGTTCATTAACAGGAACAACTTCATTCTCAGAAAATTTTTCAGGAGAAAATAATAGGATTAAAATTAATAATAATTTACTTGTAGGAACTTACGCTGGTGGTGATAAGTTTGATACATCTAGTTATAGTGAATTTGTATTAGATCCTTTAGAATTGCAAGTAAAACCAGGATATTTAGTTGAACCAGGTGGTACAAATGGTTATTGGTCACCTGCTAATGGTTCATCAGGAGATTATATTTATTATGCTAGAGCATTTCAAAGAACTTTAGGAACAGGAGCTGGTAGTGTAACTATGAGTTTAGGTACTACTTTAAATCCTTGGCAGGAACCATTTACTAATGGTGTGTCCGCTGCAATTATATTTCAAAGCTCAGGAACAGGTAACTATACTCCACCAAGAATTTTTGACCCTACAAACACAGTAGACAATGTTATATCAGCTAGTATAGCTAATGATGGGTTTAAAAACCCATTTACAACAAATATTGCTTTATATGGTAATGTAGGTGGTAGTGTAAATGGAAATAATTATAATATACCTCTTCGTAACGGTGATGGTATGATTTTGGATGGATCCGATCAAGACTTTATAGTTATAATAAGGTATAAAGGTGATCCAACACCAGTAGAAGATATAACAATAACAATTGCATAAATAAAGAATGGCATTAGATAAAACTAAAAAATCAAATAGGTTACTCCAGAGTAGAAGATATACAATGGAGTCAAGTACGGATGCACAAGAAGCATTCACGCGAGTACTTGACCTCAATGCTACTGAAATCTATATAGATCAAGCAGCTATCCCTGCTACGGGATTGCCATATTCTGGTAGTAGTCAGAATGAATCTACTGTTTTATCTGGAAGTGCTGACTTATTAAAATATTATTATCAATTCACATTAACACCTTCAAATGTTGTAAATGGTAGTAAAACAGAAGTATTCTTCTTTATATCAGCTTCAGGACATGATCCTACTACAGCAGTAACACCTCAAATTTTACAGGCAGGCCAACAAGGAAGTTTTATTTCTCCTAAATACTCAGATCCTTCTTTATCAAATGCAGATACAGAAGATGCAACACCAGGTTATAATGTAACTATTAGAGTAAATGGTACTAAACAGAATGCAGCAAATTACCAATTTGATTATAAAACAGGTGTAATACAATTTAATGATGCAGATGTAGCACCTACTACAGGTGATACAGTAAAATGTTCAGTTTATCAATATGTAGCTAGAACTTTAAATGATGGATTAGGAGGTGGTGCAGGTTTTCCGTTTTCAGGATCAGCTCAAATAACAGGATCTGATAGTGGAGGTTTTGCAGTAACAGGTAGTAGTACATTTGATATAAGTGGAACTGGAAATGAATTCCAAATAAAATCAGCACCAGTTCAAGATTTTCCTTTTGTATTAACATATGCAACAGGATCAGGTAAAATAGGATTTGTTGAAGTATCAAGTGGTACTAGTGGTATAGCAGGCTCTAGTGGTACAGCTGGCCAATCAGGTACAGCAGGGTCTTCAGGTTCAGGAGGTTCATCTGGTTCAAGTGGAGCAAACGGTACTTCAGGATCATCTGGTGTAGCAGGTGTTTCAGGTTTAAGTGGAACTAATGGTTCTTCAGGATCATCAGGAGATGACGGTACAACAGGTTCAAGTGGAGAAAGTAAACAATCAGGTACAAGTGGTTCTTCAGGTGTAAGTGGTACTTCTGGTTCAGCAGGTTCATCTGGTTCAAGTGGTGCAAATGGTACTTCAGGTTCATCCGGTGTAGCTGGTGTTTCAGGATTAAGTGGTACTAATGGTTCATCGGGTTCTTCAGGTGATGATGGTACAACAGGTTCTTCAGGTGAAAGTAAAACATCAGGATCATCAGGATCTTCAGGAGTGAGTGGTGCAACAGGAACAGTAGGTTCAAGTGGTGCAAGTGCAACTTCAGGTTCACAAGGTTCAAGTGGTGTATCAGGTGCTTCAGGTCTAGCAGGAACTTCAGGTTCATCAGGATCAAGTGGAGCAGATGGTACTACAGGTTCATCAGGTGAAGCAGGTAATTCAGGTACATCAGGTTCAGCTGGTACATCAGGTTCATCAGGATCAAGTGGTGGAAATGGTACTTCGGGATCATCTGGTGTAGCAGGTGTTTCAGGTTTAAGTGGAACTAATGGTTCTTCAGGATCTTCAGGTGACGATGGTACAACAGGATCTTCAGGTGAGTCAGCTACCTCAGGTTCAACAGGTTCAAGTGGTGTAAGTGGTGCAACAGGAACAGTAGGTTCAAGTGGTGCTTCTGCAACTTCAGGATCTAGTGGTTCAGCAGGTGTATCAGGTGCTTCAGGTTTAGCAGGAACTTCAGGATCAGCAGGATCTTCAGGTGCAGATGGAACAACAGGTTCAAGTGGAGAAAGTGGAACTTCAGGATCTTCAGGATCAAATGGTTCAAGTGGAGGAGCAGGAGCAGCAGGAGCAAGCGCTGCATCAGCTACAAGTGGTAGTTCAGGTTCAAATGGTTCTAGTGGTAACGCTGGTGAATCTGGCGCTAGTGCAACATCTGGTTCTTCTGGAGAAAGTGGAACTTCAGGTTCATCAGGTTCAAATGGTGCAAGTGGAGGAACAGGAACAAATGGTTCTTCAGGTGCAAGTGGTACCTCTGGTTCAACAGGTTCAGCAGGTATATCGGGTGCAAGTGGTTTAAGTGGTACTTCTGGTTCAGCAGGATCTTCAGGTGCTGACGGTACAACAGGTTCTTCTGGAGAAAGTGGAACTTCAGGTTCATCAGGTTCGAATGGTTCTAGTGGTGCAGCAGGTAATGCAGGAGCAAGTGCAGCTTCAGCTACAAGCGGCTCATCAGGTTCAAACGGTTCAAGTGGTAACGCTGGTGAATCAGGTGCAAGTGCTACATCAGGATCTTCAGGTGAAAGTGGTACATCAGGATCTTCAGGTTCAAATGGTGCAAGTGGAGGAACAGGAACAAACGGTTCTTCAGGCGCTTCAGGGACTAGTGGTTCAACAGGATCTGCAGGTATATCAGGTGCAAGTGGATTAAGTGGTACATCAGGTTCAGCTGGTTCAAGTGGAGCAGATGGAACAACAGGTTCATCAGGTGATAGTGCAACATCAGGATCTTCAGGATCTAATGGTTCAAGTGGTGCAGCAGGTAACGCTGGTGCAAGTGCAGCAAGTGCAACTTCCGGTTCATCAGGATCAAATGGTTCAAACGGTAACGCCGGTGAATCTGGAGGTAGTGGAACTTCAGGTTCTTCTGGAGAAAGTGGAACATCAGGTTCAACAGGTTCCAGTGGAGCAAGTGCTGCAACAGGAACAAACGGTTCTTCAGGAGCAAGTGGTACTTCAGGTTCAACGGGTTCAGCAGGTGTATCAGGTGCTTCAGGTTTAAGTGGTACTTCTGGTTCAGCAGGATCCTCAGGTGCAGATGGAACAACAGGTTCAAGTGGAGAAAGTGGAACTTCAGGTTCATCAGGTTCAAATGGTTCTAGTGGTGCGGCAGGTGATGCAGGTGCAAGTGCAGCAAGTGCAACTTCTGGTTCATCAGGATCTAACGGTTCAAGCGGTAATGCAGGTGAATCAGGTGCAAGTGCTACTTCAGGTTCTTCAGGATTAAGTGGAACATCAGGTTCAACAGGATCTTCAGGTGCAAGTGGAGGAACAGGAACAAACGGTTCTTCAGGAGCAAGTGGTACTTCAGGTTCAACAGGATCTGCTGGTGTATCAGGTGCAAGTGGTTTAAGTGGTACCTCAGGATCAGCAGGATCTTCAGGTGCAGATGGAACAACAGGTTCAAGTGGAGAAAGCAAACAATCAGGTACAAGTGGTTCATCTGGATCAAGTGGTTCAAGTGGTGCAGCAGGTAATGCAGGAGCAAGTGCTGTATCATCAACATCAGGATCTTCAGGGTCTAATGGATCGAGTGGTAATGCCGGTGAATCAGGTGCAAGTGCAACATCTGGCTCTTCTGGAGAAAGTGGAACTTCAGGTTCATCTGGTTCAAATGGTGCTAGTGCTGCAACAGGAACAAATGGTTCTTCAGGAGCAAGTGGTACTTCAGGATCTGCGGGTTCAGCAGGTGTATCAGGTGCAAGTGGTTTAAGTGGTACTTCAGGATCAGCTGGTTCAAGTGGAGCAGATGGTACAACAGGATCAAGTGGGGAAAGTAAACAATCAGGTACAAGTGGATCTTCAGGATCTTCAGGTTCAAGTGGTGCGGCAGGTAATGCTGGTGCAAGTGCAGCTTCATCTACAAGTGGTAGTTCGGGCTCAAATGGTTCAAGCGGTAATGCAGGTGAATCAGGTGCAAGTGCTACTTCAGGTTCTTCAGGATTAAGTGGAACTTCAGGTTCAACAGGTTCAAGTGGAGCAAGTGCTGCAACAGGAACAAATGGTTCTTCAGGTGCTTCAGGAACTAGTGGTTCAGCAGGTTCAGCAGGTGTATCAGGTGCGAGTGGTTTAAGTGGTACTTCTGGTTCAGCAGGATCCTCAGGTGCAGATGGAACTACAGGTTCATCAGGTGATAGTGCAACTTCAGGTTCAACAGGATCATCAGGATTAAGTGGTGGAAGTGGTACAGCAGGTTCAAGTGGAGCAAGTGCTTTAAGTGGTACATCAGGTTCTTCAGGTTCTTCAGGTTCAACTGGTAATGCAGGTGCAGCAGGTGCAAGTGCATCTTCAAACACTTCAGGATCTTCAGGATCAAGTGGTTCAAGTGGTGATGCAGGTGCTGCGGGAGCAAGTAAAGCTTCAGCTACAAGTGGTTCATCAGGATCAAATGGCTCTTCAGGTAATGCAGGAGTATCAGGATTAAGTAATACTTCAGGTTCATCGGGATCTTCGGGTGCAGACGGTACAACAGGATCAGCAGGAGAAGCAGGTGCTAGTGCAGCTTCAGCTACAAGTGGTTCATCTGGTTCAAGTGGTTCAAATGGTAATGCAGGTGATGGAGGTGTAAGTGCATCTTCAAACACTTCAGGATCTTCAGGATCAAGTGGTTCTAATGGTAATGCAGGAGAAGCAGGTGCAAGTGCAGCTAGTAATACTTCTGGTTCTAGTGGATCAAGTGGTTCTAGTGGTGCAGCAGGTGAAGCAGGAGCAAGCGCATCATCATCTACAAGTGGTTCATCAGGTTCAAATGGTTCGAGTGGTAATGCAGGAGAGTCAGGAGCAAGCGCAACTTCAGGATCTTCAGGTTTAAGTGGTACATCAGGATCTTCAGGTTCAAATGGTGCTAGTGCAGCAACAGGAACAAATGGTTCCTCAGGAGCAAGTGGTACTTCTGGTTCAACAGGATCTTCAGGTGTATCAGGTGCTTCAGGTTTAAGTGGTACATCAGGTTCAGCTGGTTCAAGTGGAGCAGATGGTACTACAGGTTCATCAGGTGAAGCAGGAGCAAGTGCAGCAAGTGCAACTTCTGGTTCTAGTGGATCAAGTGGTTCAACTGGTGCAGCAGGTGGAAATGGAGCAAGTAAAGGATCAGGAACTAGTGGTTCATCAGGATCAACAGGTTCAAGTGGTAACGCAGGTGCTTCTGGTGCAAGTGCAGTTTCAGGTACTTCAGGTTCATCCGGTTCAAATGGTCAAGCAGGTGAAGCAGGAGCAAGCGCAGTAAGTGCAACTTCTGGTTCTAGTGGATCAAGTGGTTCAAGTGGAGGAGCTGGAGAAGCAGGTGCAAGTGCATCATCAGCAACTTCAGGATCAAGTGGATCATCTGGTTCTTCAGGTAACGCTGGAGGAAGTGGACAAAGTAAAGGATCAGGTACAAGCGGATCTTCAGGTTCAACTGGTTCTTCTGGTGCTACAGGTGGAAGTGGAGCAAGTAGAGCATCAGGTACTTCAGGTTCATCGGGATCAAATGGTTCTTCAGGTAATGCAGGAGCGTCAGGATTAAGTAATACTTCAGGATCAGCAGGGTCTTCAGGTGCAGATGGTACAACAGGATCAGCAGGTGAATCAGGTGCAAGTAGAGCATCAGGTACAAGTGGTTCATCAGGATCAAGTGGTTCAACTGGTGCTACAGGAGGAAATGGAGCAAGTAAAGGATCAGGTACTTCAGGATCTTCGGGATCAACAGGTTCAAGCGGTAATGCAGGTGGTTCAGGTGCTAGTGCAGTTTCAGGAACAAGTGGTTCATCAGGTTCAAATGGTCAAGCAGGTGAAGCAGGAGCAAGTGCTGCATCCGCTACAAGTGGTTCATCTGGATCAAGTGGTTCAAGTGGAGGAGCTGGAGAAGCAGGTGCAAGTGCATCAAGTAATACTTCGGGATCAAGTGGATCATCTGGTTCTTCAGGTAATACTGGAGGAAGTGGACAAAGTAAAGGATCAGGAACTTCAGGTTCATCTGGTTCAACAGGTTCAAGTGGTGCAGCAGGTGGAAGTGGAGCAAGCAAAGCATCAGGTACAAGCGGCTCATCAGGATCTAGTGGTTCATCAGGTATTACAGGTGGTAATGGTCAAAGTGCAGGTTCAGGTACGTCAGGATCTTCAGGATCAACAGGTTCAAGTGGTAACGCAGGTGCTTCTGGTGCAAGTGCAGTTTCAGGTACTTCAGGTTCATCTGGATCTAATGGTCAAGCAGGAGAAGCAGGTGCAAGTGCATCAAGTAATACCTCAGGATCTTCAGGATCAAGTGGTTCAACTGGTGCCGCAGGAGGAAGTGGAGCAAGTAAAGGATCAGGAACTTCAGGTTCAAGTGGTTCATCAGGTTCAAGTGGTGGAGATGGCGAACCAGGTGAAAGTGGTGCTAGTGCAGTTTCAGGTACTTCAGGATCAAATGGTTCTAATGGTATAGCTGGTGAACCAGGTGCTTCTGGCGCAAGTGCAGCTTCAGGTACTTCAGGTTCATCAGGATCAAATGGTGCAGCAGGTAGTCCAGGATCAAGTAAATCTTCAGCTACAAGTGGTTCCTCAGGATCAAGTGGTTCTAGTGGTCAAGCAGGAGAAAGAGGTGCAAGTGCATCAAGTAATACCTCAGGATCTTCAGGATCAACAGGTTCAAGTGGTAATGCAGGTGGTTCAGGTGCTAGTGCAGTTTCAGGTACTTCAGGTTCATCAGGATCAAATGGTGCAACAGGTAGTCCAGGAGCAAGTAAATCATCATCTACAAGTGGTTCATCAGGATCAAGTGGATCTTCAGGTGAATTAGGAGAAAGAGGAGCAAGTGCTTCATCACAAACCTCAGGATCTTCAGGATCATCAGGTTCAAGTGGTAACGCAGGTGGTGCAGGTGCTAGTGCACTTTCAGGTACTTCAGGTACAACAGGATCTTCAGGTTCGAATGGTAACTCAGGTGTATCAGGTGCAAGTAAAGTTTCAGGAACAAGTGGTTCATCAGGATCAAATGGTGCAGATGGTGCAGAAGGTGGATCAGGAAATAGTGCAACATCAGGTTCATCAGGATCAAGTGGATCTTCAGGTGTAGTAGGAGGATCAGGTTCATCAATTACTATTACAGCAACTGCTCCTATAAGAATTAATGGTGGAGCAAGTGCTACATTAGATCAAAATAGAACTTTATCATTAGATATAAATGGAACTAATGATGGTGGTTTATTAAGATGGGATAATTCAAATTCAGAAATAGATGTTGATAGCCAAATTGAGATAGCTACTGGAAATAATTACCAATATTTAACACTTTCTGATGCTGCTGTACTAGCACTTACAGGTGAATTATCTGATGAAGAAACAAGTGCTTCTGGTGTTGTAGTTAAATTAGGAAATGATTCAGTAACTATAGGTAAAGTATATTATTGGACATCAGGAGGAGCATGGTCTACAGCTTCAAAAGCTTCAGAAACAGCCGGAGGTGGTTGGTTAGCATATGCATTAGGAAGTAATTCATCAACAGATGGTATGATGTTACAAGGATTTGTTTGTAAAAATAGCCATGGATTTACAGTAGGTTCAAAATTATTCTTAAATGATACAAGTGGTGGTATTGGTACTACAGCACCATCAAGTACTGGTAATATAGTAAGAATTGTAGGTTATGTAGTAGATTCAGAAACTCTTTACTTTGATCCAGATAAAACATATGTAAAAAGATCTTAATAGTTAAATTATGGCTTATTTATCTCAAAGTTTAACGTTTGATTCAGATAAAATTCATTATACTGAATATGGAGAAACCTATGAGGTTATGATGGATTGGGAAGATTCTTTAATGTCTGCTTCAGCAGCTTATATATGTGAAGGAGGTGGTGATATTCTTGAAATTGGATTTGGAATGGGTATAGCAGCTGGTTATATTCAACAACATACAATTAATTCACATACAATTATAGAAAATCATCCTGACATAATTCCTAAAGCTCAAGCATGGGCTGCAGATAAATCTAATGTAACTATAGTTGAAGGTGACTGGTATAATGTAAAAGATACTTTAAGTACTTACGATGGTTTATTTTTAGATACTTGGGGAGATCAACATATAAAACAATTTTCATCCTCACTTTCACCATTAATGAAAGTAGGAGGAAAAGCAACTTGGTGGAATTCAATGACTGGATCAAACAATTTTTATAATATACCAGATGTAACTTATGATGTACATGATGTTACACCTCCAACAAATTGTTATTTTAATTACTCACAATATTATTTACCTAAAAAACAGTTTTAATTATGCCTACAGTTGATGCTACACAAACAGCCCTCGCTGGAAGATCAAATCAAGGAAGTTATGATGATGCTAGAGAAGGTAACTCTGCATTTAATACAAATAACTCAACTAGTAGTAATGTTACAACTGTTAGATATATTTTATCAACAGGAAGAGGTGGTTCATCATATAGTGTTACAAGATTTTATGCTGGTTTTAATATGTCTGCTTATCAATCTGGAACAATTACAAACTTAGTTTTGAAATATAAGCCAACTACATCATCAAATGCAAATAACACAGCTAGAGTAGTTAAATTTTCAGGAATGGGTGGTAATGGCACAACTTTTTCGGCGTATTCCTCAGATGAATATTTTGATAATATAGATACAGGAACATCTTACTCAACAAATATAACCTTAGCTGATAGTAATACTCAACAATCAATTCCTTTAAATTCAACAGCAGTTAGTAACATTGGTACTAATGGTGCTTTGAGAATTTGCATTATGCAACAAAATGATTTTACTGGAATAGATGCAGGTGATCCAACAAATCACTTTAATAATTTTAATCTTCAAGGATCAGATGCAAATAAAGTGTTTTTAGAATTTGATTTCACAGCAGCAGGTTATGGAAATCAAGTTAATGTAGTAGCAGCAACAAACATTGACGAGGTAAATGGTGTTGATTCAGGTGATATTGCTAATGTAATAAGTGTTACATAAAGTTATATATAATTTGGATAATGTAAATTTAATTGTTATATTAATTTAGTAGTTTTAATAAATTTATAGTTATATGCAAAAACTCTTATTTATTGCACCACATCTTTCTACTGGAGGATTACCCCAATATTTAACTAAAAAAATTGAACTTATTAAAAATGAGTTTGAAGTATACGTTGTTGAATGGGTAGACTGTACTGGGGGAAGGTTAGTAGTAACTAAAAATAAATTATTAGAATTAGTAGATAAAGATAAATTTTTTACTCTTGATGAAAATAAAGATGTATTATTTACTATAATTGAAAAAATCCAACCTGATATTATTCATTTAGAAGAAATACCTGAGTATTTTATGGATGATGATATAGCTAGAAAACTTTATTCTGTAGATAGAAATTATTTTTTAGTAGAAACATCTCATGATTCTTCAATGGATACTAATAATAAACTATATTTTCCTGATAAATTTATGTTTGTATCTAACTGGCAAATAGAACAATATAAGAACATAGATATACCTAAAATATTAGTTGAATATCCAATTGAATATATTCCTAGACCTGATAGAGAAATTGCTTTAAAACGTTTAAATTTAGATCCTTCTAAAAAGCATATTTTACATATTGGTTTATTTACACCAAGAAAAAATCAAAAAGAATTTTTTGAGTATGCTAAAGCATTACCTGAGTATGAATTTCATTGTGTAGGTAATCAGGCAGATAATTTTAAATGGTATTGGGAACCTTTAATGAAAGAAAAACCAAATAATATTACTTGGTGGAATGAAAGAACAGATGTAAATAATTTTTATCAATCAATGGATTTATTTTTATTTACATCTAGAGGAAGTAAAAATGATAAAGAAACAATGCCTTTAGTAATACGTGAAGCCTTATCATACCAAATTCCTCAATTATTATATAATTTAGAAGTATATCAAAACTATTTTGATAATTATAATTCTATTAATTATTTAGATTTTGATAATTTTGATGATAATGTAATAAAAATAAAACAACATCTTGGAGAAAATATTATAAATAAACATGAAGAAGCTTATGTAATATGCACTTATCCAAAAACACAAGCATCAGTCGATACTACATTAGAATGTATAAAATCACTTAAAAAAGATAATAGAAGAATTATAATATCAGCTCATTGTGCTGTTCCAAAAATATTACAAGATGAAGTAGATTATGTGTTTTATGAAAAAAATAATCTTTTAACTAAACATACTTTTTATTCTGGGTATTGGTTATATCACAACGAATATGATACTTATGTAAATTTAAAAGGTGAAGATAATGATAGATATCATGGACCTGCCTGCTATACATCTTTTTATAACCCAGCTACATTTGCTAAAGGGTTAGGTATAAAAAAATTACATTATATAAATTTTGATTATATATTAAAAGATAGTAGTTATATAGATTATATTTCTGAAAAATTAAATAATCATGATACTTTCTTTGGTGAATTTGAAGCACAAGAAGGTAAATGTTATTATACTTACTTTTTTAGTGCTAAACCAGAAGCAATATTAAATAATTGTAAATTTATAGAAACCGAAGACCAATATAATAATTTAATGGATGAGCATGGTTCTGAATCTAATGGTATTGAAAATTTATATTACCATATATTTAAAAATAATAAAGGCAATTACATAGAACCAAGGGATAAATTTGAGGCAGATGCCGAAAAATATTTTGAATTTGAGGACTATTCAATGGTTGAGTATTATACTATATTACCTACAGACGTAGATAACCATTTTTGCCCCTGGGTAACAATATCTAATGCTAAAGAAAGTAAATTAATAAATTACACTGTAATAAAAAATAACCAATTAATAATTGATAGAAAATTAGAGGTTAGAGGTAAATATTCATTTTGGGATTTAATCAAATATAATTTAACAGATAAATTTAAAGTAAAATTTGAAGTTAATGATTTAAATACGGGTAATCATATTGTTACTCATGAGTTTAATTTAGATAAAGATTATTTTTTAAATGTAATGCCTAATAATGGTATATTTAAATGGAAAGGTAATAGAAGTAATTATGAAACTAAAAAAATTAAATTAATGCATTTAGTTACTGAACCTGAAACTAATCCTAAAGAAATACGTTCAGTAAAAAATATTAAAGATTTTTGTAAAGTAAAAAATATTGAGTATGAAATGCGTGTTAATGCTATTTGGAAAGATGTACCTCCTAAAGATACTTGTAATAGACCAAATGATGTACAAGATAAACCAGGTTATTATAAATTAGCTCCTGGACATTATGGGTGTTACAAAGCCCATACAGATGCTTTATTAGCAGAAGATAATGTAAATTATGATTATATTTTAATATTTGAAGGTGATGTTATAATAGATTCTGATTATGATGAATTATATGATTCATTAATACGTTTTAGTAAAATTGCTAAAGATCAAGATCAAGATTTAATTGGTTTTGGTAATCCTTACCAAAATAGAAACTTAAATGGTCCAAAAGTAGAAGATATTTATACTCATGTAACACCATTTATCCCAGCTCAGTCTTATTTAATTAATAATGATAAAATAGAATATATTCAAAATAAAGTTAAAAATACTAAATGGGATGCTTTTGATATGTGGGTATGTAATGTAGCTCAATTAAAAGTAGGTACAGCAGAAAAAATTTATACTAAACACTTGCCTGGATTTAGTATTATAGAACAAGAAGATAAATCAATGGATGAAAATAGTCCATTAATATACGCTAAGGAATGAAAATATGTCATGTAGATCCAGCTTGTGGTTTAGATATACCTCCTAAAGATTGGGGAGCTATAGAAAAAATCATTTGGGAGTTTGAAGTAAATCAAACTGTATTAGGTCATGATTCAACTCATAAAATGGCATCTGATATTAAATTAGGTGATTTTAATATTGTACATTGTCATGTAGCTAATTTAGCTATTGGTTTACAAGAAAGAGGTATACCGTATATTTACCAATTACATGATCACCATGTTTTACATTATGGAAAAGAATCTAATGTATATAAAGAAAATTTAAAAGCAATTGAAGGATCCCTAATATCCTTAATGCCAGCTAATTGGTTAGTTAAATATTTTGATAACCACCCAAAATGTATTTATTTTTCCCATGGTGTAAATGTTGATGATTTTTATCCTTTATCACCTAATATTCCAAAACCAAAAAATCCAAAATTATTAATGTTAGCTAATAATGGATTAGGAGGAAATCGTGCGTTTGATAGAAAAGGATTTCAGTTTGGAATAGGGCTAGCTATGTTAAACAATTTAGAAATAACTATAGCTGGACCTTCTAATAATAAAAATTTTTTCAATGAAAATCTTTGGACATTAAATTATCCAAAATTAAATCTAGTATTTGATACTCCAAATAGTGAACTATTAAACTTATATCATAAACATGATATTTTTATTCATCCTACAATGTTAGAAGCAGGTCATCCTAATTTAACAATGCTTGAAGCTATGGCAGCAGGTTTACCTGTTATTGCTGATTGGGAAATAGAAGTTGATTTACACGGGTGTTGGAGAGCACCTCGTAATGTATTCGAAATGGATAAAGGATTAAAAGATATATTAAAATATTGGGATCAATACCAACAAAAATGTATTGAAACATCTCAAAATTTATCATGGTTAAATCGTACAAAAGAATTATTAAAAATTTATAAAGCATATGCCTCATAGTAGTACTGATTTTAAATTGGAAATACAAAATCATCTAGATAAAAATTTTCCTAGAGATTTAAAAATATTAGACGTTGGTCCGGGGGCTGGAATGTATGGACATCTATTATCAAAATATTCAGATATTCTTGATTATTCTTTAGGATTTAAGTTAGACTGTTTAGAAATATATTCTCCATATATTGAAAAATATAATTTAAAAGATGTTTATGAAAATGTATTTGAAGGGGATATTTGTAATTTTAATTTTTCAAATTATGATTATATTATTTTAGGTGATATTTTAGAACATTTAACTACTAAAGATGCTCAAAATGTAATTAAAAGAATTAATGATAATAAAATAAAATGTTTAGTAGCAGTTCCTTATTTAAGTAAACAAGGAGAACATGAAGGAAATATTTATGAAACTCATTTACAGGAAGATTTAACACCTGAAGTAATAAAACAGAGATATCCATCTTTAAAATTATTATATGGTAATGAAGAATATGGTTATTACATAAACTATGATCTAAATGGTATGAAGGAAATATTAATACAAGAGTATAATAATTTAGTTAAAAAACCAATTAAATATAAATTTCCAAAAAATAATTTTTATGTAAATTATATTATGGGATGTAAGTTTGAAGTTTTAGGTAAAAATCAAAAAAACTATAATGTAAAATTTATAGATCAAAAAGATAATAAAATTATATATGAAACAGATATAACCAATAATATGTGGTGTAAAACTGGAAAAGAATATTTTATTAACTATAAAATTCAAGTAACAGATACAAGTACTAATGAATTAGTTTTTGAGGATGTTTATAATGCAGAAAATAAAAAAGTTTATATTCATTTTGCTTCTAAAGCAATTGGTGATACTTTAGCATGGTTCCCATATGCTGAAGAATTTAGAAAAAAACATAAATGTAAATTAGTAGTATCTACATTCCACAATGAATGGTTTAAAGATGAATACCCAGAAATAGAATTTGTAAAACCAGCTACAGAACAATTTGATTTATATGCAATGTATGAAGTTGGTTGGCATTATAATGAAGATGGAGGGATTAATCATGATAGAAATCCTTTAGATTTTAGAAAAATATCATTACAGGGGGCTTCATCTGATATATTAGGATTAGATAATAAAGAAATTAAACCTAAATTAACATTTAAAAATACAGGACCAACTATTGAAGGAGATTATGTTGTAATAGCACCACATGGCTCGGCTCATGCTAAATATTGGAATCGTAAAGGTGGTTGGCAAGCAGTAATAAATCATTTAAATGATAAAGGTTATAAAGTAGTAATGATTACTCAAGAACCTTTAGGTGATGAATGGCATGATTCTAAATTAGGTGGTACTTTAAAAGGAGTAATTGATAAAACAGGAGATGCTCCACTAAGTGAAAGAGCTAATGATATAATGAATGCTAAAGCTTTTATAGGTATAGGAAGTGGGTTAAGTTGGTTAGCATGGGGATTAGGAACACCTGTTACAATGATATCAGGATTTAGTGAAGCTTATAGTGAATTTAAAGATTGTGAAAGAATAGAATCTCCAAAAGGTAAATGTGGAGGGTGTTTTAATAAAGTAAGATTAAATGCAGGTGATTGGGAATGGTGCCCTGAACATAAGGATACAGATAGACATTATGAATGTACTACATCAATTCAACCTCAAATAGTAATTGATGCAATAAGTCGTCAATTAGAAAAATCTTCTTGATATTTATAATAAAATAAAAGAATAATATGTCTAAATTAGCTTTTACAAATACTGGAGTAACAACAGGACAACCTGTTTTAGCTTCCCAAGTATCTCAATCTTTTGATGCTTTTACAGGAACTGGTGATTACGCTATAACAATATCAGGCTCATTAACAACTGCAGCTAATTCTAAACTATCAGTAGGAGGTGATTTAGTATTAGCAGATAATGTATCAGCAATTTCACAATCTAATTTTACAGCGTCAGCTGGAAGTGGTGGAAATGTACTATTAAAATTTAATGAAAATACTAAATTAGCAACTGATTCTAATGGGATTACATTAACAGGAGCAGTAACAGCTTCAGGTGGGTTAGTAGCAAATGATCAGATTGTTGTTTTAGGAGGAGGTATGGCTATTACAGGTGATTCTTCTTTTGCAGGTAACATTAATACAAATTCTAATTTAACAGTAAGTGGTAGTACATTTTTAGGTAATGCTGTGACTGATAGAATTTCAATTACAGGTAGTTTAGCAATGGAAGATCCGGCATCAGGAACAGCTAATGTTTCTATGTCAGTTGAGAATGATGAATTTAAATTAATAGCAAATCAAGATGCTACTTCAGTTATTGGAACTTCTCAATTAACTATAAAAGGTAGTGATGAAGCAGAAACAGTTGCTATTTTTAACCAAGATAGTGATTGCCAGTTATTCTTTAATAATGTTAGAAGAGTTAGAACTGTAAGTACAGGAATAGAAGTAACAGCTTCCTCAGCAAACACAGGAATAATAGTTACAGATGGAACTAATGATTCAACTAGATCAGCAACAGCAACTAAATTTAATTTTGATGGAAATACTTATGTAGCTAATGAATCAACAAACCCAGCAGCTAGAGTTGCATTTTCTTTAGGTGGTTCATCGGCGGCTGAGGCAAAAGTAGCAGTTTCATCATCAAATGATCTTCACGTTTATAGTGGTAGTATTAATGTTGGAAGTGGTCAATCTACATTTACAGGTAGTTTTGGTATTTCAAAAGGTAATCTTAATGCTAATGCAACACAAAATGCTGTAGGATATCAATCATCAGAATTTATTATTCCACAACAAGCAGTTGATAATACCCCAGATATAATTTTTAGATATTATCCTTGGGACTCTACTGATAAAGGTACTTACCCTTTACCACCATTAGATAATAGTAATAACTTTGTAGTTACAATGCATGTAAATTTAATTTTGATGGAAAGAGGATCTACATTAGTTAACCCAGAAGCAAAAGTTGGATATTTAGAATATTCATCAGTATTTGGTCTTAGAGGAGCTGGATATATAATTGAAGAAGTTACTGGTGGTGGAGTTACTATTGCTAATAAAACATCTCAAGTTTTAACTAGTGGTGGTGGTGAGTTTTTTATAGCATCGGGTGTAGGTGATCAAGGATATATTTCAGTAAGAATAAACCAATCTGGTACTCCATTAGGTGCATTTCCACAAATTGGAGGAACAGTTAGAATAACAGTAGCACAACAAATAGCATAATAATAATAGTTTTTAACAAATAGTTTTAATACGTATAATATGACAAAAATAACGGAAGAAGAAATTAAAAAGGTTAATGATTTAAAATTAAAAGTTAACCAATTAATTAACACAGTTGGACAAATAGAAATCCAAATTTTTAATCTCCAACGACAAAAAGAAGAATTACAAATGAGTTTGTTAAAAATTCAAGAAGAAGAAGTCACAATAGCTAATGAGCTAGAAAAAAAGTATGGTAAGGGAACAATTTCTTTAGATACTGGTGAGTTTTCTCCTAATAAATAAATTTTTGACAAAAACTCATATATTTATTATCAAAATATAACAATTAAATAACATGGCAGAAACATTAATTTCCCCAGGAGTACTAGCAAGAGAAAATGATCAATCTCAGATAACTTCTCAACCTGTACAAGCTGGTGCAGCGATAATTGGACCTACAGTAAAAGGTCGAGTAAATATTCCTAAGCTTATTACTTCTTATAGTGAGTATCAAGCTAATTTTGGTACTACTTTTGAAAGTGGTTCAACAAACCAAAAGGAAGAATTCACATTTTTAACATCTATATCAGCTTACAATTATTTCCAAAATGGAGGTACTTCTTTAATTGTTACTAGAGTAGCTTCTGGTTCATTTACAGCAGCAACTTCATCAACAATATTTAATGATCAAGAAAGTGGTGATATACCAGATACAACTAATTTATTTGGTTCATATAATGCAGGAACTGGAATTGGTGGTGCTTTAGGAGCAACAGCGGGACAGTTTGATGATGTAGCTACTACAGGTGGTTCATCAACAGGGTTAAAAGTTAATGTAACACTATCATCAGGTAGTGGTCAATTTAGCCAAAGTGCAGATTTAACAGTATCAACTCCACCAGCAGGATTAGTAGCAGACACTTATACAGTAGCTTTAACAAGTGGTTCAGGTGCTGGTACAGGTGCTACAGCTACAGTCGTAGTAGCAGGTGCTACATCAATTACTTCAGTTACAGTAGTAGCAACAGGTTCAGGATATAATGCGGGAGATACATTAATTATAGCATCAGGATCATTAGGTGCTTCAGGAGCTGGTGGTACAGATCCTATTATTACAATCGCAAATGCAGATTTACAAACATTTCCAACAGCTATTGTAGCAAGTGGATCAGCATCAGGATATGCAGTAGGTGATGTAATTACAGTACCTGCAGCAAGTATTGGTAATGCAGATACAGCTTTAACATTTACATTAGTAGATGCTGATATTACAGATGCAAATGCTTTCACATTAGAAACAATTGGTCAAGGTGAAATTATGAATAATGCAGGAACATTAAATTCTCAAGGTGCTATTTCAACTGGTACTACAGATAATTTAAGATGGGAAATTACCTCACCAAATACTTCATCTGGTACATTTAGTTTAATTATTAGACAAGGTAATGATACAACTAGAGCTAAATCAGTACTTGAAAGCTTTAATAATGTATCATTAGATCCTAAATCACCAAATTATATATCAAGAATAGTTGGTGATCAAACAGAAACACTATTAGGATCTGGAACAGCAGAACCATATCTACAAACAACTGGTTCTTATGCAAATGCTTCAAGATACGTAAGAGTAAAATCTGTAAACTTTAAAACACCAGATTACTTAGATAATAGTGGAACTGCAAAATCTCAATTTACAGCTTCAATTCCAATAGCAGGTTCAGGTTCATTTGGAGATGCTCAAGGATCAATATTAACTGGACAAGGAAAATACTATGAAAAAATTGATCAGAATGATACACAAGGATTAGTAGGTGGAAATTATACAGATGCAATTAATTTATTAGCAAATAAAGATGATTATCAATATAATATAATTTCTGTTCCAGGATTATTCCAATCAGGTTATACTTCAACATTAAATACTTTAATTTCAAATACTGAAAATAGAGGTGATAATATTATTACATTAGATCTTGAAGCTTATGACTCATCGATAACAGCGATTACTACAACAGCAGCAAGTTTAGATACTTCATATGCAGCAGCATATTGGCCTTGGTGTATGGTAACTGATCCAGATTCAGGACAAAGAGTTTGGGTTCCAGCTTCAACATTAATCCCAGGTGTTTATGCAGCTAATGATAGAACAGCAGAAGCTTGGTTTGCACCAGCAGGTATAAACAGAGGTGGATTAGGAGTAGTAGTTCAAGCAGAAAGAAAATTAACTCAATCTAATAGAGATGCTTTATATGTAGGTAAAGTAAATCCAATAGCTACATTCCCAGGAAGAGGAGTGGTAGTATTTGGACAGAAAACACTACAAACACAAGCAAGTGCTTTAGACAGAGTAAATGTTAGAAGATTATTAATTGCACTTAAGAACTTCATTTCACAAATTTCAGATAATTTAGTATTTGAACAAAATACAGCTGCAACTAGAAATGTATTCTTAGGACAAGTAAATCCATATTTAGAATCAGTACAACAAAGACAAGGTTTATTTGCCTTTAAAGTACAAATGGATGATTCAAATAATGGACCTGAAGTAATTGATAGAAATGAATTAAGAGGTGCAATATTTATTCAACCAACTAAAACGGCAGAATTTATATACCTAGATTTCAATATTCTACCAACAGGAGCTGAATTTCCTGCATAAGAATTTAAAAACGTAATATTTATAATTGAATAAAAAATTTAAACAAAACATAAAATGGCAGTATTAGACCCAAACGAAATATTTTTCACAGCTTTTGAGCCCAAAGTAGCAAATAGGTTTGTAATGTATGTTGACGGATTTCCAACTTATATAATTAAAGGTGTAAGTGGAATTGGATTTGCACAAGACGAAATTGTACTAAACCATATTAACACTTATAGAAAAGTAAAAGGTAAATTGAGATGGAATGACATCACAATGCAATTATTTGATCCAATTACTCCTTCAGGTGCTCAGGCAGTAATGGAATGGGTTAGATTACATTATGAATCAGTAACAGGTAGAGCTGGATATTCTGATTTCTATAAGAAAGATTTAACAATTGATGTATTAGGACCAGTAGGTGATGTAGTATCAGAATGGATTATAAAAGGTGCATTTATTAAAGATGCTTCATTTGCTGATATGAATTGGGATACTGATGGTGAAGCTCAAAACATTGATTTAACAATCGGAATGGATTACTGCGTATTAAATTTCTAAAAAGAAATTATATATTTTTAAAAATAGCTTGGCTTCGGTCAAGCTTTTTTTTATATTATATATGTATACATGAAATTAAGTTATAACTAAATAAAATTTATATGGCAGATTTTAAATTTCCTACTGAACAAGTAGATTTACCATCAAAAGGATTAGTTTACCCAAAAGACAATCCATTATCTTCAGGTAAGGTTGAAATGAAATACATGACAGCTAAAGAAGAAGATATATTAACCAATCAAAACTATATTAAACAAGGGATTGTAATTGATAAATTACTAAAATCATTAATTGTGTCTAAAATTAACTATGAAGATCTAGTAGTAGGTGATAAAAATGCAATTATGATAGCAGCTAGAGTTTTAGGATATGGGGCTGATTACACTTTTCAATATAAAGGTGAAGAAGTAACAATAGATTTAACTACATTAGAGTCTAGAGAAATAAATGAAAGTGAATTATTGGAAAAACACGTAAATAGATTTGAATTTACATTACCTACAAATGGGACTAGAATAGAATTTAAATTAGCTACTGGTAAAGAAGATAAAGCAATTAGACAAGAAATAAAAGGTTTACAAAAATTAAATAAAAATAGTAATCCAGAATTATCAACACGTCTAAAACACACAATTTTATCAGTTGATGGCCAAGAAGATAAAAAATCAATACGTGAATTTGTAGATAATTACTTTTTAGCAAGAGATTCAAGAGCATTAAGAGAACACATAAAAGCATTCCAACCGGATGTAGATTTAAAGTTTAATTTTGAGAGTAGCGACGGCATACAGGAGGAAGCAACCCTCCCGATGACCGTCAACTTTTTTTGGCCTGACGCCACAGTTTAGAGTATCGTTATTTAAACAAATTAACGAAATAGTCTATTTTGGTGGTGGTGGGTATGACTTTCATACCGTCTATAATATGCCTCTTTGGTTACGTAAATTTACTTTCCAACAAATTAGTGATATTAAAAAGCAAGAGGCTGAAGCCATGAAGGGTAAAATGAAAGGAAAGGGGACTAATATTGATTTAGCAAATCCTGATAAATCAAAAATACCAAAACAAGCATTTAACCCTCCAACCAATAAATCTTTAAAATCAACACCTAACTATGTATCAAAGGCATCAAAAAAATGATGCCTTTCGATATTTATACCAAAATATAGTCAGGTAAAGATGGCACTAAACAACAAAGATTTAGAAAGGGCTAAAAAACTCGTCCAGGAGATTAATGCGGAATACGCAAAAATGGGGAAAGCTATTAGGTTTCCAGAGCCCACTTTTGAAACTTCTATAGCTGACTTAAAACAAATTCAGGATATCTATGATGATATCAACCAATCAATTGAAGAATCTACACAAGCTACTAGAGATTTAGAAGCTGAAACTAAAGAGTTATTTGGAGCAATTGGAGCTGTAAATGACGAAATCCAAAACTATAACTTAGGGTATAAAATGGCTGTTAAAGCAGCTAATAATTTAACTTCATTAACTGGAGATTTAGTTGATATTCAATCGGGTTTAAAAGAAGCTAATTCACGAGACTTAGTAGCTCTTCAAAATAAAGTATTAGCAGAAAAGAAAAATTTAGAATTATCAAAAACTTTATTACAAAATAAGGCAGCCTTAGAAGGATTAAATAAAAAAGAACAAGCTGCTTTAGATAATATACAAGGTGCTTTAAATAGAACTGATGGTTTATATGGCCAAATTACTAAGAATTTAGAAGATGTAGTTGAGGAAGAAATAAAAGTAGAAAAACAAATGGGTCTCATTGGGGCTTCTGCTGATGGTTTGAATAAAGTTTTACCCTCAGGTATAGGTGATAGACTAGGAATTGGAGATGCTCTAAAAGATACTAGAGCAATGGTTAAAGCTAGTGGTGGAAATGTCTCTAAAATGCAGGCAATGAACCATTTAGCTCAGGGTTTAGGTAAAAACCTAATGAAATCTTTAGGACCTTATGCTTTAATAGCATTAGCTATTGATCAGATTGTTAAGGCATTTAAAATGGTTGATCAACAATCAGGTGAAGTTGCTAAAAATTTAGGTATATCTGCAAAAGAAGGACAAGCATTAGTTTTTGAGTCTAATGAAGTAGCTATGGACTTTGATGACATAGCTGTCTCAGGTCAAGATATAGTAAAATCCCAGATGCAACTAAATAAAATATTTGGTACATCTGCTAAATTTGCTGGTGATATAGCAGCTGAATTTGCTTCAGTATCTGAAAGAACTGGATTATCAGAAGGAGCAATGAAAAAATTTGCTGAAGGAGCTATGATAGGTGGTAAAACCATTAAAGACCAACTTATCAGTGCAACAGCAGTAACCCAAGAATTAAATGCCCAAAATAAAGTTTCTTTTAATGCTAAAGATATTCAAGAAGGAATTGGGGAAATGTCTAAAGCCCAACTTTTATCAAATAGAATGAACACTAAAGAAATGGCTAATCAAGTATTTCAACAAAAAATGCTTGGAATTAGTGCTGCACAATTAGAAGGTGTTCAGGGTAGTTTATTAGAATTTGAATCTTCAATAGCAGCTGAAATGGAAGCTGAGTTATTAACAGGTAAACAACTTAATTTAGAAAATGCTAGAGCAGCAGCATTAGCAGGTGATCAAGCTCGACTAGCCCAAGAAATAAGAAAAGAAGTAGGGACAGCAGCTGAATTTGGTGAAATGAATGTTATTCAACAAGAAGCATTAGCTAAAGCATTTGGTATGTCAAGAGAAGACATGGCTGGAATGTTAGTAGAGCAAGAAAAAGTTGCAGCTATGCAAAAAGCATTTGGGGGTGATATTAAAACAGCAAGTGAAGCTCAAGCAGAATTTAATAGATTACAAGCAGCAGGTTTATTAACAGAAGAAAAGAAAAAAGAATTAGCAGAAGCTGGAGTTTTAGCTCAAATGGAGTCTCAAAGTGCTACAGAAAGGTTAGCTGCAGTTACTGAAAAACTTCAAGGTTTATTTGTAATGATATTAGAGCCTTTAATGCCTATTGTTGATTTGTTAATGACAGTACTTGAAGACACATTAAAACCAATGATGCCTATAGTTAAAGGACTTGGTGATTTACTTGGTGGATTACTAGCTCCAATTATGAAAACTTTACTTCAACCTACTATGTTGATAATGGATCTTTTCAAACAAATAGGTGAAATGATTAGTGAAATATTACCTGAAGGAACGGAAATGGGTAGTATATTTAGTAGTATAGGAAGTATTTTAGGTAGTATTATATCTATTGGTTTACTTCCAATGCAAGCCGCAATTAGACTAATAATAGAAAATGTACAAAGTATGATGAGTATATTTGGAGGTTTTATCAAAATATTCCAAGGTGATTTTCAAGAAGGATTTAAAATGATTGCTAGTGGAGCTATTGGATTACTATTAGCACCTTTCCAAGTATTAACTGATTTAGTAATGGGAGCTATTAATTTAATTATTGATGGACTAAATACAATCCCATTAGTAGATATTCCAAATGTTGAATCTCCTGATTTAGCAGGTTTAGTTACTGGAGCAGTTGGTTTAGCAGAAGGAGGAATTATTTCTGCCAAAGCAGGAGGTACACCAGCTATAATTGGTGAAGGTGGTGAAGATGAAGTAGTTATGCCATTAAGTAAATTAGCTGATATGTTACCAAGTATAGCTTCAGTTGCAGATCCTTTAGGTGTTGCAAGTGGAATAGGTTCAGTAGTAGGTGGAATTGGTAGTGCTATTGGAGGATTATTTGGAGGTGGTGAAGAAGAAATAGGTAATGCTGAAATAATATCAGAACTTAAAGCAATAAGATTAGCCATTGAAAAAGGTGGTGATGTGTATATTGATGGTGCTAAAGCAGGTAAGTCAATGGCTTTGGCAACTTCTAAAATAGGTTAATATTTATAATAAAACAATTAAATAATTTAAAATTATGGCAGATTCAATAAGAAAAAAATTTGATACTAATGGTTCACCTTTAGGTTATCCTGTATCACCAGCTGACCCACAACCAGAAGCTAGTGTTAGTGAGATAATGAATTCAGATCTTCATTACAAATATTCAAATCAAGGAGATCCTAGTACACCTAATCAAGCTTATGATAATTTTGGGGCAGCAGCTATTGCTTACACTGTTCCTAGTGTTTCACAATTAGGTGAAGCATCAAGAGCTTATCAAGAACCAGTAAATAGGTTTAGAAATAATACACCTGAAGGAGCAGCATTTTAAATAATAAGGTATGCCTCTAATTAATTTCCAGACAGATTTAAAATCTTTGTCTTTTGGGAGAGATCAACGTGGTGGAGGTGATAGTAAACAACCTTACATTACTAAAGATATTCCTGAAGGGTTAAGTAATGATGATCTTCCAGTAAGGTCAGGCCCTGACTTTATAATTAGAGGAGGGCTAAAATCTGTATCTAATGCAGTAGATGATGTAGCTAGATTAGGGAAGTACATGATAGATGGGGCTTCAGGGATAAAATTTATAGCAAAACAAAACTTATTATCTAGAACATCAGTTAAAACACCAGCATCTTTTGGTATAGGTTATGGCGGTGCTTCTCCTTTTGTCTTTAGTACAAATGAATCAGGTAAAGTAATTAAAGGTGGGGGTAATGTAAATCAAGGTATTTATACTCCTATAAGTACTTTGGCAGCTGCTTTAGGTAATGGATTAGGTGTTCATCCTAATCTTTTTGGTGTGGATCCATTTTCACCTATAAGTGGGGTTGTAGAAGGATCATTATTTGATGGAGATTTAGGAATAAAAACATACACAGCAGCTACAGCTAAGTTTAATGATGAAAATGATGGTGGAAAAAATAATAGATTAGTTATTTTTAATGATAGAGCAATTGAAGTAGGTACTAAAAATGATCAAAATATATATGCTTATAGTGGCGGTCCAGGGTCTATACTAGGAATAGGAAAAACAAATATTAAATTTGCAGACCAAAGAACAGGAGCAGCAAATAGAAAAGGATCAGGAATTTTAAATAAAGCATATCAAGTAGGTTATCAAAGTTATACGGCAAATGTTACTGATGATTTAACTAATTTAGGTTTAACTCCTTTAAGTGTTAATTCTTTAAATGCAACAGATAAATTTTTAACATCTTTGGGTTTAAATCAAACATCAGCATTAGGAAAAATAATGCTTCAAAATTCAGTAGGTGGGGATTATATTTCAACTGTTGGGCAACCATCATATGCAGGTTCAGGTGGAATAAGATTAATTCAAACTAATAATAATGCTGTATTTGGTTATGAGTTTGATACCGGTGATGAATTATTAACTGATCCTAAAGTTTTATATGATGGTGATTTAGTAGGTTTTGGTGGTTTTAGATCTCTTACATATAATTTAAATCAATTACAAGATAAAGAAAACGTAAGTAAAGGAGAACCAATCCTTTATCCTCAAGACTTTAGAAAAGAATTATACACAGGTCCAAATGAAGGAAGTGCAGCAGCTAAAAACGCAGATGGAACAGGAGGTAATCAAAGATCAACAATTTTATCTTTATCACCAGATTACAGAACTAAAAATATAGATAGAAGACTGAATATGGGCCAACCAGGAAAGTCTAATACAGGTACAGAACAAGGATTTATTAAAAATGTTTGGGATTATGGTATTGCTGCTAATGAATTAGAGGCGTTAGATAAAATTACAGCTCAACCTATGTACACTAGTGCGGGTCCTAATACTGAATTAGCTATAAACGATTTAGTTAAGTTTAGAATAGCTGCTATTGACAATGATGCAGCTAATAGACAAGCAGTTTATATGCATTTTAGAGCCCATTTAGATTCATTTAGTGATTCATATAATGCAAGTTGGAATGAAGTTCAATATGTAGGTAGAGGTGACACTTTATATAATTATGGAGGGTTTGGTAGATCAATTAGTTTAGGATTTACTTGTTTTGCTCAATCAAAAGCAGAGTTAATTCCAATGCATAAAAAATTAAATTATTTAGCTTCAACCCTATCACCAGATTATACACAAGCTGGATTTATGAGAGGAAATCTAGTTAGACTAACAGTAGGAGGTTATTTATATGAACAACCAGGATTTATAACCCAGTTAACCTATGATGTTCCAGAAGAAGCTCCTTGGGAAATAGCTATAAATGCTGAAGGTGGAGTTGATTCATCAGTTAAAGAACTCCCACATATGGTTAAAGTAAGCGGGTTTTCGTTCACTCCTATTCATACATTCCTACCACAAAAACCAAATAACGCAAACAACCCAAATAGTAGATATATAGCTATGGCAAATGCACCTAATTCTAGAGGTAATTATGCAGATGTTTATAGAGAGTATAATGCAACAGGTGATGGAGATAATAACAATCAAAATGATATATTAGGAGAATAATGAATAGATACGCTAATATAAAAATATTAAGAAATAAAAATGAATTTGTAGGTACTTTAAATACAGAGTATTATACGGGGGTAACATACCCAGAAGTTCCAGCAAATGAAAATGATATTTGGGTTGAAACTGAGTTTGGAGATAGATTAGATTTATTAGCAAATCAATTTTACAAAGATGTTACATTATATTGGATAATTGCAATAGCTAATCCAAATATTGTAAATATGGGTTCTTTATTTATAACAGAAGGTTCACAAATTAGAATCCCAGTTAATGTACAAGCAATTGTAGACAGTTATAATTTATTAAATCAGTAATGTTATGGCTAATAATTTTTTAGGATTACCATTTGATACTTTTGTAAAAAATCAAATAAATACAAGACAAGCAGCATTAGGACAAAATAGTAACATTGATGAAAAATTCCTTAGGTTTTACAATGCAAAAACCCCATTTTTAAGACTAGCAAGTTCAGTTAATTTAACAAATAAAGGAACAGGTGGTGCTGACTTAGAAAACTCAGTATTAAAAAAATTAATAAATGCTGGGGTTCCATCAGAACTAATATCTGGTGATAAACTAGCTAAAAATTTTATACTACAGGGTGGTGTTGTGTCGGCTACAAATAACTCAGAATTTTCTGGTTTACAAGCAGGTTTAAATGATCCATCAAATTTATTTAGTGGAGCTTATGGATGGGGAGGTGTAGCAGAGAGAGGATATGTACCTATGCCGGGTTTAACTGATGCTAATGTAACTTATTATAATAATGGTGCTTTAAGTAAAACTGTAATTAATGTTAGATGTTTTTCAAAAGCCCAATTCCAATTACTTGATGTATTATATTTAAGACCTGGTTACACATTATTATTAGAATTTGGTTGGAGTCAATATCTTAGTAATGATGGTAATCTAGTATCAATGAATCAATTTTATACTGGACCTATGAGTGCTTTACTTAATGGGGGAGTTAGTCAATACGAATTATACGAAAAAATTAATGCTGAAAGAGAATCACATGACGGAAATTATGATGCTATATATGGTAAAATAACTAAATTTAACTGGCAATTCAACCCAGATGGTAGTTATGATTGTCAACTTGAATTAACATCAGTAGGTGATGTTATAGAGTCTTTAAAAGTTAATATAACGGATCCTAATAAAGATAAAACAAGTGAAGGTGAAGAAGAAGAAGAAGAAAATGAACAACCTCCATTAATTGCTAATAAAGATAAGACAATATTAGATAAAGAATTATTTAACATATATGAATTAGCACAACAATCAAAAGCTGAAGAACCATCACTTTTAGATTATGGTATAAATGCTTTAGTAGATGCAACAGGAAAAAAATTATCCCCTAATTATGAAGGAGCACTTTTATCAGTTCCTGTAGAAGCAACAGATGATGAAGATAATGTTACTCCTCAAGTTTATATGAAATATGGGGCATTAATGGCCTTTATTCAATCTAAATTATTATTATACACACCTACAACAAAAACCCCAGTTGTCTCATTTGATATGGATTTAGAAAATTTAAATGATGATGATAATGTAATATTAACTTTTCCAGGACAATTTTCAGGTGATCCTAGAATATGTTTAATACCTTATTCAAATGCAGCATCACCATCTATAGAAATACCTAGTTATCCTTTAAATGACGTATTAAAACAAACTAGTTATTCATATAAAAATAATATTTATTTAGCAAGATTATCTAATTTAATGGTAAATATTAATTATATAGGAGGAACTTTAAATTCTATGACTACAGATGATGATGGTAATATTAAATTAATTGATTATTTACAAAGTTTAAATAAAGGTATAATTGAAGCTTTAGGTGGGGTTAATAAATTAACCTGTAGGCTATCAGATGATGGTTTAAAAATAAGATTTATAGAAGATATACCTCAAAGATTTACAAACCCTCCACCTAATGGAGAATTTACAAGATTTAATGTGTTTGGAGTTAAACCAGGAGTTGATGGTAGTTTTATTAAAAATATTAATTTAACAGCTGATTTATCTAATGATTTTGCTACTATGATCTCAATAGGAGCTCAAGCTAATTCAAATCAAGTATCAGGAAATGCAACAGCTTTTTCAAATTATAATGCTGGATTAAAAGATAGAATTATACCTGAAAAGGTTTCATCCCCATCAAATAAAGAAACAGGAGGAGAAGAAAAATCTCCACAGGATCAGGCTAAAGAAAATTTTGAAAATCATATTATAGGAGATGGAATTACTTTATTTGAAGGAATATATTCAAATTTAAATTTTGTAAATGAAAATTGTGCATCATTAGTATCACATAATGCTACACATGCTGACTTATTATTAGGTATATTAACAGATGCTACAGCAGAAGAAGCAGCTCAATTAGCATCACCATTCTTTTTACCATTTAATTTAAGTTTAGATATGGATGGTATATCTGGTATTAAATTATTTCAAAAGTTTTTAATAACTGAAGATATTTTACCACCTTCATACCAAGGAGATAGTGTTGATTTACAAGTAACTTCAGTAAATCAAAGTATTAATGCTACTGAATGGATGACTAAATTAGAAACCTTATCAGTTCCAGCAAATAAATCATTAGGTTCTCCAAAAAGACCAGCACAACAAAAATCAGTAGTAACACAACAAAATTACTCAGCTGGTTCATCAAAACCATTACCACCAAGATCAGTATCAGAACCACCAGAGTCTTTAAACCCAGAAGCAATTGAAAGATTTAATGCTATGCAAAATGCTTACAATGCAGTATTTCAAAGGGATGGAGCTGTTAGTGGTATGTGTGCTCAATGGACTTATAATTTAGCAAGAGCATATACTAAATTTTTATCTAATGAACAAGCTGATATAGGAAGTAAATTAGCAGCTGGGGGTAATGCTAATCAAAATAATGAATTTTATAATAATTTAACAAAGTTAGGTTATGTAAAATCAATATCTACTGGTATAACACGTAAAGAATGTATAGATACAGTAGCTACTACAACTTGGGGTTATGGTGATGTAGTAGTTTATTATGCTAATGATAAACCAACAGCAGGAAGTAACTCACATTATGTATATGGACATGCCCAAATTTATGTAGGAAATATTAACTCATCAGGATGGTCAACTTCAACACAGACTAATTATAACACTGATATGGTTTATAAAGGAAGAAAAAGTAATAATTGGGATATTTTAATATTTAGAGCCCCAGAAACAGCATAAAATGTATATACCAAAGAATAGAATATTAACCAACCAATACACTAGTGATAATAAACTAATGGTAAAAGAAACTCAAGAGTTTTATAGGGGATATTACTATAAGACTTTTGAAGGCAAATATTTTACTGGTAAAACTCCTAATGACTTACCTAATGTAGAATTAGTAGAAGTAGAAAATGTTGGTGTAACATATAAACCTGAACAGGTTCAAAATCAAATAGCATATGGAGATTTTCCAACAATATTTGATGAAATTGACACTCCAGGATATGATGAAAGTATGGTTGTAGATTATGCTAAATTACAAGGTATTAATTTATTACAATCAACAAGAAAATTACTCCCAGTACAATCATATCCAACACCTAGTTTAGACGATTATGAATTAGGACAATTTACAAGATATTTTGCAATAAAGGTAAATCAAGATATTTACATAGAATTAAATAAAGAAGTATATGATAAACTTAAAAAACAAGATAAAGAGTATTTATGGGAACTTTATCAATGTTTTAAAATTCAATGGACTATAACAGGTATTGAAGAAGAAGTAAAAAATACTAACAATAATATAGTTCTAATACAAGAAAGAAGAATGGGGAGACAAGGGTTTGGTAGTTTTTTAAAATTTAATTTTACAAAATTTTATTTACCTACTGAATAGTTTGGTTTAACTAATCTATTTTCATACATTATCCAAAAATAAAGTTATGTTTTGGTTAGTTGAATCTGACTCTCAATTAAAAGGGTTTTATAAAATGGGTTATAAAGAAGCGTTTGTGGAAGTAATTCCATATAACAATCGTATTCATCCTACAAAAAATGAAGTTTGTGCAATTTACCTTAGACCGTTATTAGCTACTAAAGGATTTATTATCCCCGTATCACATGGGGAAACATTGTCTATTGATTTAAACAACGTAAAACACGTATTAGACAAATATGATAAACTATATGTGCGCGATAAAAAGGAATTCTTACATTATTTTCCATTAAAAACTCTCTATGACATAACATTAAATTTTCATACGTATATACGCGAATATACCCAAACCCATTCTTACTTTTATAATAAAATGGGTGATAAAGAAGATATAAATAAAATAATACCAATAGTTAAACACTATGAGTATTGTGAAAAATTGTATAATGATTTAAAAGATAAAATATATGAGCCAATCAATGAATTCAACAACACAAAAACTACAGTGGTATTCAACGCCTTGGAGCGAAGTGGAATACGAGTTGATAGAGAAAAATTCGAATCGTACTTTCACCCTATCAATGGAGAATTCACCTACACGCAATACAACTTTAAAACACTTACAGGAAGACCAAGTAATAAATTTAGAGGAGTAAATTATGCCGCACTTAACAAAGACAACGGATCAAGAGAGTGTTTTATCCCTCGTAATAATACTTTTATTGAGTTCGATATTGGTGCTTACCATCCTACTCTTTTATCTAAGTTGGTTGGCTATGACTTTGGTGATCAAGATGTTCATATGGCCTTTGCGGAAATGTATGGAGTTGATTATCAAAAAGCAAAAGAATTAACATTCAAACAACTATACGGAGGAGTTTTTGATCAATATAAAGATCTGGAATTTTTTAAAAAAGTTCAAGTATATACTGATGAGTTGTGGGAAGCTTATCAAGAAAATGGTTGGATTGAATGTCCTATTTCGGGTTATCAATTTATAGAAGATAATTTAGAGGATATGAAACCCCAAAAATTATTAAATTATTTACTACAAAACTTGGAGACATCATACAACGTTTGTATATTATGGGACATACTAAAGTTGTTAAAAAATAGGCGAACAAAGTTAGTACTTTACACCTATGATAGTTTTCTTTTTGATTTTAGTAAAGAAGATAAAGAGATATTAACTGAAATAGAAAATATCTTTAAAAATAACAACTTACAAGTAAAAATTAATTATGGAGACACTTACAATTTCAAATAAATCCTACAATATGTATACTGTAGACGACTTTCAGGAGTTGAATAACTTAAACTTTGTAGATTTGAATAATAAACTATTTTGTACGTTCACAACACTTGAGGGACTGGAAGAACTATTAGAAAAAATTACTAGTAATTACTCTATCCTTTATAAAAAAGTGTTCGTATTACATATAAAAAGCAATGATGAGTATGTTTGTACTTACAATATAGAACAAGGTAACACTGAGGGTCTACCTTCTAATACTATAATGGTTCATAGAAAAAAAGACACCAATACTCTATATACAATTAATGCTTTAAATGAATTAATTAAAAGATTAAATGGGGGTGTAGTTGATACTAAATTCCCAATTGATTGGCAACATTATAGGAATACAATTCTCCTAACTCAACATGATGAGTTAAAGCAATTGAAAACAAAAATATTTAAGATTATTGAACTTTAGTTTGGTATATTAAATATAGGTTTGTATATTAAAACAGTTATTAAAATTAAAAGTTATAAACATGGATTTAAACGCAATCAAAAAGCGCCTTAATGAATTTCAAAAACAAGCTCAAAATTCTTCAGGCGGTCAGCAAAAACAATTATTTTGGAAACCATCAATAGGTAAACAAGTCGTAAGAGTTGTACCTAATAAATTTAATAAAGAGTTTCCGTTTACAGAAATGAAATTTTACTATGGAATTGGTAGTAAAAGAGTAATGGCTTCACCATCTAATTGGGGTGAAAAAGATCCTATTATGGAGTTTGCTAAACAATTACGTCAAACTAATGATAGAGAAAATTGGAGGTTAGCTAAAAAATTAGACCCAAAAACAAGAATTTTTGCTCCTGTAGTAGTTAGAGGACAAGAAGACGAGGGTGTTAAATTATGGCAATTTGGTAAAGAAGTATACCAAGACTTTCTAAATATGGCTGCTGATGATGAAATTGGTGATTACACTGATATTGTTGGAGGTAGAGATATTAAATTGAATACTGTAGGACCAGAATCAACAGGTACTCCTTATAATAGAACAAATGTAGGACCTTCATTAAAAACATCTCCATTATCAGATGATGAAAAACAAGTACAAAGGTTTTTGGATGAACAAGCAGATCCTATGAAGGTATTTAAAGCACTTTCTTATGATGAAATGAAAGCATCACTTCAAGAATGGTTAGCTCCTGAAGGTGAAGAAAAAGAAGGTGATATTATATCAGAACCTGCTGTTGCATTTGACAATGATGAAAAGAAATCAAATTATTCTTTAAATACTAAAGAAACTAAGTCAAAAGGACAGCAATTTGATGATCTATTTAACGACGAAAAAGACGATTTACCGTTTTAATTAATATTGTATGGCAAGAAAGAAAAAATCACTATCGGAGGCAGTCTCCTCAGAAATTAAAGCAAATTTTAATTTAGAAAGTTTTAAGAATAAAAAAGGTTTAACTTCTAAAGCTAAATTTAAAGAACAAGAATGGATCCCACTTTCTGATGCTTATCAAGAGATAACATCAGTTCCGGGGATACCAATGGGACATATTGTTTTACTTAGAGGTCATTCAGATACAGGTAAAACTACTGCTTTACTTGAAGCAGCTGTTGAAGCTCAAAAACGTAAAGTTCTTCCTGTGTTTATAATTACTGAGATGAAATGGAATTGGGAGCATGCAATTCAAATGGGATTAAAAGTTAATGAAGTTGTAGATGAAGAAACAGGTGAAATATTAGATTACACAGGTAATTTTATTTATACTGATAGAGAAAGTATTAATTCAATTGAAGATGTAGCTGGATTTATTTTAGATTTGATTGATGAACAGAAAAAAGGTAATTTACCTTATGATTTATTATTCTTATGGGATTCAATAGGATCAGTACCTTGTGAAATGTCAATTAAATCAAATAAAAACAATAATGAGTGGAATGCTGGTGCTATGTCTACTCAATTTGGTAATAACGTAAATCAACGTATTGTATTGTCTAGAAAGGAAAGTAGCCCATATACTAATACTCTTGTTGCAATTAATAAAGTTTGGACATTAAAGGCAGAATCTCCAATGGGTCAACCAAAATTAATGAATAAAGGAGGTTATGCAATGTGGTTTGATTCTACATTTGTTGTAACATTTGGTAATGTTATGTCAGCTGGTACTTCTAAAATAAAAGCTATTAAAGACGGTAAGCAGGTTGAATTTGCTAAAAGAGTAAATTTACAAGTTGATAAAAATCACATTAATGGTGTTACTACTAGAGGTAAAATTGTAATGACCCCTCATGGTTTTATATTGGACAATGATAAATCATTGAAAGCATATAAAGAAGAAATGAAAGAAGAGTGGAAAAAGATTTTAGGTGGTAGTGATTTTATAATTGCCGAAGAAGATCAAGCTTATACTGACATAACTTCCCATGTAGAAGAACCGGAATAAATTTTGATACCTGAAATATTTTTCGTATATTCAGGGCATAAAAACTAATTATGAAACATAAAGAATTACTTCAACTCCTCGATAATCTCGATGAGCAAGGACAGGGGACTGTAGACAGTAAAAGAATTTTAATGATTGATGGATTAAATCTATTCTTTAGAAATTTTGCAATGATGAATATGGTCAATCCTGACGGGGTTCATATTGGAGGGTTAGGTGGATTTTTTAGATCATTAGGTGCATTAATAAGACAAATAGATCCAACCCATGTTTATGTTGTATTTGATGGAGCAGGTTCAGCTAATGCTAGAAAGAATCTGCTCCCTGAGTATAAATCAGGTAGAGATTTACAACGAATTACTAATTGGGATGCTTTTGATAATTTAGAAGAAGAGCATGATGCTAAAGTAGACCAAATGGTTAGAATAATTCAATACTTAAAAACACTACCAGTTAAAACTGTTAGTTTACCTAAAGTAGAAGCTGATGATATTATAGCTTATATGAGTAGTATCATACCTTCTAAACCAGAAGATAAAGTATTTATAGTATCTTCTGATAAGGATTTTTTACAATTAGTAAATGAAAATGTAATTGTATATCGTCCTATGGAAAAAGAGTATTATACAGATCAAACGATTAAAGAAAAGTATAATATGCCTCCTCATAATTTTATTTTATATAAAACACTTTTAGGTGATAATTCAGATAAAGTTAAGGGAGTTAAAGGATTAGGTGAAAAAGGATTATTAAAAAAATTCCCTGAATTAGCAGAACGTGAAATGACATTAAATGACATTTATAATATTTGTGAACAAAAATATAAAGATCATGTAGTGTATGCTAGAGTTATTCAACATATAGATGAATTAGAAAAAAATTATAAAATAATGGATTTATCTAACCCTATGTTAGATGATAATGATAAAAAATACTTAACTAAGGTTGTGGAAACAAATGAATATCAATACATTCCTGAACAATTCGTAGCATTCTATAATGAAGATAAGTTAGGTGGAATGATACGTAATGTAGAATTTTGGGTTAAAGATATATTCGAAAAATTGAAGTTGTAAAATAAAAGTTATATGACATTAACAAGTTTAAATCAGTATGGTACTCATTTTCAAATAAAAGTACTATCTTCTTTATTAACACATAAAGAATTTTTAGTAAATATTCATGACATTTTAAGTGATGAATATTTTGATAATCAAGCCCATCAATGGGTAATTAAAGAAATTCTTAGGTATTACGATAAGTATCATACGACGCCTTCAATGGATATTTTAAAAGTAGAAATTTCTAAAATTGAAAATGAAGTATTAAAATTATCAGTAAGAGAACAGCTAAAAGCAGCATATGAAGCATCAGATGAAGATTTAGAATACGTTCAAGAAGAGTTTCAAACGTTTTGTAAAAATCAACAACTTAAAAAAGCACTAATGTCATCTGTTGATTTATTAAAAGCTGGTGATTTTGATGGTATTAAACATTTAGTAGAAACAGCATTAAAAGCTGGTAATGATAAAAATGTAGGACATGAATATAATAAAGACATTGAATCTCGTTTTAGAGAAGATGCAAGAACAGTTATATCAACTCCATGGGAAAGGATTAACGACATACTCCAAGGTGGATTGGGAAATGGAGATTTTGGTCTTATTTTTGGTAATCCAGGAGGTGGTAAATCGTGGTCTTTAGTTGCCTTAGGAGGGTATGCTGTAAGAATGGGTTATAACGTTTTACATTATACTTTAGAATTAGGTGAACAATATGTAGGAAGAAGATACGATGCTTTCTTTTCAAAAATACCAGTTGATAAAGTATTAAGAAATAGAGAAAAAATAGAAGAAATAATTCCTGAAATTCCAGGACAATTAATTATTAAAGAATTCCCAACAGGTAGAGCAACAATCTCAACAATTGAATCACATATTCGTAAAGTAGAAGAATTAGGAGTTAAAGCTGATTTGATAATAATTGATTATGTAGACCTTCTTTCAACAAAGAAACGAACTGTTGACCGTAAGGGAGAAATTGATGATATTTATACAAGCACTAAAGGACTTGCTCGTGAGTTAGATGTACCTATTTGGTCGGTTTCACAAGTAAATCGTGCTGGAGCAAAAGATGATGTTATTGAGGGAGACAAAGCAGCTGGATCATATGATAAAATAATGATTACTGACTTTTGTCTATCTCTTTCGAGGAAAGCAAAAGATAAAGTAAACGGAACAGGAAGATTTCACATTATGAAAAATAGATATGGTATGGATGGTTTAACATTTGGTGTAAAAGCTGATACATCTACTGGCCATTTTGAAGTGCATGACTACAATGCTGATGATTATGAAACTGATGAGTTGCCTACTTCAAATAAAATGCAAGGAGACTTTGATACTTTTGATAAAAAAATGCTTTCAAACAAATTCTTCGAATTAAATTCTTAACTTAAAACTAATTAAAATGGCAAAAAAATCATTATTACAAGAACGTATCGTATATAAACCCTTTGAATACCCAGAAGCATTTGATTTCTACATGAAACAACAGCAAGCCCATTGGTTATGGACAGAAGTACCAATGATGGCAGATGTAAACGATTGGAAACAAAATTTATCTGAAACTGAAAAAAATATTGTAGGTTCAATACTTAAGGGATTTGCCCAAACAGAGACTGTAGTAAATGATTATTGGTCAACTTTAGTTACTAAATGGTTTAGAAAACCTGAAGTTATTGCTATGGCTGTTACTTTTGGTTGTTTTGAAACTATTCATGCCGAAGCTTATTCTTTATTAAATGAAGAATTAGGATTAGATAATTTTGCAGAATTTTTAGAAGATGAAACAACAGCAGCAAAAATTGAAACATTAATGGCTGTTAAAGATTCTCATGATGGTACTCCTGATTGGCATGAAAGAGCAAAATCATTAGCTATATTTTCAGCATTTACAGAAGGTGTAAATTTATTTTCCTCATTTGCAGTTTTACTTTCATTTAAATTACAAAATAAACTTAAAGGTGTAGGACAAATAGTTGAATGGAGTATTAGAGATGAATCCTTACACTCAGATGCTGGTTGTTGGTTATTTAGAACATTATTAAAAGAACATCCAGAATTGGATACTCCTAAATTAAAAGAAGAAATTGAAGAAGCAGCTCGTTTATCTTTAAAACTAGAATTAGATTTTATTGATAAAGTTTATGAAATGGGTGATTTAGAAGGATGTACTAAATATGATTTAGTATCATTTATTAAACATAGATTAAATACTAAAATGGGTGATTTAGGTTATGATCCTATCGTAAATGGTATTGATACAGAAGCAGTACAAAGAATGAGCTGGTTTGACAGTTTATCAGCAGGTAAACAACATACAGATTTCTTTGCAAATAGAGTTACTAATTATTCAAAAGGTGTTCAAAATTGGGACGCTGCATCAATATTTTAATATGGAAAATAACGCATTACAAGTAGATTATACAAGTTGGGAAGCAGGAAAAAACTACCCAGAATGGATGGATGAAATTTCTTTAGCAACAATATCTAAAGGATATTTACTCCCAGGAGAAGATGTAAAAAAAGCTTATAGAAGAGTAGCTAAGGCAGCAGCATTTAGATTAAAAAAACCTGAATTAGAAAATAAATTTTATAAAATTATTTGGAATGGTTGGTTAGGTTTAGCTTCACCTGTTATCTCTAATATGGGTACAGATAGAGGTTTACCAATTTCATGTTATGGAATTGATACTCCTGATTCAATAAGAGGTATTGGTTTAACTAACGCTGAATTAATGAGATTAACTTCTAAAGGTGGTGGTGTAGGAATTGGTGTTTCAAGAATTAGGCCTAGAGGTACTGAAATAGCAGGTAATGGTAAAAGTGAAGGTGTAGTACCTTGGTGTAAAATTTATGATTCATCTATTATAGCTACTAATCAAGGTAATGTAAGAAGAGGAGCAGCATCTGTTAATTTAGATATTGAACATCCAGATATAGATGAATTTTTGCAAATTAGAAGACCTAAAGGGGATCCTAATAGACAGTGTTTAAACTTACACCAATGTGTAGTTGTAGGAGATAATTTTATGAGAAAACTAGAAGCAAGAGACTCTGAAGCTATGAGTAGGTGGGCTACTGTTTTAAAAGCAAGAATGGAAACAGGTGAACCTTATATAATGTATAAGGATAATGTTAATAAAGATAATCCTATTGCTTATAGATTAAATAATTTAGATGTGTCTATGACTAATATATGTTCTGAGATTACATTATTTACAGATGAAGAACATTCATTTATTTGTTGTTTATCTTCTTTAAACTTAGCTAAATATGAAGATTGGAAAGATACAGATACTGTTGAATTAGCAACTTGGTTTTTAGATGGTGTAATGCAAGAATTTATTGATAAATCTAATGGTAAGGATTCATTAAGAAGAACTCATAATCATGCTAAAAAAGGTAGAGCATTAGGTTTAGGTGTAATGGGATGGCACACGTTTTTACAACAAAAAGGATTACCATTCAATTCTATAGCGTCTACAGCTTGGACACATACTATATTCCGAGACATCAGTAGTAAAGCAGAAAAAGCATCTATGGATTTAGCTCAAGAATATGGTGAACCAATGTGGTGTAGAGGTACGGGTATGAGAAATACTCATTTATTAGCAGTTGCACCTACAGTTTCTAACTCAGTTATTTGTGGTGGTATATCAGCAGGTATTGAACCTTTACCTGCTAACATTTACACTTTTAATGGTGCTAAAGGTACTTTTATTAGAAAAAATAAAGTATTAGAAAATATATTAAAAGGAAAAGGTGAAAATAAACAAAAATGGTGGGATCAAATGCTTCAGGATGGAGGTTCAGTTCAAAACCTACCAGATGAAATTTTAACCCCAGATGAAAAAGAATTATTTTTAACATTCCCAGAAACTAATCAGTTAGAATTAGTTAGACAAGCTGCTATAAGACAAAGATATATTGACCAAACACAATCTTTAAATTTATCATTTGATCCTAATGATTCTCCAAAATGGATAAATCAAGTTCATATGGAAGGTTGGAAATTAGGAATTAAAACGTTTTATTATTTAAGAACAGACTCAGTGATTAAAGGTGATTTAGGATCAAGAATGGCTGAATGTGTATCTTGTGATGGTTAATTTTATATAAATGCGTATTGAAGATTTTAAATACCCAATAGAACAAGAAGGTGTTATTGCTGATTTTTATAATGAAATTTTTATAGAAGAAGAATACCACAAACATGGTTCTAAAGTTCAAGCAGGAGATGTTGTTTTAGATTGTGGGGCATTTGTCGGAATGTTTTCCCATTTTGCTATACAAAAAGGAGCTAGTAAAGTTTATAGTTTTGAAAGTGCACCTCCTCACTATAATTCTTTAGTAGAAAATACTAAAAATAATCCCCAAATAATTCCAACTCTTGGCTTTATAGATGATAAATATGATCCATCAAATAATTTATATAATATTCAAGGAGTTATAGATGATAATAAATTAAGTCATATTGATTTTGTTAAAATGGATATTGAACATGCAGAATATCCAGTTTTAATAAATATGAAAACATCTACACTTAATAGAGTAAAAAAATGGGCTATTGAAATACATTTAGACTGGAAAAATGATGGTAAAAAATATTCTCACGGCAGTGATTTTGATGGTCATAAAACAAGTAAATTATTATATATAATGAATAAGTTTTCAACTAATGGATTTTCTTTAGCATATGAACGACCTCATGATTTTTACAATTTAGCAATGTTATATGCATGGAAATAAAACTTAACATATTTATCATATATTAATATATTAAATTACAAATTATGATTACAACATTAGTTATTGTTGCACTTTTATTAGTAACTGGAGCTGCTATTTACTACTTTGAATTTTATAAAAAAGGTAAAATTAACGATAGAGATGGAGATTACATCCCTGACGAAGTAGAAGATGCTGTTGAAGATGTTAAAAAAGGTGTTAAAGAAGTAAAACGCAGAGCAAAGCGAGTTAAAGAAGAATTAAAAGACGTTGCTGTAGCTGCTAAGGAATTAGCTAGTCAATCAAAAGATGTTGTTGACGCAGCTAAGGGAAAAAAAAGAAAGGGAAGAAAACCTAGAAAAAAATAATAAATAACATATTTCCCTAGAAATTTAGTAAGAGGAGTGTACTTTGTATACTCCTCCTATATTTATAGCCAAATCGTTACCATTAAGTATATTACAAAGTTTTGTGTATGAATTTAATAAAAAGAAAATTTATGGCATTTAAAAATATATTCAAAGATAATAATGATATTAATGAAAAAAGCGTAATTGGATTTATGTCTTTTGCAATTATGGTTATCTTTGCAGTGGTAGACCTTGTAACAGGTTACTTAGGTAGGGATTTAGTTATCAATGAATTTATTTATGATTCTTTTACCTTAATAACTCTTGGCTGTTTTGGTATAGCTGGCTTAGAGAAAATATTTGGTGGTAAAAAATCAGAAGAACAAAATTAAAATAGTATGAAAAAAATCTTAGTACTACTGTTATGCGTACTCCCTTTTTTAGGTTTTTCGCAAAATGACAGTTGGTTCAAGTTAGAAGTACAATTCGATTATTACGCTGACGATGAATCATTCGCACTAATCACACAACAAGGTGATACATTAGTAAACTACCAACCAAACAATCCTTTTGAATTTTATTCCACAACAATCCAAGCTGACTCAGGTGAGTTAGATATATCATTACTAGATTCTTGGGGTGATGGGTGGCAAGGAGGACCACAAAATAATAATGCCAACACACCAGCATGGATTAAAATATCAAATGAATGTCAAGGTGTAATTTTAGATTTAGATGTAGATTCGTTAGGGAGTTTTACTCAATATGATACAACAATAAATCTATTACCTTGTCCCCCACCTGTATGTGCTATTACAAATACAAATGCTTACCAACAATGTTTAGGTGGTGAACAAGCATTAGTAGTTTGGGAATGGGAAAATGGATGGTGTGATCCAGTAAACGTAAAATATTGGAATGAAGAAGGATGGGGGCCATTTTATCAAGGTGTTCCACCATTTGCTACTAATTATGGAATGTTAGCAGGAAATGGACAAATGCCTCCTAATTGGAGTGTTGAACATTACCTTCAAGTAGAATTTAGTGATGGAACTTTATCAGATACTATTACATATACACCATCACCATGTATAGAAGGATGTACAGATTCAAGTCAAACATCTTATAATCCTTGGGCTACAGCAGATGATGGAAGCTGTGCTGGAAATGCAGGTTGTGATAGTCTTACAGAATATCCAATCACAATGGAAATAACATTAGATAATTGGCCAGGTGAAACATCTTGGACAATGAATAGTGGTGGAATCATAGGTTCAGTACAACCAGGAGAATATGGTTATAATGATATTGGTCAAACTTACATTTATAATTTTTGTGTATCACAAACAGCAGGATTTGAACTTATTTTAAATGATACCTATGGAGATGGTATGGTTGGTACCCAACAATCAGGACCAGGTAGTGTTGTTATAAAAGATTGTGCTGGTGATACTATTTGGGAAATGACAACTCCAAATTTTGGAAATGTATTATATTCAGGACCACAACAAGCAACTGCTTGTCCTGTTATTCCTGATGTTTATGGTTGTACAGATCCAGCTTACCAAGAATATAGTGATTCAGCAAATGTAGATGATGGTTCATGTGCTAATTTACATATAGTAGGTTGTACAGATTCTAATTCTATAAATTATGATCCATCAGCAACTCAACAAGCAATTGTACCTGTATGTGATTATTTCTTAACTATAGAAGATGCTGCAGGTGATGGTTGGGGTAATTCATATTTAGGTGTTGCTCAAAATGGTGTGCCAGTAGGTACATTTACTATGGGACCTGGTTCATATGAACAAACATTCCAATTCCAATTGGAAACAGATAAAACAGTAGAAGTATTTTATTTTGAAGTAGGTAGCCCACAATCCTCACCTCAACAAGTTCAATTTCAAACTTGGCATAATTCATTTACATTAGAAAATGCAGATAGTGTTGTTTTATTACAAGAAGGAATAAACCCATTTGCTAATAATGGACAAGGAGCATTACAACCATTTGAAGCTCCATTTTATGAAAAATATGTAGCTACACCATTTTGTGGGGATTCTTGTATTCCTATAGTTTATGGTTGTACTGATTCAACTTCATTAAATTACAACCCAGATGCAAATACATTAGATCCAAATGATCCTTGTATTCCATATATAGAAGGTTGTACAAATCCTTTAGCATTTAATTATGATTCAACAGCAACTGTTGATGATGGTTCTTGTATACCAGTTGTTACAGGTTGTATGGATTCGACAGCATTTAACTATGACCCAACTGCAAATACACCTGGTACTTGTATACCAGTAGTTTTAGGTTGTACTGACCCAACATCATTTAATTATGATCCAAATGCAAATACAGATGATAGTTCATGTGTTCCAATAATTTATGGTTGTACAGATATAACAGCATTTAACTATGATGCAAATGCAAATACAGATGATGGTAGTTGTATACCAGCTGTATATGGTTGTACAGACCCAGGTTCATTTAACTATGATCCAAATGCAAATATTAACCAAGTAAGTGCAAATGATACGTCAAATCCTTGTATACCAATTGTATATGGATGTACAGATGCAACAGCATTTAATTATGACCCTAATGCAAATACAGATAATGGATCATGTGAACCTATAATTTATGGTTGTACTGATTCAACATCGTTTAATTATGATCCTTTAGCTAATACAGATAATGGTTCTTGTGTTCCTTTTGTTTATGGTTGTATGGATCCAGGATCATTTAATTATAATCCTAATGCAAATGTAAATCAAGTATCAGCTACAGATTTCACTAATCCATGTATTCCAATAGTTTATGGGTGTACTGATTCAACAGCAGTTAATTATGACCCTAATGCTAATGTAGATAATGGTAGTTGTATAACAGCAATAGTAGGTTGTACAGATCCAAATGCATTCAATTATGATCCAAATGCAAATGTTTCAGATTCATCAGCTTGTTTATATGATGCAGGTTGTATTACAGGACCTGGCAACCCATATTGGTTAAATAATAATTGTTATGCTTGGGTAATTGATGTAGATAATTACTGTTGTGATAATGATTGGGATCCAGTTTGTCAAGAAATGTATAACTATTGTGAAAATGGTTGGCCTGATGGATTAGATATAAATAGTAGATTTTCTAGATTTAATGGTATAGTAGTTTACCCTAACCCAACAGAAAACATCTTAATAATCGAAACAGATTTAGATATAGAAGCTGAGTTATATGATGTTAATGGTAGAACATTAAAATCTAGAATAACAGAAAAACAAATTGATTTTACAGATTTACCATCTGGAGTATATTTCTTAAATATAAAACATGAAGGTAATACGTACTTTAAAAGAATTATAAAAGAATAATATGAAAAAGATAATTATATTAATATTACTTATCCCATCTATAGTTTTTGGTCAAGAGAAAGTAGATAAAGTCTCTGAATTTAAAAAAGAATTAAAAAAGACATTTAAATTTTCTACGTTTTATGCAGCTGTAAATGGTGGAACCTCACTATCAGATAGAAACACATTTACAGTAAATACTGGTCAATTAATTACTGACGTAGTAGAAACACCCTTTGATTATTCTATAGTAGCAGGTGTAAGAAAGATAGCTAGGTTTGATTATGAAAATAGAGAAAATGTATTTTATGATGGTACAGAAGGTCATTTAGGTGATAATGCAACAGTTGGTAAAATAAAAGGATTTGAGTTTTTATTTGAAGGTGATTATAGAAGAATACAAGGTATAAATTACTTTAACCAACACCATTTTTTAAGGTATGTTGCAAATGATTGGGTAGCAAAAGTAGAATATTTAAAAGATGGATTTGTTGATGTTGAGTATTTTGAATCATCCCAAAGATATAGATATAACGTAAATAAAAAGTTTTCATTAAATGTAGGAGCAGCACAAAGACTATCAGAACCTTATGGTTATGATCCTTTAGCTGAGTGGATGTTAAGTAATAATAATCTTCATTATACTTGGTTAGCTATTCAAGAAGGATATGTTGTTAATTTTAATGGACCTGGTGATGTAGTATATCTAAACCCATCAGGTGATGTAGTTGCTACAAGTACAGCTGTTTGGGAAGAAGTAATAATTCCTCAAATATTAGTAGATTATGTTGAAAAGAAAAGAGATGAAGCTCCCTTTAAATTAGAATATTCTTTTGTATTAGGTGCTGATTTTTACCACTATGAAAAAAACTTCTGGGCACATGCGTGGGGAAATATAATGCCTTACCACCTAAAGACAGCCGATGAATTTTCTTACCATACTTATAACGGAGGACAATGGATTGATTATTCTGGTGGATTAATATTTGGTTATAAACTAAGTAGATCTTTAGGGTTATTTGCAGAAGGTAAATACAATAAATATTGGAATAGAAGGTGGCATGAGTTTTCAATGGGTGTAAATTATATAATATTTTAAAAATGGCAAAAGAGTTAAATGAAAATACTGGTTTCACTGTAAGCATCAAAACATTAGTAGGTATTGGAGCAGTAATGACTACTATTATTTCTATGTGGTTTGTTTTACAAGCAGACATTGCTGAAGCAAAAGAACTACCAGTACCACCTCCACCAGATGTAACTAGGATGGAGTATGATATGAAAGATCAATTGATTCGTCAAACAATCATGACTACGCAGGATGATGTAAAGGAGCTTAAGGAAGACATGAAACGTATTGAAGAAAAAATTGATAGATTAAGATAATCTATTATGAAAAAATACATTTTATTACCAATATTTTGGTTATTATCAACGACTATTTATGGTCAAGTAACAGTAACACATTTTAACGCAGGGTGGAACTCAGCTAACGATGTTAAATGGGTCGAAAAATTATCAGATTGTGATGTAACTAAAGTTGATATTGCCTCTGACCCATCACTTCAACAAAAACATAAAGTTGTAGTAGTACCTACAATAATAATCTATCAAGATGGAGAAGAAGTAAAAAGGTACCAAGCAGATTTAAGTTTTAAAGTTGCAGCTACTAGAGAAGAACTTCAAGACTATATTGACGAACTTATAATGAGTGCCTTTTAGTGATATTTATAATAAATAAAACTAATAAGATATGATATTAAGAGTAGGATCTAAAGGAACTGAGGTAAAAGACCTCCAAGAATTTTTAGGAATAGATGCTGACGGGATATTCGGTCCTGGAACAGAAAAAGCAGTCAAAGAATACCAAATCAAAAATAATTTAATAGTTGATGGAATAGTAGGCCCTCAAACACTAGATATTATGGGCATTGCTAGTACAGATAATACTGAAAAATCATATGTAACCGAAAATGGTTTACTTATTAATAAACATTATTTACCATTAGGAGAATATAAAGAAGGAGCTTGGAATAAAGAATATTTATTTCTTCACCACACAGCAGGTTGGCATAATCCATTTAGAACTATAGATCACTGGGCTAGAGATAATAGAGGAGCTGTTGCTACTGAATTTGTTTTAGGGGGACAATCAATAAAAGGAAATGATAACCAATATGATGGTGAAGTAGTTCAGGCATTTCCAGAAGGTGGATATGGATGGCATTTAGGAAAAAATGGTTCACAACACATGCATATACATTCTGTAGGTATTGAGGTTAATAATTTTGGATATCTTAAAAATGGAAGAACATATGCGGGGCAGTTAGCTGATGATTCACAAGTTGTTACATTAAATGAATCTTTTAGAGGGTTTAATGCATGGCATAGATATTCAAATAAACAAATAGAAAATTTAAAAAAATTAATACTACATATAGCAGATAGAGATAATATTGATGTTAGACAAGGACTACCAGCTGTAATTAAAAAATATGGTGTTAGTAAAGGGTTTGATTTTAATGAAGATGCTTATTATGGTAGAATAAAAGGGTTATGGACTCACACTAATACTAGGAAAGATAAATTTGATATGTTCCCTCAACAAGAATTAGTTGATATGTTAGTAAATCTATAATATAGTTTGGATAACCCCCAATCTATTCATATTATATAGGATTAAATTTATATTATGCTTAGTAAAATTAAAAAATCACTATTTCCTTTATTAATTGCTTTCTCGGCACTATCTGTAAGTGCATCAGCAGCATTTTACTCAGTTAGTGGTTTAAGTAAATTATTTGCAGGAGCAGCTTTTGCTGTTATAGTAATGGCAGCTTCACTAGAAATAGCTAAGTTAGTAATAGCATCTCTTTTATATCAATACAGAAAAAACCTCCCTAAGCTTTTAAAATGGTATTTATCCATAGCTTGCTTTGTTTTAATTGTAATTACTTCAATGGGTATTTATGGATTTTTATCAGCAGCATATCAGGAAACTGCTGCAAAAGCAGGAACAATTGATGCCAAGATAGAATTAGTAGAAGTAAAAAGAGATAATGTTAAAGAACAACTTATTGTATATAATGAAGAAAAATCATCTATAAATGAGGCTGTGGTTAGTTTAAGAAATGGTTTATCTACGAATAGAATACAGTATAAAGACACATTAGGTAATATAATTACTACACAAAGTTCAACAACTCGTAGAATTTTGACTCAACAATTAGATCAAGCTATTGATAGACAAACAGAAATAAATTATAAAATAGATCAATTAAATGAAGCATTGTTTAAATTTGAAGAAGAAATAGTTGAAATAAGATTAAGCGATGCTGTATCTAGTGAATTAGGACCTCTTAAATACCTATCAGGGTTAACTGGTTGGCCTATGGATAGAATTATTAATTGGTTATTATTAACTATTATATTTGTATTTGATCCGTTAGCAATTGCTCTTGTAGTAGCTGCTAATTTTGCTTTTGAACAAATTAGACCAAAAACAAAAAAAAACCTTTATAGAGAAGAAGTTGTAGTAGAAGAAGATTTTAATAGTAATCTAGACAAAACCTTAGATAGTGTAGGTGAAGAAAAATGGGTTGAAGAGGGATATTATGCTGATAATATTAAAGATGAAGATGAAGAAAGAATGAACATTATAGGCCAGAATGGTAATGAAGGGTTACATTATGAAAATAATGACTGGTTTCATGATGAAAACGAAGAAGAACCACAACAAACAGAATCAATAGATAATTTAACTATTCAGGAATTAGAAGAATTAAAATCAAAAACTCCTAAAACTCATAAATATGGTCCTAAAGGTTGGAAAAATATACAAAAAAGGATTGACGAATTAAAAGCAGGAGATAATGATGATTTAATTATAAAATATAATTAATTTAGCTTGGTTGTATAAAAAAGGTTTTGTATATTATTAAAAATAAAAAGTTATAAATGAAAGTCGAAGTTAGTAACATCAAAATCAGTCATGAAACTCCAATGTGTTTACTAGAAGATAGTCAAAGATTTAATGACTATGATTATTGTCTTCCCCATTTACTAGATGAAGAACCTAAATATTTAGAATATTTTCAGAAAGCAAAAGAACAAGGACGTTATATTATAATGGATAACTCATTACATGAGCTAGGTGAAGCTTATACTCATGAACGTCTAATTCACTGGGTAAATGAATTAAAACCTAATGAATTTATAGTACCAGATGTTTGGGAAGACTCAGGACAATCTATACATAATGCCGCAATTTGGCAAATATATGATTTTCCAATAGGAGTTGAAAAAGTAGCAGTTGTACAAGCTACTACTCTTGAACAAGCAGCTACTTGTGCTAGAAGATATAAAGAATTAGGTTATGGAAAAATAGCATTTTCATATGGTGCTTCTTATTATAATGATATTTGTACCCATCCTAATAAAGATTTAGGTAAAGCATTAGGTAGATTATTTGTAATATCTACTTTACTTAAAACTGGGGAGTTAAAACAAGATGATAGAGTTCATTTACTAGGATGTGCTGTACCCCAAGAATTTGGATGGTATAAAAATATAAATTGTATTGAATCAATTGATACATCTAACCCAGTAATGGCTGCTTTAGAAGATATAGCATATACTAGTGCTGGTTTATTTAAGAAACCAACAGCAAATATGAATGATTACTTTTATATGTTAGATGATCAAGTTGATTATGATTTATTAGAATTTAATGTTAACAAATTTAGAAAAATTAATAATATATGAAAGCAACATATATAGAAGATTATTTTATAATTCCTATTAAAAAAGGAGATACAATACTAACTGGTAGATTTAGGAATAAACCAGTTAAAGTCAAAGAAATTGGAATTGATGAGATGGGTCAACCTACTGTTAATGGTAATCCAATATTAAAATTTAGGGTTCCTAAATATATGTAATGAAAAGAAAAAAATTCCATAATTATGTAATGACTGGTATAAAACTAGCATTTGGAATTAGCTTGGCTGTTACTTCCTTAATTGCTGTTATTGTATTATTTGTATTTTTTGTTGCATCTAAAGTATAAAATATGTTAAAAAAACAATCAATAAGATCAACTCATAAAGTTTACTTAAATAAAAGTAAAGAAGTAGCTAATAAAGATGAAATTATAGCTTTAAGTGAATTTTGGAATGAAAATGAAGAATTTTTATTTAGAAAGCTTCTTAAACAAGGAGGTAGTGCTAAAATACAAAATAATCACTTTAGGGTGGTTATTAGAGAAAAAATGCTTAAATTAAATGAAATGTAGCGTTTGCCTATACGCTTTATAATACCTGGCAAATTTTAATATAATAAAAATGACACAATTAGAAATTAATTTTAAAGACGCAGCACGTCCAAAACATGCAGTAGTATCACTTTCAGGTGGTATGGATTCAAGTACATTATTGCTTAGATGTCTTGATGAATTTGAAACAGTAACAGCTATGTCATTTGACTATGGTCAAAAACATAAAGTTGAACTTAAAAGAGCAAGAGCATTAGTAGATTATTTAAAAAGAAATGGTCATAATGTTAATTATCAAGTTATTAAATTAGATGGTTTAGTAGAATTATTAGACTCAGCTTTAGTAGAAGGTGGAGATGAAGTACCAGAAGGACATTATGCTGAAGATAATATGAAAGCTACAGTAGTACCTAATAGAAATAAAATATTTTCTTCACTAGTACAAGCTGTAGCATTATCAATAGCAAATAAAACAGAATCACCTGTTAGAATAGCAATGGGTATTCACGCTGGTGATCATGCAATTTATCCTGATTGTAGACAAGAATTTAGAGATGCTGATTATAAAGCGTTTGCTGAAGGTAATTGGGAAGCATCAAGAGTATCATATTATACACCTTATTTAAATGGTGATAAATTTGATATTTTAAAAGATGGAGAAGTTTTATGTAAAAAATTAAAGATTGATTTTGATGAAGTTTATGCTAGAACAAATACTTCATATAAACCAACCCCAGAAGGATGGTCTGATTATAAATCAGCATCGTCTGTAGAACGTATTGAAGCGTTTATTAAACTAGGAAGACCTGATCCAGTACAATATGCGGATGAAACAGGTGCAGTTGATTATGAAACAGCTAGGATTTATGTAGAGCAAGTTCTTGCTGAATATGAATTAGAACAAATTAAAAATTAAATTATGAATGATATTCAAGACAAACATTTAGATAAAGAGGTAGATAAATTAGTAAACCGCTTAGCCAAAAAAAATGGTACAATAGATCATCCTGATCCTAAATTACACCAAATAATTAGTTTTATTAAATCTGGTGTAAGGATTGTAGGTTATGTTTTTATTCCTTTTAGTTTGGTAACTGCAACTGTTTTACTTATATTGAGTGAAGCAATTGGTATAATAGAAGAATTAGTATAATTAAAAATTAAATAAAAATGGATAAAGGTATTTTATATTTTAGTGCTCCTTGGTGTGGACCTTGTAAAGCACTATCACCACAAATGGAAGAAATAGCCAAATCAGGTATCCCTGTTAGAAAGATAAACATTGATTATGATGCAGATCTTCCACAGAAATATAACGTAAAAAACATTCCTACTAGTATTGTAACAGATATGAATGGAAACGAAATTAAAAGACATGTAGGTGCTTTTGATGGGATAACAGCTATAAAAAATTGGTATAATGGGTAAGTTTCAATCAAGTAAAGTATTTGACGGATTTAGTACTGTATTTCGTCAATGGAAAGCAGAAACAACACATTGTAGATTTTTGCATGGTTATGGTATTTCATTTAAAGTATATTTTGAAGGTGAATTAGATCATAGAAATTGGGTTTGGGATTTTGGTGGTATGAAAAGAGCTAAAACTCAAATTGATGGTAAGTCACCTAAAGAATGGATGGATTATATGTTTGATCACACCGTAGTAGTAGCAGAAGATGATCCAGGTCTTAAAGGTTTTGAAACAATGGATAAATTAGGAGTAATTCAGTTAAGAAAAGTTGAAGCAACTGGTGCAGAAAAATTTGCTGAATATATTTATAATAAGCTACAAAAATTTGTAGATACTGAAACTGAAGGTAGAGTAAAAGTTACCAAAGTTAAATTTATGGAGCATGGTAAAAATGCTGCATGTTATATTGGAGAATAGGTTGTATATAGTGACTGTAAAACCACTTTAAAAAATTTGCATATGTTAAAAAGAATCGAAGATTATAGTAAAAATCTGCCTGTAGTAGAAGTATACACGGCAGTACAAAGTGAGGGTAGTCGTCAAGGTTACCCTACCATAGTAATTAGAACTACTGGGTGTACTCATAGATGTTATTTTGGAGAAGGAGGATGGTGTGATTCTTGGTATACAAGTATTCATCCTGAAAAAGGAATGTATTGTTTTCAAGATATTATAGATGCATATGATCAGCATCCTCATATCAAGGAAATGATGTTAACAGGAGGATCTCCTACGATGCATCCTAAATTAGTAAATGAATTAACCCACTTTGCTCATGAAAGAGATATTTTTATTACTATTGAAACTGAAGGTAGCCATTTTCTTCCTACTGATTACCCTATTAACTTGCTTTCTATTAGTCCCAAGTTTAGTAATAGCATCCCCGTACTTGGTGTTAAAACACCTCAGGGTACTGTGACAGATGAAAGGATGATTAAAAAGCATAATTCAAAAAGAATGAATATTGATGCAATTAAAAAATCAATAGCTTACCATTCAGATTATCATATTAAACCTGTATTAGATAAAAATTTATCTATGGTTGGAGAAGTTGAAGAAATGCTTAAAGAATGTAATATTCCAGACCATAAAGTTTGGGCTATGCCTGCTGGGGATGATAGAGAATCTTTAATGGAGTCATATCCTGAAGTAATGAATTTTGTAAGAGATAGAGGATGGAGATTTACAGGTAGATCTCATATTATGGCTTTTAATACTGAACGTTGTGTCTAAGTGGGATGAAATAGATGAAAAATTAGAATTTATTTATCTTAATACTGATCGTTGCTGTCAAGATTTATGTGAAGGACAGGAATGCAAGTTTAAGGTAGAGGAAATTATGGAATTATTAGTTGATATAAAAAATAGTTATGAAAATTAAATTAATTTATGGTTCAGATACAGGTAATACTGAAAATGTTATAGATAATAATCTATTAGGTATTTTTGAACCTTATTTTGATATTGAAACTATAGGTGTACATGCTGTTAGACCTGAAGATTGGAAATCACATGATTTTTATATTTTAAGTATACCAACTTGGTATGATGGTGAATTACAAAGTGATTGGGAAGATTATTTTGAAGAATTTAAAACTATAGATTTTACAGGTAAAACAGTAGCTATATTTGGTTTAGGTGACCAAATTGGGTATGACGAGTGGTTTTGTGATGGTGTAGGAATATTAGCTAAAGTAGTTGAGGAAAATGGAGGTAAAGTAATAGGCCTCACTAAAAAAGACGATTCATTTGAGTTTGAATCTTCTAAAGCTCTTAAAGATGAAAATACATTTTGGGGGTTATGTTTAGATGAAGATAATCAAGATGAATTAACTGTAGAAAGATTAGAAAATTGGTATAAACAATTAAAAACAGAAATAAATGTATGAATATAACGCAAAATTAGATAGAGTTGTTGATGGAGATACTGTTGATGCTCTTGTAGATTTAGGATTTGATACTTGGAAAAGAGTAAGAATTAGGATGCATGGTATGAATGCCCCTGAATCAAGAACTAGAGATTTAGATGAAAAAGCTAAAGGTATAGCTTCAAAAATTAGATTAGAAGAACTTTTAGAAAGTGGTAGATTTACTTTACAATCAATGGGAGTAGGTAAATTTGGAAGATGTTTAGGTATCATATATGTTGATGGAAGAAATGTTAATCAAACTTTAATAACTGAAGGCCATGCAGTTGAATATCATGGGGGTAAAAGATAAAAATTAATGATAAAAATAGATAATAAAATATATTTAAATTGGAGCGATGTTGAAGATTTAGTAGAAGTTTTATGTGAAAAAATAGCAACAAAAATACCAAATGTAACTCATATATCAGGTTTAGCTAGAGGTGGATTAATACCAGCAGTATTAGTTTCACATAAGTTAAACCTTCCATATACTGATAAAATATTATGGTCAGATGATAAAACAATAAGAAATACTTTACTTATTGATGATATTTGTGATAGTGGAGAAACATTATATAATAGTGAAGCAGCTATAACAGCTGTTTTACATCACAAACCACACACTTCAAAATTTACACCTACAGCTTATGCCCAAAGATTTGAAGGTAATGAATGGATTATATATCCCTGGGAGAGAAAAGATTCTAAAGCGATTCAAGATTATAAATTACCATAATATTTATAATTAAAACATTATGGTATATTTTTGCAATATGGATTATGACTCTGATTCTGGTAAATGGTGGATTGATGCTTTTTACAATTGGCCTTCTTATGAAACTACTAGAACATTTTATGATACAAAAGAAGATGCATATGTTTTTTATAATTCTATAATAAATAATACTCCGTAATATGTCAATGGATCGTCCCCCTGTAAAAGTTTCTGAAGAAGTAGATTCAAATTCAATTGTAAAAAGTGATATTAATAAGGCAGTTGTTGATGGTAATTACGGACCTTCAGCTGAAACAGATTATTATGCTCAAACAGTATCAACTGGTTATGTAGTAACAAAAGCACCATCTTCAGGCATAGTACCAATTTCTTATACTCCTACAAGTGATGCAGAATTAATTCAATTAGTTCAACAAGATTTTAACCAACCATCTATTACAACATTAGCAGAGGCTTTAGAATATTTAACTAATGCTGATGCAATGGTTAGTCATAATAATAAAAATACACCAATAGATAATTTCCCACCTGAGTTACCTATGGATGGGTTATCTATGTATTTAGATTCTCAAATAAGTGCAAGTGCTTATGTTGGTGACAGTACTTCTTGGTTTGATGTAAGTGGAAATGGAATTGAATTTGAACCTAAAAGTGGTGGTTTAAGTAAAGAGTTTTTAGGAGGTTATTGTGCTTATCAGTTTGATGGAAGTGGATATTATGAAGCTGTATTATCTCATTCTCCTATTGTTAATATGGGAGGTGATTGCACACTCGTAATGGCAGTTTGGTGTACTCAAATTACAGAAAGAGATACTATATTTGAAAAAAAAGGAGATAGTGGACCACAATCTTACAAACAAGAAATAGCTGTTACATGGGAAACGAGTGAAGCATTTTCTTATTATTCAAGAAAAACACCTAATTATGATCATGCAAACACAGCAGCTTGTGATACTAATAGTGGTGAGGGTGCTTGGACTATAATGGCTATAAAAATGACCACAGGATTAACATCAACTGCTAGAACTGGATTTTATTCTAAAAATGGAGCAAATTGGGTTGCAAGTTATAATTCAAGAAGTAATACAGCTTTAGACCCAGCATTAAATGTTAGAGTAGGATATGGTTATGCTGGTGCTGTAGAAGGACCTAATGGTATTGGAGCTGTATTATGTTACAATAAAGCATTATCAAATAGTGAAATAAGTGATGTGTATGATGCCCTAAAAGGTAGATATGGACTTAGTTAACTTAATTTGGAATTGTCCAAATTAATTTGTATATTAATAATAATAAAAAGTTATAAACAATGGCAGAAAAAAAGATTAAAAACCTCAATGAAAAATTAGAGGTTGTACAAAAAGGTTTTGCAAATGGGGTTGCAACTAATTTTCCTTTAAATGAAAAACAAAAGGAAAAAATGATTGAGAAAGCTACTGCTGCTTATGCTCGATTTTTAGAAGCATTAGATTGTGACTGGCAAAATGACCCAAACTCAGCTGACACACCTAGAAGGGTAGCTAAAGCATATGTGAATGATTTATGGGCAGGTAGATATAGCCCAATGTCTCCAATTACTTCTTTTCCATCAGATGGTTATGATGGTATTGTAATTGAAAGAAACATTCCATTAACATCAATGTGTTCACACCATCATCAAACTATTAAAGGTGTTGTTCATATTGGTTACATAGCTGGAGAAGGTGGTCAAGTAATTGGATTATCTAAATTAAATAGAATAGTTGAATTATTTGGTAGAAGAGGTGCTATACAAGAACAATTAACATCAGCAATTCATAATGCTGTAGATAAAGTTACTGAGGGTAATAGAGGAGTAATTGTAACAGTTGTGGCAACCCATAATTGTGTAAGTTGTAGAGGAGTTAAGCATGATGGTGCTTCAATGGTAACAACTAAAGCATCAGGTGTATTTAGACAAAATACTAACTTAGCAAGAAAAGAGTTTTTTGACTCAATTAAAATAAATAATGGTGGACATCAAATTTAAAAGTTATGAATGATGAAATTAAATTAATGAAAGTTGATACTGATAAGTATAAAATGCAAACATCAGAGGCATATGTACCTTTTGTATCAGAAGTAGAGGAATTTAACTCTACAATGGGTAAACCAAATAATTATGAACCAACAATTCCTGAAAAAAAAGAATGGCAGTTTGTTTATGACTTTATTCTTGAAGAACTTGAAGAATACAAGGTTGCATGCGAAACAGGTAATGTTGTTGAGGTTCTTGATGCTTTATGTGACATTGCCTACGTTTCATTGGGTAACGGAACTATGCTACATGGTCTTAAAGATAAAATATGGCCAGCGTATCTTGAAGTACAAGGGTCGAATATGTCTAAAGCTTGCTCAAGCGAAGAGGAAGCACAAGCTACAGTGGAACTCCGTTCCAAAGAGCAAAATGAACCATGTCACTATGAGAAGGTTGGAAAATATTATATTGTCTATAGAACACGTGATAGAAAAGTCATGAAAAATGTCAATTATTATAGACCAGATTTACAACAATTTTTTAAAAAAGAAGAGTTAGAAAACGTAGATGTATAAAAAGTGTTTTGCTCAAAGAATAAAAGGTAATGAATTTTTAGTTCATCTTTGGGAAGATAAAGGTTATAGTAAAATTGAGTGGACTAATCAAGCTTACATAGAATGTGATGATTCTCAATCTACACATACAGGTCTAAATGGAGAGTCATTAAAAAAGATTTCTAATTGGAAATCAGATAATATAAAACTCCACTTTCATGATATGACTCCATATCAAAAATTTCTAGTTGAAAAGTATGGCACAAATGATGAACCCTCAACTACACAAAAAGAATTATTTTTTGATATTGAAACAGAAATGGGTGATGCACTTACTGAAGATTATATTAAATCAGCACCTAAAAAAGTAACTTCAATAGCATGGTATGATAAACAAGTAGATCAATGGGCTATTTTAATTTTAGATCCAAAATCTAAAATGGATAGAACAAAAGCTAAAACTAAAGAAATTATACCTTGTAAAACAGAAGAAGAATTATTAGCAAAATTTTTAGAAAAGTTTAGAGAAATTGATCCTGATATTTTAGTAGGATGGAATAGTGATTATTTTGATATACCTTATTTATACTATAGAATGTGTAATGTATTAGGTGAAGATTGGGCTAGACATTTATCCCCAATTGGTTATGTAAGAGAAACACCTTGGTTTAAAGATCAATATATTCAAATAGCAGGTGTTGAGTCTTTAGATTATATGAGACTACATAAGAAATTTAGTTGGGCAGATGAACCATCATTTAAATTAGATGCTATTGGAGAAAAATATGCTAATATAAAGAAAATAGAATATGATGGTAATTTAGATAAATTATTTGAAGAGGATCCCCTTAAATTTATTCAATATAACTTTCGAGATGTTGAAATTTTAAAAGTACTAGATGAAAAATTAGAGTATTTGTCATTAGTAAAAAATCTGGCTCATAAAGGTAAACATAATTATAGTGAAGTTTATGCTAATACTAAAACACAAGATGGAGCTATATCAGCTTATTTATTAAGTAAAAATATAATACCACCTGCTAAAGATCGTAATCCATTATCTAAAAAGAACTATGCTGGTGGTTATTTATTTTGCCCTAAAGCAGGAATTTATAACTATGTTTTTGACTTAGATTTAACATCACTATATCCTTCAATTATAATGACTGTTAATATTGGTAAAGAAACTATGGTTGGTAGAATTATGGATGCTGATGATAGAAACAATCGTTTAGGGTTAAATGATTTAAAAACTAGAGATTATGCTGAAGAATTAATTGTTGAAAATAATAAAAGAAAACAAACTAAAGTTAATGTAGGTAGGTTAGTTAAGATGATTGAAGAAAATGAATTATCTATCTCAGCAAATGGAGTAATGTTTGCTACTAATCGGGAATCAGTATTATCAACTATATTAAAAAAATGGTTTGATGAAAGAGTTAAGTATAAAAATGCAATGAAAAAAGCATATAAATCTGGAGATAAAGAATTAGGTGCTGCTTATCATATGAAACAATATACAATGAAAATTTTGCTTAATTCGTTATATGGTGCGACTGCTCTTGGTTCATTCCGTTATGGTAATGTAATTTTATCTGAAGCTATAACACTTAGTGGACAGCGTATTATACAAGAATCTGCATTAGAAGCTAATAGAGCAATGAATAAAGAAATAAAAGCATGAAACATTTAGAAGATACTCCTTGGTGGATTTGTGATCCTGAAGATACTAATTACTGTACTTATAGTGATACAGATTCAATTTATATGCATGCTGAACCTTTATTAAGATTTAGACATGATGATTTTGATGAAATGAATGCTGAAGAAAAAGATGATGCTTTAGAAGGTATAGCAATGGATTATGAAGGAATTGTTACTAAATCATATGATAAATTAGCTAAAGATTGTTTTAATGCTAAAGGTAAACATAGACTAGAAATGAAAACTGAATGTGTTATACGTTCAGCTTATTTTAGAGCAACAAGACGTTATGCACAATGGATTACTAAACAAGAAGGTATAGTAAAAGAATCATTAGATGTTAAAGGATTAGAATTTAAAAAAGCTAATTTCCCACCTGTATTAGGTAAATTTTTTCATAAAACATTAGTAGATGTTTTAAAGGGGGCCGCACAAAATGAAATAGATAATAGAGTAAAAGATTTTAAAAAACAAATTCTTGATGGCTCTATTCAATTAACGGAGTTAGGTAACCCAACATCTGTAAAAACATTAAATAAGTATACTGAACGTAAAGCTAGAGCAGGTGAAATGTTTACTGTTGTAGCTAAAGGAGCCCCAGCAGCTGTAAGAGCTGTTATTAGATATAATGATTTACTTAGATTCTGGGGGTTAAGTAGTAAACATAGTCAAATTACACAGGGTGATAAAGTTAAATGGATTTATTTAAAACCTAACCCATATCAAATTGATGCAATAGCATTTTTAGATTGGGATTTACCTGAAAAAATACGTACATTTATAGAACAAAATGCTGATAGGAAAAAAATATTTGAAAGTATTTTGTTAAATAAATTAGAAGGATTTTATAATGATTTAGGTTGGACATTAAATTTAAATCCATATAAAGAAATGTTTTTTAAATTTTAATATGGCTAAAGATAAACCAGATATGTTTGCAGAGAATAAGGCAATTATGCCTTATGGTGATAATGTAGGGGCACCTGCTATCAGACCTACTAATATTGAAGCTTATAAACAAGAAAAAATTTTAAAAACTAATCATTACTTTGAAGCTCGCTTTAATGAAATAAAAGATGAATATAAAAAATTATTAGAAGAGTTTAAGTGGAATGATTTAGTTTATAGTAGTGATTTTAGATTTGAACCTATAAAAGGTCATACTTACCATTTATATCAAAGAGAAGACGAAACATTATTTTTATCATTAATAGGTCCAGATGAATGGAATATGATTTTTATAGGATCTTTTGAAATGGGCTCTGATGATAAATGGAATAAAATAAATTAAATATGAGAATATTAGCTTTAAGTGGGGGAGAACATAGTTGCGGTATAGCATATTTAGAAGATGGTAAACCTATTTTTGCTTTTGAAGAAGAAAGGTTTAATAGGATTAGAACTTATAAAGATTATTTTAATAACATATTTAGATATCCTTACCAATCAGGACAAAATGTTTGGTATAATAAAAATTTTGATTGGAATAAAATAGATTACTTAACAACTAATTTTCCTTTAAAAATAAGTAAAAATATATGGGAAGGAATTGGTTTAGGTCCTTTTCCCAAAGAAAAATGGATTCATATTAACCATCATGAAGCTCACTGTAATTTAGCTTATTATTGTAGTGGGTTTAAAAAAGATACACTTGTAATTTCTATTGATGGAGCTGGAGAGTATGATTGGGCGAGGTGTTATGTAGGAAAAAAAGGTAATTTAGAACTTATTCAACAACATTCTTTAAATACTAAATCTTTAGGTCATTATTATTGTATGCTTACTGAACTTTTAGGGTTTAAAAGGTTAAAAGATGAAGGTAAAATTGTAGGATTATCATCTCATGGAGAATATGTTGATTGGATATATGAATCTTTTAACGAGTGTGTTACTATATCTAAAACAGGTCAAACTGATTTAGACCACCCTATGGGGGATGTAGGAAATACACGAAAAATATATGAAGATTTTTATAAATTATTTGTTAATAATAATCCATTATTATGTGATGGTCCTCATTCATTCAAACCAGAAGATTTAGCTTATAATGGCCAATTAGTTTTTGAAAAAAAAGTACTACAATTAATAGATTATTACCATAATAAATACCCTAAAGCTAAAAATATTGCTTTAGCAGGAGGTGTTTTTGCTAATGTAAAACTAAATAAAAAAATTAACGAATTAAAGTGGGTAAATGAGGTATTTGTTGCTCCACCTATGGGAGATGAAGGTTTACCTTTGGGATCAGCTTTAGCTGTTTATAAAAAACACAACTCAGATTTTAAACCATTTAGATTAAAAGATGTTTATTTAGGAACATCTTATGATAATAAATTCCCAATAAACCCCAACACCCCAGTCTCTCAAAAATCAATTGCATTTGGGGAAGTAAAAGATGATCATGAAAAATATCATATTAGACCATATGATAAATCTTCATTAGCTTATGACTTAAAGGAAGGTAAAGTAATAGGATGGTTTCAGGGAAGATCTGAACATGGTCCTAGAGCATTATGTAATAGAAGTATAATTGCTGACCCAAGTGTTCCAGGTACATATAAAAAAGTTAACGATAGATTACAAAGAAATGATAATATGCCTTTTGCTCCTGTAGTATTAGATAATTATGCTGATACTGTATTTCATGTTAATAAATCTAGATACACAGCTGAATTCATGACTATGTTATATGATACAAGAAAAGAGTGGTATGATAAAATCCCAGCTGTAGTTCATCCTGTAGATAAAACAGCAAGAATACAAATAGTAACTAAAGACTCAAATATTAAATTTTATAATTTGTTAGATTGTTTTAGAGAAATAACAGATATTCCTGTTTTGCTAAATACTAGCTTTAACGTACATGGTGAACCTATAGTTTGTCGTCCCAAAGAAGCTTTCGTACATTTGGACAACGGAATAGTAGATAAACTAGTAATAAATGATAAAATGTATACTAAAAAATGATAAATAAATTAACAATACAATCAATTATTAACAAATATTACCTTGGAGTAAATGAAGCTGTAAAATGGGTAATTGAGGATAATAAATTAGGAATTAATTTTATGACACCTACAAAAGATGTTATAGGTTCTGTTGCGTGTGATAATTTTCAATTAGAAAATAGTAAACTAGCCATTTATGATACTAAAAAATTATTAAGTTTAATTAATATTTGTAATGGTGATTTATTACTAGAGCTAGAAAAAAATAATGCAATTTATACTAAATTAAAAATATCTGATTTAAATTTTAACTTAAATTATGCTTTATCAGATCCTTTATTAATAAATAAGGTAGGTGAAGTAACAGTCCCAGAATGGGTTGTTGAATTAGATTTAACATCTGAAGATGTTGAAAATATTATTAGAGCAAAAAGTGCATTATCCCAAGTTGATAACATGTTAGTAACTACAACTACAAATTTAGATGGTGAGGATGTAGTTGAATTTGTGTTTGGAGATGAATCTGGACATAATAATAAGATAACATATCAAGTTAAAGGAGATATTAAAGAAAAAGATATTAAATTACCATTCAACTCAGATACATTTAAAACCATCCTTCAAGCAAATAAAGATATGGAAGGTGGTAAAATGTATTTAAGTAGTATGGGACTAATCCAATTGGATTTTAAACTAGATGATATTTCTTCTAGATATTTTATAGTAAGGAAAGCAGAAACAGAATTTTAACATACGTATAAACGAATATTAAATTGACCTTAGGGCGCACGTTTTATATTTTTATTAACCAGATGATCGAAAGACATCACAAAACTAAATGATATGAGTACATTATTTTATGAACACACCCCATTCGATATTTTATATCGAAATTTTTTCAAAGCAGACGAAACATTCGCTCCTGCACTTAATTCAAAACAACCACATCCACTAGACATTTACTACGATCAAGAAGGTCTTTACTTCGAGATTGCATGTACTGGTCTTACAAAAGAAGATATTTCAATTGAAATTGAATCTGATGTATTAAGGATATCCTATACTAAACCTAAAGAAGAAGAAAAACTTGATCTATCAGGTTATATTTACCATGGTTTAAGTAGGAAATCATTCAATTTAGGATATAAAATTGCTCCTAAATTTGATTTGACAAAAATAGATGCTGAAATGGAAAATGGCTTATTGAAAATTTCAATACCATTAACTAAAGAAGCTAAACCGAAAGCAATTAAAATTAAGTAACCTAAAAGCGCCCTTAGGTTGGTTTATATTTAATTTTTTCGTATATTAACGTTATAAATAAAAAAAAGTTATATGGCAAAAATCACTGACCCCAAAATGCATCCCTATTTTATAGGAAAAGATACACACTGTTACACGGTGTATGAAATAGTTACACCTCAACAAAAATACCTTGCAAAAGGTAGTGAAGGTAAAGATTATGAGAAACCATTAGGACATTATTCAAATTTTGGATCTGCTTTACAAAAAGTAGCTATGGAAAAACTAAATAATGAAAAAGATCATTATCATAGTATTAAAGAATATTGTGAAAGATGGGATAAATTGTTGACGGAATTAAAAGAATTACAAAACTATAGAGGATTAAAAGGAAATTATTAATATGAAAAATTTAGAAGCACTATTTAATGCCGTAATTGTAAAACCAATTGAGGCAGAAGAAACACAACATGGAAACATTATAGTACCAGATATGGGTAATGAAAAAAATCAAATAGGAGAGGTAGTTGCTGTTGGACCTGGAAAACCTACAATTACAGGAGAGTTTATTAAAACTATTAGTAGTGTAGGAGATATAGTAGTACTACCAACTCAGGGTTTTACAAAATTACCTTATGAAGGTGAAGAATATTGGGTAGGACCCGAAAATCAAATATTAGCTAAAATTAACAAATAAAAATAAAGAAAATGCCGATACCAAAAAATAAATTAGTAAAATTTGGACCTAAAGCAAGAGCAGAAGTTATGGAGGGAATTAATATTCTAGCTGATGCTGTTGTATGTACATTAGGCCCTAATGGGAGAAATGTATTAATAGATCATAATGGTTATGATGATAATTATAGACCAACAAACACTAAAGATGGTGTAACTGTAGCCAAAAATATTGTAGTTCATGGTTTAGTTAAAAATTTAGGAGCTCAATTAGTAAAACAAGCTGCTAAACAAACAAATGAAAAAGCAGGTGATGGAACAACAACATCAACTCTTTTAGCACGTGAATTAATTAGAGAAGGATTAAAACATCTTAATAATGGTGAAAATGCTAATGGGATAAAACGTAGTATTGATAAAGCTGTAAAAGAAGTAATCAATGTTGTTAGAGAAAATATTTCTAAAGAAATATCATCCGAAGAACAACTCAAACAAATAGCAACTATATCAGCAAACAATGATATTGAAATTGGAAACCTAATTTCTACTGCTATTGAAAAAGTAGGTAGAGATGGGGTTGTACACATTGAAGAATCAAAATCAGGAGATACTTATCTTGAAACTGTAGAAGGTATGCAATTTGACAGAGGATATAAATCACATTTCTTTGTAACAAATAATGCAGATATGAGTTGTACATTAGAAGATACTTATATTTTAATTGCAGATCATAAATTTACACAAGTAAAAGATTTACTTCCAATTTTAGAAAGTGTTTCTAATGCTAATAAATCATTACTTATAATTGCTGATGATATTGAAGGAGAAGCGTTAGCTACTCTTATTGTTAATAAAGCAAGAGGGATCCTTAAAGTAGCAGCAGTTAAAGCCCCAGACTTTGGAGAAAGAAAAAAATTAATTCTTGAAGATATTGCTACATTAACAGGTGGTACTGTGTTTGATAAAGACAAAGGAATGAAACTTGATAAATTTAGTTGGGAATGGTTTGGACAAGCACGTGCTGTAACTATTACTAAAGAACAAACAACAATTGTTGATGGTAAAGGTGATGAAGAAGCTATAAATAATAGAGTAAAGGATCTTCAAGTTCAAATTGATAAAGAAGATACTCCTTATATTATAGAACATTTACAAAACCGTTTAGCTAAAATGATTGGTGGGGTTTCAATAGTTCATGTAGGTGGACATACTGAAATAGAAATGAGAGAAAAGAAAGATAGAGTCGATGATGCATTACATGCTACTAAAGCTGCTTTAGATAAAGGAATTCTTCCTGGTGGTGGAGCTGCATTATTATATGCTTCTAATGGGTTATCAAATGATGATTTAGGTTCTGTTCTTGTAAAGAAAGCATGTAGAAAACCATTCATTCAGATTCTTGTTAACGCAGGATATGATAATACTCAAGCTGAAATGATAGCTAATGATCTTTGTAATTCTGGAGATGATTATTGGGCAGGTTATAATTTAGAAATAGGAGAAGTTGTAAATATGGAAGAAGCAGGGATTTTAGATCCAACAAAAGTAACTATAACAGCACTTGAAAATGCTGCTTCTGTAGCTGGAACAATTCTTTTAACAGAATGTGTTGTAGTTGATCACCCAACTCAAAAAGAACCAACTCCTGAAACCGAAGTTCCATTAGATAATCTTGATTTTTAATTATGGAGAAAAAAGTAGTTGAACATAATGAGTTAATTGCCACAAGAGTACCACCTGGAGACAGGTGGACTTTAGTTGGTGATCCTAAAAAAGAAGTTTTCCCAAATCTAACAGATGCTTTAGAAGCATTTTTTCACCAAACAGGTTTTAATGGGGCTTATAGATTAGATCCTATTGATAGTAAGTTATATGCTATTCAAACATCTAGTGTAGAAGTTAAGAAAGAAAAACCAAAAGTATATGGTATGTATGGTGAATTTAGACAAGGAATTTAATTTGGATTTTTAAATAAAAGTTATTATATTAAGGTTATGGAACATTCGTTATTAGTAGAAAAATATCGCCCTACAGTGTTAGATGAGTATGTAGGAAATGAACACATTAAAAAAACAGTATCACAATATTTAGAACAGAATGATATTCAAAATTTAATATTTTACGGACCTGCTGGTACTGGTAAAACAACACTAGCAAAGTTAATAATTAAAAATCTAAATTGTGATCACTTATATATTAATGCTTCTGACGAACGTGGTATTGAAACTATTAGGGATAAAGTCTCTGGTTTTGCATCGGTTGCGTCGTTTAAACCCCTTAAAGTTATTATCTTGGATGAAGCGGATTTTCTCACGATCCAAGCACAAGCATCACTCAGAAACATAATAGAAACATTTTCACGTACTACTAGATTCATTTTAACTTGTAATTATGTAGAACGTATTATTGATCCATTACAATCAAGATGTCAAACACTTAAAGTAATACCTCCTAGTAAAAAAGAAGTAGCATTTCATCTTGCTAATGTTATGGCAATTGAAGGCACAATATATGATTTAGAAGATATTAAGATAATTGTAAACCAATATTATCCGGATTTACGTAAATGTCTTAATACAATTCAACTATCAACTCAAGATCAAAAATTAGTAATTGATAAATCAGTACTTGTATCATCTAATTATATGAGAAAAGTATTAAAAGAATTATCTAGTGATAAACCAAGGTTTAATACTATTAGACAAATAATTGCAGATGCTAATGTCCAAGATTTTGAAGAATTATATAGGTACTTGTATGATCACGCTCATATATTTGCTTTAGGTAAAGAAGGAATGGTAGCATATTATATTAATGAATATTCATATCAATCCAACTTTAGAATAGATAAGGAAATTAACTGTATGGCATTAATAAATCAGTTAATAGATGTATAATGAAAAAATTTATAGAATTTGCATTAATATGGTATAGTCAACAAATGGCAATCCCATTTTGGATAATAGGTCATGTCCATTTATCCTTAAATGTATATCAAGACTTACATGAAATAATCGCTAGTGTAGGTTTAAATATTTTAGTAGCGATTGGATTTATAATAGATTTTAAAAACCAAAATAAAAACAAAAATGGCTAAACAACCACAACAACAAATGAATGTAAATGTAGATGTTAAAAACACTACAATAATTGAAACACCAGATGGTGGAGTAATTTTTCAACAAGGAGTATTGTTACGTAAAGTATCTAAATTTGTAGTAGGTGCTGATGAAGATGCAATCATGCCTATTCCTGTATTCTTTGATCCTACAACTGGTAAGATTTTAGAGTCAACAATTCCAGTTGAATTAAGAGAACAATATAAAGATCATACTATAGCATAATGCACCACGAACCAATGCATTTCATTTATGAGACTAAATGTCTATACCCTGAATTTTTTTATAAAAAAAGATGGTTAGATATAGGATCTGCTAATGGAAATCCTCACCCTAAAAATCACTTAAAAAATTGTGAATATATAGGTGTTGATTTAGAAGATGGATTGCATGTTGATTGGGTAGGTAGAGGACACGATTATAGAAGTGAAGAAAAATTTGACGTAGTATCAGCTTTTGAAGTATTTGAACATGATCCATTTTATGATTTAACAATTGCAAATATGATTAATCATTTAAAACCTAATGGTATGTTTATAATGACTTGTGCTGGTTTAGGAAGAGCAGAACATGGCACTTTAAATTCTAGTCCTCATGCTTCACCCTTTACAACTAAACTAGGTGAATGGGGGAATTTTTACCAAAATAGAGCACCTATTGACTTTAAATCAATTCCATATTGGGATAGATTAAAAGGTGGTTATTGGGGTATAAATGAAGCTACTCAAGATTTATATTATAGAGGATGGAAATCAAATCACCCACAATACAACAAATGAAACTCTGGGATTGGTTAGACGAAATAACGGTTAAAAAATCACCACCATCTCAATTTTCAGATGAAGATTGGGAAAGTTGGAATTCTTATATGGTTCATAGATTTATATCTATGGGTAAAAATAATATTGAAATAGCTAATATGGCTCAAAGAATGCATCCTACAGATAAAATAGGAATTTATAATTTTTATTGTAGTATGATTCCTAAAAAAAAGGTTTGGAACAAATATATTAAATCAAAAACATCTCTGAAAAATAAAGAATTATTAAAATTAATTGCTAGTTATTTTGAGTGTGGATTTAGTGAAGCAAGTGAGTATATTGATACCTTAGGTATGGATGAAGTAAAAAATATCTTAAAATCAATGGGACAAGAAAAAAAAGAAATAACCAAATTAATTAAATTATGAACATTCAAGTATACAAATTTTTAAAATCAGAAGCTGAAGCAGACAAAAATAAAGCATTGGCAAGTATTGAATTACTAACTAACCACCCAGCTGGAATTGGTGATCATTCAACTAAAGACTACTGGGATAATTGTAGTGAAGCTCTTAAATTACTTGCATCGGCTGATGAAAGATTAGAGATTTTAGAAAAATATTTTAACAATAAAGAAGTAATATAAGATGAGTAGCACAGTTGAAAAATTTTACGAAATGCAAGAAGATAAAAAATTCCATTCTAATAGGAAAAAATCTATAATTAAAGAAGTACAACATAATAATGATGTAGTATCTCATTTTGAAAGTGAATACCCTGAATTATCTAAAGAATTTAAAAATATTCAATTCGAAATGTATGAAATGTTTGCAGCTAAGCATATGGATTATGGATTGAATAATATTTCATTAGGTGGTGATCTAAAGAACGAAGCAGATAAAAAATTTTCACTTACTGGTTTAGCAATTAGACTTACAGATAAAATTTCAAGATTAAAAAATCTTCTTGTAAATGGTAAAAATTTTGTTAAGGGAGAAGGAATGGAAGATACGTTTATTGATATAGCTAATTATGGAATAATTGGTTTATTAGTTGGGCGTGATAAATGGAAAAAGTAAGTTTTGGCAAGAAAAGTCCCTGCTATAGTAAAGCTAATAAGAAACTATGACCCTGAACCCATTAATCATGCGTATCAGAAAAATGTTTCTTACTCACAACTTTCTATGTTTAGACAGTGTCCTAAAAAATGGTCACTTCAATATAAAGAAGGTCATAAGCAATATACTCCAACAATTCATACTGTATTTGGATCAGCTTTACATGAGGCGCTTCAATATTATTTAACAGTAATGTATGATAAAAGTGGAGCAGCTGCAGATAGAGAAGATATTGTAGGAATATTTGAAGAAAAACTATCAGAAGAATATAGAGTGCAGTATAAAAAGAATGGGGATAGCCATTTTAGTAGTGCTGTTGAGTTAAGGGAATTTTTTGAAGATGGTGTTAATATTATTAATTATTTAAAAAAGAATAGGGGTAAGTATTTTTCTAGAAAAAGTACTCATTTAGCAGGTTGTGAGGTACCTATTATTATAACACCTAATAAACGTTATACAAACGTAGTATATCAAGGTTACTTAGACGTTGTGTTATACCATGAATATAGTGATACTTTCACTATAATTGATATTAAAACATCAACAAAAGGTTGGAGTAAATGGGCAAAAAAAGATGAGGATAAACAATTTCAATTAATTTTATATAAGAAATTTTTTAGTGAAACATTTAATATTCCATTAGAAAAAATAAATATAGAATTTTTTATAGTTAAAAGAAAGTTGTGGGAAAGTGAAGATTATGTTATACCAAGAATTCAACGATTTGTGCCTGCATCTGGAAAAGTAAAATTAAATAAGGCAACAAAAGCTTTAGATGAATTTATTACAAAGGTATTTGATAGGAATGGTTATGCTGATGTGGATCATCAACCAACTCCTGATAATCCAAATAATAATTGTAATTGGTGTGCATTTTATAAAACACATTTATGTTCTGCAACATTTTAGAATCCACATATATGTATATTCAAATATTAAAATATAAAAATTATGACAAATAATAAAGAAATGACACTAACCAGTGTTAAAGTAAAAAGTAATTTATTTGAAAATTTTAAAATTGAGTGTGTAAAACGAAAATTTAGTTTCCAAAAGCTTGCCGATCGAGCTATCTTTTTGTATCTTACAGATGAAGATTTTAGAAAACAAATAAATAATCAAACTAATTTAGAAATTAAAGAATAAAATAAATGAAAGAAGGTTACGTTAAACCAAGTGATAGAAAGAAAATTTTATTACTAACAGATGATATTAGAGTTCATTCTGGAGTTGCTCAAATAGGTAGAGAAATAGTAGTTAATACTTGCCATAAATATAAATGGGTACAATTAGCTGGGTCTGTAAAACACCCAGAAGTAGGAAAAGTAGTTGATATTTCAAATGATAGTGGAAAAGAAATTGGAGTTGATGATGCTGAAGTAAAATTATATCCTTGTAATGGTTATGGGGATCCTGATCTTTTAGCACGTGTAATAGAGGCAGAAAAACCAGATGCTTTATTTTTAATTACTGATCCAAGATATTTTCAATGGGTGTTTGCAATGGAAGAAGAAATCAGGGCACAAATACCAATTATTTATTTAAATATTTGGGATGATATGCCTGCACCTCAATATAATGAAGAATTCTATGATTCATGTGATGCTTTATTTGGTATATCAAAACAAACAGTAATTATTAATAAAATTGTTTTAGGTGAAGAAAAATGTAAAAATAAAGTTATTAAATATGTTCCTCATGGTTTAGATGAGAAAAAATATTTCCCCCTAAAAGAAGAAACTAAAGAATTTAAAGCATTTAAAAATAGATTTACTAAAGGTGAAGAAAAAGATTTTATTTTATTTTTTAATTCTAGAAATATTAGACGTAAATCTATTCCTGATGCATTAGCAGCATGGAAACTATTTTTAGATGATCTTTCTGATGATGAAAGAAAAAAATGTTTATTTATCCTTCATACAGAAGCTGTAAGTGATCATGGTACAGATCTACCCGCAGTAATAGAGTATTTATTTGGAGTTGAAGATGCATCTGTTATAATATCTCAAGCAAAAATTCCACATCAAGAAATGAATTATTTGTATAATATGGCTGATGCTACAATTTTATTATCTTCAGCTGAAGGTTGGGGGTTAGCATTAACTGAATCATTACTTACAGGTACACCTTTTATAGCAAATGTAACTGGTGGAATGCAAGACCAAATGAGATTTATAGATCATAATGGAAAATGGTTTACTAACTCAAAAGAAATCCCATCAAATCAATATGGTACTTACACTGAACATGGAGAATGGGCATTACCTGTTTTCCCTAAAGCTATGGGAATGGTTGGTTCTCCTGTTACTCCTTATATATGGGATAGTAGATGTGATTTTAGAGATGCATATGAAAACATAAAAGAATTATATGCAATGGGAAGCAAAGAAAGAAAAAGAAGAGGTAATGAAGGAAGAAAATGGGCTATGGGAGATGAAGCTGGTTTTACAGCATCAAAAATGGCTGATAAATTTACAGAAGGAGTAGAAGAATTATTTACTACTTGGAAACCAAGAGAAAAATATGTATTCTTACAGGATGATGATTATAAACCAAGGACATTAAAACATAAATTAGTATACTAAATGAAAAATACATTTTATATAAGTTGCCCAATAGATACTTACTCGGGTTATGGAGCTAGAAGTAGAGATTTTGTTAAAGCATTAATTGAATCAAATAAATATGATGTTAAAATATTATCTCAAAGATGGGGTCAAACTAGAAAAGGATTTTTAGATGATTTTAAAGAATGGAATTTTCTAAAAAAATATGTAGTACCTGGACTAAATGTCCAGCCTGATATTTGGTGTCAGGTAACTGTTCCTAATGAATTTCAAAAAGTAGGAAAATATAATATTGGACTTACAGCTGGGATTGAAACAACAGCTTGTGCCCCTCAATGGATTGAAGGTTGTAATAGAATGGATTTAGTATTAACTTCATCAAATCATTCTAAAAAAGTATTTGAAAGTACTACATATGAAGCTCAAAATAAACAAACGGGTGAAAAAGGAACGTTAAAATTAACTACTCCTGTTAAAGTATTATTTGAGGGGGCTAATTTAGATGTTTATAAAACTGTTAAAGAATTTAATAGTAAAAAATTATACAACTATATAAATAATATCCCAGAAAAATTTGCTTATCTATTTGTAGGTCATTGGTTACAAGGTGAGTTAGGTCAAGATAGAAAAAATGTTGGATTATTAGTTAAAGCCTTCTATGAAGTATTTAAAAATAAATCAAATGCCCCAGCTTTAATCCTAAAAACAAGTGCAGGTAGAGGATGTAATATGGATAGAAGAGAAATTCAAAAAAGAATTGATGTAATTAAAAAATCAGTACCAGCTAAAAAATTACCTCATGTGTATTTACTTCATGGTGATTTATCTGATTCTGAAATTAATGAATTATATAACCATCCTAAAATCAAAGCAAATGTATCAGCAACTAAAGGTGAAGGATTTGGTAGACCATTATTAGAGTTTGCTTTAACAGGTAAACCAACTATAACAACTGGATGGAGTGGTCATACTGATTTTTTAGATCCAAAATTAACACCAATAATGGGAGGTAAATTAACAGACATTCACCCATCAGCTCAAGCAAAAGATATGTTAATTGAAGGATCTAAATGGTTTGATGTTGATCATGGTCATTTAGGTCATTTTTTAGTAGATGTAAAGAAAAATTATAAACAATGGTGTTCAAAGTCTAAAGTATTAAGTACTAGACTTAAGAGAAATTTTAGTTTTGAAGCTATGAAGAACCTACTAATAGAAATTTTGGATAAAAATGTAGATGTACCTACACAAGTAAAATTAAATATTCCAAAATTAGAGGGAACTTCATTACCAACATTAAAAAAAGTATAAAATGGATGATTTAAAAATATGTGACAGATGTGGATCAGATGCTTGTTATGTTCAAGAAGTAAATGAGGAAATAACAAATTATCAATGCTATGGTTGTGGTTTTATTACTAACACATTGTTAAAAAAAGATAGTAGGTTTTTTGAAGAACAAATGGAATTACTACCTAATTTATATAAAGAGTTAATGGGAGAGGATGAATCTGGTAAAATTTGGATGCCCTCAACTGTTAATCAACCTGAAAAAGGTATGATATTTGCTAATGGTAATTCTATAGATAATTGGAAATGGGCAGCTGTATTAGCAGTTCCTGTAAAGGAAGAAGAAAAAGAAAAATATCCAATACCACATAAAGAAGGTGAATATTATGAGTGGAGAATGGATATGGATACTATGAAAGAATTTGATGAAAAAGACTATATAGAAGCATTAGATTATATAGGAATTTTCTCAGCATAATTAATATAAAATGGAAAGAAAACAAGATAATGGAAATGTTCAGTTAAATTCAATCAGAAATGAGTTTAATGATAGAACATCATCTATGAGTTATTTAGGTCAAGCAAATAGAATAACTTGGAATAATAAAAGAAGATATAGAACTATTTAAAAAATGAAAATATTAGTAACAGGAGGAGCTGGCTTTATAGGAATTAATTTAATAGAAAGGTTAATGAAAGAAGGCCATGAAGTTCATTCCTTGGATAATTACACTACAGGTACTACTAGTAATCATTTACCCACAATTAAATATTTTAGAGATGATATTGAAGAAATTGAGTCAATTCATCAAGATTATGATTTAATTTATCATTTAGCAGCACAATCTAGAGTACAACCATCATTTGATAATCCATCTGAAACATTTAGAGTAAATGTAAAAGGAACTGAGGCAGTATGTAAATTTGCTCTTGAAATAGGAGCTAAAGTAGTATATGCTGGCTCATCATCTAAACACCATAACCCAGCAACTTCACCTTATGCTATGTACAAATATTTAGGTGAGGGTATTTGTAAACTATATAAAGAGTCTTTTAATTTAGAAGTTGAAATCTGTAGATTTTATAATGTATATGGTCCAGGTGAAGCATTAGATGAAGTAAATGGTAATGTAATTGGAATTTGGAGATCAAGAGTTGAAAGAGGAGTTGATATTGAAATAGTAGGTGATGGTGAACAAAGAAGAGATTTTACTCATGTAGAAGATATAGTTGATGGTTTATATAAAGTAGGAATTAAGAATATAGAACATCATGATGCTTGGGAATTAGGAACTGGAGTTAATTATTCAATTAATGAATTAGCTAAAATGTTTCAAAATAAATTTAATTGTGAGATAGCCTATCTAGAAGACCAACCAGGAAATTATAGAGAAACACTTTGTGAAAGTGAAGATGCTATTGAACTCTTAGGTTGGAGACCTCAAGATAAATTATTATATTACATTAACAATTTATAGCCATATGAGAATCAGTTATGCCATTACAGTTTGCAACGAGTTTGTAGAAATACAAAGATTAATTCCTTTTTTACTAAAAAATAAAAGACCAGAAGACGATGTTGTTGTGTTATATGACATTAATAATGGTCATGAGGGTATAGAACAGTTTTTAAGAGCAAAATCTATTAATGGAGAATTTGCTTGGGTACCAGGTGAATTTGATGGGCATTTTGCTAATTGGAAAAATAAATTAACTGATATGTGCAGTGGTGACTGGATATTTCAAATAGATGCAGATGAAATGCCACATGAAACATTAATAGAATATCTACCAGAAATAATATTAAGTAATCCAGATAATGAAGTAATTAGAGTACCTAGAGTTAATACAGTACATGGTTTAACTGAAGAGTATGTTAGACAGTGGAGATGGAATGTAAATGATAAAGGTTGGGTTAATTGGCCTGATTTTCAGTGGAGAATTTATAAAAATAATACTAAAATTAGATGGGTAAATAAAGTACATGAAGTACTAGAAGGATATAAAACATGGTCTAATCTGCTTGAAGAAGAAAGATTTGCTTTGTATCATCCTAAAGATATAGAAAAACAAGTAAAACAAAACAATTATTATAATACATTATGAGTAAAAAAATAGTATTAGTAACAGGAGTAGCAGGTTTACTAGGAAGTAGACTAGCAGATTGGATTATTAACAACACAGATTATAAAGTAGTAGGTGTAGATGATTTAAGTGGGGGGTATATTGAGAATATTCCTAAAGGTGTTAAATTTTATAAATTTGATCTTAAATCTCTAAATAGAGTAGATAAATTATTTAAAAAATACCAACCAGATATTGTTTATCATTTTGCTGCGTATGCTGCTGAAGGTTTAAGTCCGTTTATTAGAAAATATAATTACGAAAATAATTTAATTGCATCTACTAATTTAATTACTTGTAGTATTAAACATGATGTAAATAGATTTGTATTTGCCAGTTCAATGTCAGTTTATGGAAATAAATATGAACCACCATTCCATGAAGATTTACAACAGTCACCAATTGATCCTTATGCTGTAGCTAAATATGGAGTTGAAATGGATTTAAAAATTGCTTACGAACAACATGGTTTAAAATATACAATTGTAAGACCACATAATTTTTATGGTCAAAACCAAAATATTTGGGATAAATATAGGAATGTGCTAGGTATTTGGATGTACCAAATTATGAATGATATGCAACCAACAATATTTGGTGATGGTGAACAAGTGAGAGCATTTAGTTATGTAGATGATTCTATTATTCCATTTTGGAATGCGTCACAAAGAGATGAATGTATTGATGAAATAATTAATTTAGGTGGTATTAAAGAATATACTATAAATGAAGCATGTCAAACATTAATTAAAGTTACAGGTACAGATTTAAAACCAAAGTATTTAGAAGGTAGACATGAAGCTAAACATGCTTGGTCTACTTGGGAAAAATCAGTTGAATTATTAGATTTTGATCATAAAATTGATTTAGAAGAGGGATTAACTAAAATGTGGGAATGGGCTCAAACCCAACCTATGAGAGAAAGATTCTTTTGGGGTGAATATGAGTTAGATAAAGGAATCTATGAGTTTTGGAAAACAGAAGAAAAATAAAAAGTTATGAATAATGTTTATGATTGTACTAATGAATTAGAAACTAAATTAGCTGAATATACAGGGGCTCCTTATGCAGTTTGCCTTGATAATTGTAGTAATGCTATTTTCTTATCATTAATGTATGAGGGAGTTAAAGGTAAAGAAATTGAAATACCTAATAGAACCTACCCATCAGTTCCATGTGAAATAATTCATGCGGGTGCTAAAATTAAATGGAAAAAAGTTAAAGGTAAAACAATAACTGGGGCTTATAATTTAGGGGGAACTAAAGTATGGGATGCTGCATTAAGTTTTACTTATGGAATGTATAAACCAAATACACATATGTGTTTATCGTTTACTGGTCCGTTTAAACATTTTAAATTAAGTAAAGGTGGAGCTATTATAACTGATGATCATGATGCTTACCTATGGTTTAAACGCGCTAGATACAGTGGTAGACGTGAATGTTCATATCATGATGATAATTTTGATATGTTAGGATGGAATTTTTATATGATGCCTGAATTGGCAGCTAGAGGTTTATTATTAATGGGTCAATTTTGGAATGGTGAAAAACCAATAAAGAATAAGGATAAAACAATGCCTTATCCTGATTTATCTAAATTTCCAATTTACAATCAATAGCATGAGTAAGAGAGTAGCAATAATGCAACCCTACTTTCTCCCATATGTAGGATATTTTCACCTAATAAACTCAGTAGATGAGTTTGTAATCTATGATAATATCCAGTATACTAAAAAAGGTTGGATTAATAGAAATAGAATATTGGTTAATGGTAATGATAAAATTTTAACATTACCTTTAAAAAAAGACTCTGATTATTTAGACGTTAAAGATAGATTTTTAGCTGATAGTTGGGATAAAGAAAAATTAAAAATGCTAAATCAAATCAAAGCTGCTTATAGAAAAGCACCTTATTATGATAAAGTATTACCAATTATTAGTTCAATCTTTGAATTACCTAATACTAATTTATTTGAATTTATATTAGGAAGTTTACATTTATTAAATTCATATTTAAGAATTGATACTAAAATTACAATATCATCAAATGTAAATATTGATCATACGTTAAAAGGAAGAGATAAAGTAGTGGCTATATGTAAAAAATTAAATGGTAGTACTTACATAAATGCTATTGGTGGACAAGAATTATATGATGTTCAAGATTTTAAAAATGAAGGTTTAGATTTAATGTTTATAAAATCCCCACCTTTAAATTATAAACAATATAATAATGAATTTATTCCTTGGCTTTCTATTTTAGATGTTTTAATGTTTAATAAAAGGCAAGATATAACAGATTATTTAAATGAATATACTTTAATATGAAATGGAAAAAATTAGGTCAAGTATTTGACCCAACAAAGTGGGATGATGGTATTAAAAGAGATTGGATGAAATCCCACTCACAATCAGTTAGTACTTTAGTAAAAGATGATTGTGTTAGAGTTTATTTCGCCTGTAGACCGGAAAGGGAAGCTGATGGTGAAATGAGCTCAAACACAACATGGTTAGAATTAGATAGAAATGATTTAACTAAAGTATTACGTGTTTCTGATAAACCTGTTATGCCCTTAGGTAGTATAGGTGCTTTTGATGAACATTCAATATATCCCTCATCTATTATTCAAGAGGGCAATGATATTAATCTTTATTATGCTGGTTGGTATAGATGTAAATCAGTTCCATTTAATTGCTCTATAGGATTAGCTACTAGTAAAAATGGAGGTGATACATTTGAAAGATATGGAAAAGGTCCAATATTAGGACCATCAGCAAATGAACCTTATGTTATTAGTGGACCTAAAATAAGACAATTTGGAAATTCATATATTTTATTTTATCTTGCTGGAGAAAAATGGATAAACCATAATGATAGACCAGAAATAATTTATAAAATTAAAATGGCATTTTCTAAAGATGGTATTAATTGGTTAAAACATGATCAAAATATTATTGATGATATTTTAGGACCTAATGAGTGTCAAGCGGGACCTGATGTATTTTATAAAGATGGAAAATATCATATGTATTTTGTTTATAGAGAAGGTTTAGATTTTAGAAATAAAAAAGGAAGAGGATATAAAATAGGTTATGCTCACTCTACTAATTTAATAGATTGGGTAAGAGACGATAAAAATGTAGGAATACACTATTCAGATAAAGGTTGGGATAGTGAAATGCATCATTACCCCCATGTGTTTCAGTTAGATGATAAGTGGTATATGCTTTACAATGGAAACGAATTTGGTAAATATGGGTTTGGATTAGCAGTATTAGAAGATGAATAAATCAACATTAGCACATATAAGAAATCATTTAGAGGTATGTAAAAATAATTTTACACCCAAACTACATAGTTATGTAAATTTAACAGAATATTCTCAAAAAATATTTTTAAGTGCTGATAAATTTGAACGATTTGAAGATAATGAGTTAATAGGGTTAATTGCAGCATACCCTAATGAAAATCATAAAAATGCATTTATTACTAACGTAAGTGTAGATAAAACACATAGTAAAAAAGGAATTGGTGCTTCATTATTAAATGAATGTATTAAGTATTATAAAAATAAGAAATACAAAGAAATTAATTTAGAAGTATTTAGACAGAATAAAAATGCTATAAATTTTTATTTAAAACATAATTTTAAAATAGTTAAAAACGACGAAGAAAAAATAATAACAATGGGTATTAAATTAGAAAGAGATTACAATAAAGAGTTTAAAGATACTGAAACGCATAAATATGCTTATAATTTTGATTTTGATGTGATGCATCCTTATATGATAAAATCATTTGAACCTTATTTTGTAAATGGGAATTGTTTAGAATTAGGAAGTTTTAAAGGTGATTTTACTAAAAGATTACTTCCGTATTTTGATTCTATTACTTGTGTAGAGGCCTCATCTGAAGCTATTAATGAAGCTAAAGAAAAAATAGGAATTGATGTAAGATGGGTTGAAGGTAGATTTGAAGATATAAAATTACCTGTTAAATATGATAATATTATTATTACTCATGTATTAGAACATATAGAAAAGCCTGTAGAACTTCTTAAAAAAATTAAAAATGAATGGCTATCAGATAAAGGAAAGTTATTTATAGTTGTTCCAAATGCAAATGCACCGTCAAGACAAATTGCTGTTAAAATGGGATTAATACCTCATAATACCTCAATTACACCTAGAGAAAAAGAACATGGACACCATATAACTTATACTTTAGATGTTTTAGATAGTCATGCTATTGAAGCTGGGTTGAATGTTACTAATAGATCAGGAATATTTTTTAAGGCATTAGCTAATTTTCAATGGGATAAATTATTAAAAACAGATATAATAAATAAAGATTATTTAGATGGATGTTATGCTTTAGGTCAACAATATCCAGATTTATGTTCAAGTATAATGTTAGTTTGTAAAAAATAATGAAAATACACATATATTATAGACATGCTTCAAATTGTGTAGTAAGAAATAGACCTCATTGGTTTACATTTGAAAAATGTTGGAAAAATTTACTTAAAACTATTGAAGGTAAAGATAATATTAATTTAACTTTAGCTTTAGATGGTAATATAGAAGATGATTTTACAAAAAATTATAAAGATAAGTTTGAATTATTTTCTACTAATTACCGTTCAAGTTTATTATCATATAGAGATTTACTAAAACACATTCAAAATACTAAAATGGATAAGGATGATCTTATTTATTTTGTTGAAAATGATTATCTACATTTAGATAATTGGGTTGATAAAATAATTGATTTATTTTCAACTTATAAATCTTTAAATTACGTATCTTTATATGATCATAATGATAAGTACATGCCTATGTATGATAATTTAGCATCAAAAGTAATAACTTCAAAAACACATCATTGGAGAACAACCCCTAGTACTTGTGGTACTTTTATTATTACAAGAGATATGTTTGATCAAGATTATGATGTTTGGGAAAATGCAGTTGGAGATCATAATACTTTTATGTATCTTAATCAAGAAAGACAAAGATATGTACTAACCCCAATACCAGGATTAGCTACACATTGTATGGAGGGATTATTATCACCTACTATAAATTGGGAACTTATATGAAAGTAAATTTAGACGAAAAATTAAAAGATATATACAATCAGACTAAATCTAACGATATGCGTGAGCATTTGTATACTTTAAAAAACTACGCTGAAAAAAGTAGACATATAACTGAAATGGGGGTTAGAGGAGTAGTTTCAACTTGGGCATTTTTAGCAGGTAAACCAGAAGTATTAAGATCATATGATATATTCCACCCTAGAGAATTTCAGGCAGCAAGTGAACTAAATGATGTAATTAATATAGCTAATGAAAATAATATTGATTTTAGGTTTATCTGTCAAAATGTTTTAGAAGCTGATATAGCACCAACAGATTTATTATTTATAGATACTTGGCATGTTTATAAACAATTAAAAGCTGAATTACAATTACATGCTTCTAAAGTACGTAAATGGATAATTATGCATGATACTACAAGTTGTGAGTTTGTTGATGAAGTAGGTTATGAAAAACATTTAGGATGGGATAACCCCAGACCTGAGGGTTTTCCTAAAGGTAAAGGTATTTGGCCTGCTATTGAAGAATTTTTAAGGGTTAATGAACAAAATTGGAGAATTAAGGAAAGATTTACTAATTGTCAAGGATTAACTGTATTAGAAAGGGTAACAAATAAAAAAACGTATTAGTGGATATAGATTTTATAAACAGCATAATAACAGGAGTTAGAGGAAATAAGGTAACTATGGTTAGTGAACCTTTATTTCAAACTGTTGTTAGAAATTATTATAATATTAATTCCATTCAAGGTGATATTATTGAGTGTGGTGTTTGGAAAGGTGGTTATTCTGTATTTTTAAGTCATTTATTTAAAGATAGAACAATATGGGTGTGCGATTCATTTAAAGGTTTCCAACCATTGGAAGATGCAAAATATGATAAATTAACATACTCAGATGCTGCCGGTAAAACTAGTGAAAGGTTCCAAAAGGGTAATGATATGGGTATGAGTATACCTTTACCAGACGTACAAAGTGTATTTAAACAATTTGGTTTAGAAAATGACCCAAGGATAAATTTTGTAAAAGGATTCGTTAATAAAACATTACCTAACATTAATGTTAATAAAATTGCTTTATTAAGAATAGATGTAGATGGTTATTCACCTACAAGAGAAGTATTAGATTATTTATATGATAAAGTTGAAAAAGGTGGAATGATTATATTTGATGATTTATGTTTATTTGAAGCAGCAGCAGCTGTAAAAGATTGGATGATAGAAAAAAACCTACCTTTAGAAGTACGTAATCCTTATGATGATAAAGTATATTCATTAGAGAAACGTGTAGTAGGATCAGAATCAGGATTTCATACAGGATCCTACATAATAAAAAAATAATATGATAAGTTTAATAATACCAACATATAGAAACCCAGAGTATTTAGATATTTGTTTAAAATCAGCTATTGAACAACAAACAAATGAAAATGAAATTATTGTAGCTGTAGATGGCTATATAGAAGAAAGTCAAGAAATATTAAATAAATATAAAGATAGTATTGATGTACTTGATTTAGGCCAAAATCAGGGAATGCAACAAGCACTTAATTTAGGAGTAATTAATGCTAGTAATGAAATTATTTTTATTGTAAATGATGATAATGTATTTTGTAAAGATTGGGATGGTGTAATATTAGATACTCTTAAAGATAAAGAAAAAACAGTACTAACATTAAATCAAATAGAGCCAACAGGTCCTGGTATATTTAAATTCCCAGTTAAGGATTTTGGTAGTAATCCAAAAGAATTTAAGTATAGTGAATTTGTTGAATATGAAAAATCTATTAAAAAAGATACATTAACTGTTGATGGTGGTATATTTCCGTTTGCAATGTATAAAAAATATTATATGGCTGCAGGTGGGTTTGATACAATGTATCAATCACCATTTATATGTGATTGGGATTTCTTTTTAAAATTAGATTTAATGGGGTTAGGGTTTATTAGAACCCACAATGCTCATTTATATCATTTTGGAAGCACAGCTACTAAAAATGGTAAAGAAGGTGATAAATTTAAGGCAACTGAAGGACCAGCTGCACAAATGTTTATGTATAAGTGGGGTATAGCACCTCAGCTATTAGAAAATAATTCTCATAGACCTAAAGGACAGTTAATCAGAGGAATAAATTTTTAAATATTTATAATGGAATCCCTAAATACACTACAGATGGAAAAAGAAGATAAAAAAATCGAAAGAGAAGCTGTATTTATTGAAATAGATTGGAATAATCAAGAAGATCTATTTGAACTAGCTAATAGTCATAAATTTAATAATTTTGTTTTAAAAGAATCATATAAAGCTATAGTGTATGCTCTAAAAAATAAACTACCAAAAGCTGAGTTGTTTAATGTACTTAATTTATCAGTTATAGTAGAAATAAATAGATCCCAATTTAAAAAGCCACTAATGAAGATGATCCATTTATTAATTGAAGATGAAGAATATGAGGCGTGTCATAAAATTAAAAAATTAATAGAAAAATATGAGTTGTAAATATAAATACTTTATCAAAAATGATCCTAATAAAGAAACAGTAGGAATAGTAGAAGCTAAATCAAATTCAGATGCAGAAATTATAGCTGCAAAGAGAAAAAAAATAAAATTAGAATCATTTACTAGTTTATTTAGTGTAGAAAAAATATAATATGGAAGATAGTATACACGGTAAAGAAGACTTGCAAAAGTTATTTAAAGAAATATTAGGGACAGAAGCTAATATTAAAGATAATGTTAGTCAAAATGAAGAAAAAGCATTTGGCATTATGATTAATAAATTAATAGCTGCTGATACAATGGAAAATGAATTATCATCAATAGGTGGTATTGATGCTCATAAATTAACTGATCCACTTTGGGTAGTTGTTGAAACTTATATGTCTATGATTTATGGTAGTGAAGCAACTAAAATAATTTTATGGTATATTTATGATAGAATTGGACCAGATGGTAAAATTATCCCATTAGAGGGACATAATGGTAAACAGTTTATTCTTAAAAACACAGATGACCTTTGGGGTTACATCAAATATAAATCTCCTTCTTCCACCAAATAAGCTTGGATTTTTTAGTTATTTTTCGTATATTTACGGTATAAGTTTATAGTTATACTGTAAGTATAAACTAAATTATAAAATAATGGAAATGAAAATGATACCTTGTACATCTTGTGGGGAACCTATGCCTGAATTAAGATTAACTAAATTTGGGTACAAAGTTTGTGTTAATTGCTCAACTGTAGGTGCTTATAAAGCTGTAAGTACAGTTAATGGAGAAGGTGATCATACATGGAATGATATTCATATTATGACACCTGATCAAGTTGAAGTTTTTGAAAAAAGCCAAAAACCAATAAAACTTGACTCATATAAAAATTTAGATGCCTAAACCAAGACCACTTACTAAAGAACAAATTTTAGCAGCAATAGCTAAAACCAGATCAAATGCAGCAGCAGCTAGATATTTGAATTGTTCTTATGTACATTATAAAAAATGGGCTAAAATATATGAGAGTGATACCCATGATAATTTATTTGAACAACATAAAAATCAATCAGGAGTTGGTATTCCTAAATTCTTAAAGTCAGGTGGTAAAGAACCAGCACTAATGGATATTATAGAAGGAAGGGCAAACGCTGCTTCTTTCACCCCTGACAAAATTAAATATAGGTTAATTACTGAAGGTTATTTAGAAGAAAAATGTGCTATATGTGGGTTTAGGGAAAGGAGAGTATTAGATTATAAAATACCTTTATTGTTAAATTTTAAAGATAATAATAAACAAAATTATAAATTAGACAATATTGAATTGTTATGTTATAATCATTATTTTTTAAATGTTGGTGATATTTTTACAGATAAACAAATTGAAGGTATTGAAGACCATGTACCTACTAATCAAAGTAAGGTAGAATGGGAAGTCGATGATTACCATATGCAACGACTTAAAGAATTAGGATTAGGTGAAGATGATAAAGACGAATTAAACATAATATCAAGAATATGAAAATAATAGTTACAGGAGGGTTAGGGTTTATAGGATCCGCATTTGTTAGAATGTTAGAAAAATACCCAAACATTAAAACAGTTATAGTAGATAAGGGCACATATGCTTCTGACATTAGGAGAGTAGAAGGTTGTACTTATGAATTAATTAAAAAAGACATTTGTGATCTTACATTAGAAGATATAGGAACAAATGTTGATTATATAGTTAATTTTGCTGCTGAATCGCATGTAGATAGATCAATATCTAATGGTTTGCAATTTGTCCATTCTAATATTGATGGGGTTTTTAATTTATTAGAAATAGCAATTAAAATACCTTCATTAAAGAAGTTTGTACAAATATCAACTGATGAAGTATATGGAGATAAATTAATAGGCGAGTCACTTACAACAGATATGCTTAACCCATCTTCATACTACTCAGCATCTAAAGCTGCAGCTGATATGTTAGTAAAATCAGCAGGTAGAACTTATGGTTTACCATATTTAATTACTCGTACTTGTAATAACTTTGGTGATATGCAACATCCAGAAAAATTCATACCAATTATAATGAATTGTATTGAGGCTGATGTTGAAATACCAATTTATGGAGATGGTACAGCAGTAAGAGAATGGATATGGGTTGAAGATAATGTTACTGAAATATTTGATCTAATAGTAAATAATGCATCAGGAATAGCTCACATTGGATCCAGAGATAGGTGGCAAAATAAAGAATTAGTTCAATTAATGGGTGATATCTTAGGTAAAGAAGTAAAATGGAAATATGCGCCTGATAGATTAGGGCATGATAAAAGGTATGCTTTAAAATCAAATAACCAAGTTAATTTGACAATTGAAGATTACTTAAAAAGTGTTTTTGAAAATGAATATGAGTTATAATGGCAAAGAAAACTAGAAATATAAAAAAAAGAAAACATGATCAAATTGTAAATGATTATGATAAAGTTAAATCAAGGCATTTAGAAAAATTAGCCAATAAAATGCTTAAAGATGATGAAAAAAATAGTTTACTAAAAAGCAAAGTTATTAAAGGCAATTTTTTAGATAAATTTTAAACTTAACATTATGAAATATTATACATACAACAACCGCAAATTACAATATGAACCAATTAATACTGTAGGAGTATTTTTAAAAACAGCATTAGTATTTTTTACTTTATTCTTATTTTTAGGTCTTACTACAGCACCTGAAACAAAATACATTACAGATACAGAAACTGTTTTAATAGTTAATGATATTAATGAATTTAGTGAAGATAAATTAATTGAAGAAATTAATAAATTAAATTTTAAATTTCCCCACATAGTATTAGCACAATCTATTTTAGAAACTGGTCATTATCAATCTAAAATATTTAAAGAAAATAACAATTTATTTGGAATGAAAGAAGCTAGAGTTAGATTAAATTTAGCTAAAGGTACTCAATTTGGTCATGCTTATTATGACAGTTGGAAAGAATCAGTTACTGATTATGCTTTATGGTATTCAACCTTTGCATATAGATGTAAATCTGAAAAACAATTATATAAATTGTTAGATAAACAATACGCTGAAGCAGATGCATATGTATCATCGTTGCAGCATGTAATTAAAATTAATAACCTAAAAGAAAAATTTGAATAATGGCATTAAACGTTTCCACATACCTAGGCACAACAAAGAAAAAAAGACCTGGGGTTCATGCAAAAAGTAAAACAAGTAAATTAAAAAGAAGTAAAAATTATAAAAAATTATATAAAGGACAAGGTAGATAAGTTATGAGTAAAAATTCACACAAATCAAATTACACTCAATTTATGGAGTGGAGAAGAATGATGATTCAAAAAGGTAGTATTAAAATTAATAAAAAAAAGAAACAACCAACTAGAATATATGGATGATAAAATAAAACTAACATTTAGAGCCCCAACATTTATGGAATATTTTAATACTTTTGAAGATGAAGTATTAATTGAAATGGCTCAATATCATCCTGAAACATTAAAAAGAATGTGTTCTTTAATAACATTAGATGCTCAAATTGAAAAAGAACGTCTTAAGAGAAAACCATTAATGAGTGATTATATAGCATGAAAGTAGTAGTTATAGGAGAAACGTGTATAGATAAGTTTATATACTGTAAAATAAATAGGTTATCACCTGAAGCACCAGTACCAATATTACAACCAATGTATACAAAGCAAAACGCTGGTATGTCAGGTAATACAGTTGCTAATATTAAGGCATTAGAACCAACATCTAAAATATTACATTTTAGTAATTTATCTCAAGTAACTAAAACTAGGTATGTTGAGAAAAAAACAAACCATATGTTTTTAAGAGTTGATGAGGGTGATGATAAAATTGAGTCATTTGTATGGTCTGAAAATTATGAACATTTTATACAGGATGCTGATTTAGTAGTCGTAAGTGACTACAATAAAGGATACTTATCAGATTATGCTTTACAAATAATTGCGTATAAATCAAAACTGTCAATATTAGATAGTAAAAGAAAACTCACTAATGATATTATTAAAGATTTTACTTTTGTGAAATTAAATGAAGGAGAATGGATGAATAATAAACAATTAGATGATGAAAAAGTTATTATTACTTTAGGTTCTAAGGGATCAATGTATCAAGGTAAAATTTATCCTTCTCCCCAACCTCAAGAAACAATTGATGTTAGTGGAGCTGGGGATACATTTACAGCTGCATTCGCATTATCATACGCAACAGCAAAATCAGTTCCAAATGCAATTAAATTTGCAAATAAAGTCTCAGCTGGGGTTGTTAGTAAACGTGGTGTTCAAACACCTACTTAAATATTTATAACCAAACATATGAATAAATTTATAATTAGTATTGTAGCAGTATTATTATTTAGCTGTGGGACTTATCAACAAGTGCCTGTAGATAAATGCTGTGAAACAGAAATAGTTTATCTTGATGAAATTAAAGGTGACTCAGTAAATATATTTACAAAATTAGAATTTAATACTATTACATTAGATTTTAAACCTAGATTCTTTAGAAATCATAGTTGGTATTGGGGTAGTAGTTACGATTGGTACAATTGGTATCATCCTGATTGGGTTAGACATCATAGATATTGGTATTGGTACTATCCAAGACCATATGGGTGGTATAGTTGGAATCATTGGAGTTATTCACATTACCAAAATCCAATATATAGTTGGTATAATGGCCCATTTAATAATCAGAGTTATAATGTAATTTATAATGCTAGTAGAAGGGGTAGTTTAACATCTATATCTAATACTTTAAGAGTTAATAGAAATAAACCAAGAGTTAATATAGATAAGCCTGTTGTTGATAATTTTATTGCTAATTATAAACCTAGTAATAGTAATAATAACAACAATATTAGAGTTAAACCTAATAATAATTGGCAACCAAGTAACAATATTATAATTAAACCTAATAATAACTACTCTAGACCAAATAATAATTATTCAAAACCTAGTAATAATTATTCTAGACCAAGTAATAATGTTATATCAAAACCATCATCAAATAGAAGGGGGAAAATTAATTAATGGGAAAATTTTATTATAGATATGGTGAAGTAGAAACTGAAAAACCATGGATCAGCCCACCACCAATAGATAGAGTAAATGAGTGGTGGTGTTCATTTAAAGAGGCAGTAGATTTAGAAGAATATAATGTATTTGTAGGGGGTAAGTATGTAATTGATCCCGCTAACACTAAAGACGTTGATATTTTGTTAATAGGTCCTATTTACGATTACAATAATTTACACAATATATTTAAAACAGGGTTAGATTTAGCTTTAAATAAACATCAAATATATGTTGACATTAAACATTATGATAATATATGTTTTTTTTATTACCCAAGACGTGAAGATTTTGTAAGATTACATCAAGTAACGGAAATGGCAGGTGAAGAAATTAAAATTGTAAATGATGTTATTGAATATCAAGGAGAAAAAGAAAAATCGATTTTACATAAATCAATCCCAGATAATATTGCTGTTAACATGCAAGAAATACCATACCCAAAACACATAAAAGATGGTAGAAGATATAACCCACTAAAACTTCATTAAAAGCCCCCGCGAAAATATTTGGTTTCCCGAAAAAACTTTCGTATATTTACCATGTAAATAAAGATAAAGTTATGAGAACTAAGTTAATTGAATTTCTATTAGATAAAAAAAGTAAAGGTTTGCCTATGAATATAGGTGAAGGTATGAGTGTATTAAATATCACTCATGATGAAGGAGGTCCAATGGGAAAACAAGTTATAGTTTTCAGACAGGAGTGGGAAAAAAATAATAAATAATTAAAATAATAAAGGTTATGTCAAATCAAATTAATGAACAAATTTTAGAAAACTTGTTTGAAAAATATTTAGAACAAGGTTATAGTGAAGAAGAAGCTGCTAAATTAGTAGAAGAAGAATTTCAAATGCTTTACCTATAATGGCACTCTGGAAATTTACAAACTTAAATAAATATGGTAACCCCAGGTCTAGAATTATCTATAAACCTGATGGTGAACCATTTGGTTTTAATCCTAAAGGATTTGGTTCATTTATAAATGTACGAATGTTTAGATATGAATATAAACATGAGGTATTACCTCCAACGTTAGCTACATTTAATGGCCAAAAATATATTGTGCCTTCATGGCAAAAAGTAGATCCAAATACTACATTAAAAGATATTAATTGGATCAAACCTAAACCCAAAAAACAAAGATCAAAAACAGTTGTAAAAACATTTAATAGTGGTAGTAGTGATGCTGTTTACACTACAAAATACTACCCAGACTCAGGTAAATATTTTTGTGATTGTCCTGGTTCTTGGAGATCATTTGGGAATTGTAAACATATTAAAGAAATGAGAAATGGTAAAAAACATTAAAAATCACTTATTAACTTATTTATTTTCTGATTGGATGGAAAATGAAAAAGATGTATCTAAAATTATTAGTTTAAAGAATACATTACAAAATCAACAAGATAAATTAACTGGGTATAAACCTATAATAGGTTTTAATTTAAATAGAAAAAATGAAAAAAACAATTAAAGATAACTGGGATCCAAATGAATGGCAAGGTAGAAGTAGAAAACAATATGAAAGTAGTGTAATAGGTACTTTTATTTCTCTTTTAGGATTTGCATTAATACTTACTTATTACATAATATTTAAATTTTTATTTTAATATGGATGAAGCTATAATTAAAAAAAATCAAAGGTATTGTAATAATCCTGTTGTAATGGTATTTAAAACTTCAAATAGAAGTAATGCTAAAACTAAAATGAAAGTATGGAGAAATACAAATGTTGACTACATTAACACAGCTCCTAAACTACCAGGAGTTCCAGATTGCGCAGTAATATTAAAACTTGCGGTAGGAGAGAGTTTTATAGAAAAGTATCGATCTCTATATAAGTTATAATATTTATCACCAAACATAAAAAAGTAATATGGCAACAAGAGCATTAATAGGATTTTTAGATGATGACAAACAACTTGTCGGAACCTATAACCACTATGATGGTTATCCTGAACATTTAGGTAAAGTTTTAGTAAAACATTTTAATGATGAAGATGCAGCTGAAAGATTAGCTAGCACTGGATATATATCGTCAATTGATATGGAAACAGGAGATATTGATTCAAAATATGATGAAGATCCAACCTACAAAGTATTAGATGCTGATTCACCATTTGAAGCAGGATTAATGATAGGTGATATGGTAGATTCATTTGGAGGTGATTATGGATATGTTTGGATAAAAGAATTAGGAAAATGGTTTACTTTAAAAAATAATGGTATTGCCAATATAGCTAAACAAATTGAGGATGAGTTAGGTGAATCAGGAATGTATATGGTAGATGAAATAGAAGAAAATATTATGGAAGAAGGTTATGAAGCTAAATGGGCTCAATTTTTATCAGAAGCAAAAAATGTAAATTTTGATGTCATTAAAGCATATATTAAAAAAGAAAAAAGTCTTGATGATAAAGATTTTGCATTAGACGCTTATATAGACTCACTAAAAAATAGCTTTAGACTAGGCGCTAAAGCAGATTACGTAGATTATGAAATGGACGACTATGTTGAAGATTTCGATAATTACGTATCAGATAAAATGGATAGCTAAATCCATTAAAAAACCAACATTTTAGGTTGGATAACACGGTCAAATTTATTATCGTTCCCGTTCGACATTTGAAAAATGTACAAGTCGGCTACGATAAGTTATCTTAAGTAGTAGACCACTACGTTTTCAAATTAAAATAATTATTAACCAAAATCAAAAAAATGAAAAAAATGATTTTAACGTTTGCTCTATCACTGCTTTTTGTAGTAGGAGTAAATGCTCAAAACGCGAAAGGTGACTGGTATGTAGGTACTGGTGACATTGCTAATGTATCATGGACTGAATGGTCTATAGCGCCAACAGTTGGATATGGTGTAACTGATAACCTAATGGTAGGTTTGAATGTATCACAAACTGATTCAACTGCGGACATGGAGTTAGATTTACATGCTAGATATTTCTGGAAAGAATATTTTATCTATGCAGGAGCTCCAGGACTTGACACAGATGCATTACAAATAGGATTAGGTAAAATGTTTACGATTCATAAAAGCGTATTCGTTGATCCTAAAGTTGTATACGATTCAGCAGCTAAGACAACTAACTTACAGTTAGGAGTTGGGCTGAAGTTTTAATTATTATTAACTTAAATAAAAATAAAAATGGAAAATGTAATTAAGTATGTAACTGGATTTTTTGGTGGATTGTTATCAATTATGATGGCAGTTGTACCAGTAGCAATCCTATGGTATGTGTTAACCGGAACAACTATATTTGGAATGGATATAGTTGCAAATTTAACAGGTTTACTAACCGTATTCGGTGAAGGTGGATTTGTTGGATTAGTAGCACTAGTTATTTTAGCTAAATTTTTTATCGATAAGAAATAAGTTAATTAAAAACTAATAAAGAAGCCGGTGTATCCATTTGGATACCCGGTTTTTTTTTCATATATTTATCTATATGAATAATAAAGAAATATTACAAATAGCAAACGAAGCATACCCTAAAATTAGGGATTATTATGGATCAGGAAAAAGAGGATTCCCTCCTATAGAAATTCATAGAAACATATTTGCTAGATTAAGTGGAGAACCAGAAATGGAAGGTGATGACCCAGCTGAAGCAGAATATGATAGAAAATCAAATAAAATGTTTTTATACTCTGATTATATTAATAAAGTCGAAGATATAATTAGAGGAATTATTCATGAGTATGTTCATTTTTTACAATCAGAATCATGGATGAAAAGATATTATAAGATGGGTCATGATTATTTTACCCATCCATATGAGGTCTCAGCAAAAAAAGAAGAAGAAAACTGGAAGAAATTTGTGTAAACATTTGGCTTCCCAAAATAGGGTTCGTATATTTACCCCATATTAATTAAAAACAATAAAGGTTATGTATCATAAGATTAATTTCAAAGCACTTTTAGGTATGTTAGCATCATTCTATGTTGCCTATTTAACAGCAGCTGGTATAATGCAAAAAATAATCCCATTTTCAGGTGAATTAAATGAAATGGCATTTTTCATTTTAAATTTATTTATGGGTAGTTTATGTTTAATGTGTATTAAAAAATAAGTTATGGCAGAAATAAAAACATACGAAGATGGTTGGGACTGCGAACCTAAATTACAACTAGCAGTTGATGCAATAGATAAATGTCATCATTTTATATATGAAATAAAAAATTGTGTACGTTCATCTGAATTAGATTATATGGTGTATGAAATGAGAGATTATTTAAATGAAGCAATGTGTCATTTAGATGAAATTGATACTAACCAAGAATTTAAAACTGTACAAGATGAGCGATAAAATATTTTGGTCAGATGACTTTCAAGGTACTGCTAAAGGCGGTTATTATTTCAGGGCTTTTGATTTAGTTAAATTTATAAAAAGTGTTGAAGAAAAAGAAAAAACCCAAGTGGTAGGTTTATCATTTGAAGGTAATAATGTTAATGTAATAATAAAATCAGATGAAGAATAAAATTAAATTATACTGGGAGATATATTATCCAATAATATTGGCTTTTATATCATTTTTATACTCTGTAACGTTATGGTTTACAGGTAATAAATTAGAAGGAATATTTGTTGGAATATGGGTTCCATCAATATTAGCATTTTCAATAGCTATTAGACAAAGAAGAGGTAGTATTAACCCTAAAAGAAAAATAAAATGATGAACGCTTGGATGTTTATTATTGGTTTTATAATCTTTGCGGGTTATATGGTAGGATTATTAACAGCAATTATTTGGGGGCATAATTCTCAAAGAGATGAAATGCTTCAAGACCCAGAACTACGTAATTACTATGATAAAGTACTTAATAGTTCAAATGGGGTTGATATGGATGGTATTGGTAATCAAGGAAGGGTTCCAATGCATAGAACAAAAATTAAAAAAACAAAATCTAAAATTAAAATTAAATAAAAGTTATGGTAAAAATAAAAAAATCGTTTTTAACACCTAAATGGTTAGAAGTTAAATTAATGTATGAAGAAGGAACTAATGGTTCTGATAAGTACGGTACTAACTTTGCTATTGGGGGTGAATTAGATAAATTAACACGTGAATTTGTAGATATAATTGGAGAATTTACACATGAATTTGGTTGGGATTGTGTTATTGAGGGTGTTAAAATGGATTTATGGAAAGAAAGAATTTGGTCATTAATTGAAAATGCTGGTTTATTACCTGAAATTGCTTGGAAAGATGATTTAGCAAAAGAATTATCTAAAGAAGTGGTAGAAGATAATGATGATGTTTGGGAAATGACTGAAGAAGAATTAGAACAAGAAATATATAAAACAATAAAATGATAGCATATAAAGAAATATTAGTAGGTGTATTTTGGTTCTTTATGGCTCATATAGTTACATTTTACCAATTAAATGGACAATTCTTTAAGTCAACAGATTGGTTTAGAAAAAATGAATTTATATTAGCTTGTTTTGGTTTAATTATATCATACTTTTATATTTGGGGAACTAAATATTCTGTTCAAGGATTTGATGGGTTATTATGGCCTGCTAGATTTATTGGGTTTGGTGTTGGAATAATTATCTATGCGTTATTAGTAAATCATCATTTTGGTGAAACACTAACACCAAAAACATTAGTTAGTTTAGGTATAGCATTAATATTAATATGTATACAAGTATTATGGAAATAACGAAATTAAAAATAAAACAATTTTTTATTGACTATTATATAATGATAGTTTTAATAATATTTTTTACTATAATGTTAGTGTTTTCAACTAAAGAGGCAAAAGCACCTATGAAACCACCAACAGAAACAAAATATCAAGATCAAGTAGATGAGTTAAATAAATCACTATATGAAGCCGAAAAAAAATATTCATTAGATGAGGATCCAAATATAATACATTGGGAAATTATAGATGGTAAATTACTTACTTATACAAAGCAAGATTCAATTAGAGATGAGCGATTAAGATGGGAATATGTAGACTCATTATATAAAGAGTCAACGAAAGAGCTTTTTGACAACTAACCAGATATTAATACGTATATACAGTGATAACAGATTATTTGAAGTACCTAAATGACAATGCTTATGTTGTGAAAAGGGAAGTAGCCACACACAATTTTAGTGTTAAAGGTGAAAATCGATTGAATATGGATATGGTACAAGCCTTTAGAGATTGGTTAGGATGTGATCATGTGTTAAGAACACAAACACATTTTTTGTTTTGTGAAACAATCCAAGACGCGGAAGTAGTTGAAGTTATGTAAAAAACCTTTTCGCTTGGCATACCTCGGTTTTAACCTGGGAAACGTGTTGTGGGCTTCATTTGTGAAAATATTTGGAGAAGCAAGATATCTTTCGTATATTTACAGAGTAAAAATTGATTATGACAAAAAAGATATTATATCTACATGGTTTAGAAAGCCCTCAAGGCGGTGAAAAAGTAGATTTTTTAGCAACTAAAGCATTTGTTCATGCCCCAGCTATTGATTATACTAGAAGTGATATATTTTCATTTTTATGTTCTACTATTGAAGAGTTTAAACCAGATTTAATTATAGGTTCAAGTATGGGTGGTTATTCTGCTTTTATTTTAGGTGCTCTTTATAAAATTCCTATTTTAGCTTTTAACCCAGCTTTACACTCTAGACCAATAGAACCTGCTTTTCCTAAGTTTGTGAAAAAACATTTTCCTGATGAATTTACTGTGGTGCTTGGTGAAAAAGACACGGTTATAGAGCCTAATAAAACGTTAGATTGGCTTAAAGATCATGTTAAAGATAAGTGGGTGAAGTCAGATATTCAATCGGTTAAAACGATGGGGCATAGAGTGCCTCTTACTGATTTTATTGATATGTATAATAAAATAGTAAAATAAAATCATGAAAGAATTACAAAATTTTAGAAGATTCCTTAATGAAGAAATAATGAGGGGTGATACTGTCGTCCTTAAAGGTGATGATACAAAAATGAAAGTAATGTCAGTTAGAGATATGTTTGCATCTGATTTAAAAGCTTATGTTGTTAAGAATAAAGAGACAGGTGAAACTATGGAATACTCAGGAGATCAATTACAAAAAGTAGCTGATGACTTTTACATAAATACAATGTATAAAGAAGATAAAGAAGATGTTGATGAACAAATGTACATTGATGATGAGGAATTTGAAATGGAAATGGGTAGATCTAAAAAAGATTCATTAAAGAAAGAAATGATGATTCACGTTGATCAATTATTAGACGGTAATATTGATATGAATGATTTTATAAACGTAGTAGAAGATATATTATCCGATTTAAAATGAAAGAATTAAACACATTTAGAAAATTTTTGAACGAAGGTACTTGTGGTTATACTCCAGATGGTAAGCCTAGATCTAAACCTGCAGGTCCAAATTTAATGAAAGAATTTGTAGGTGGAAAGTTAGAAAAAAGAAATGAAGTATTATATGATAAATTAGTACCTGGATCAGGTAATTCTGATTTTATTGAAGGTGAAATGTTAAGAGCAATTAATAGAATTATTTATCGTTATTATAATGATGGTGATTTCTTTTATAAAGGATATGGAGCTGAAACAGCAGGTCCTGCTCATTCATTTTTAACTAATTCAAGGGAAATTCCATTAGAAATACAATCTACATTAACAAGCACATTTAACAAGGCAATAGATGCTCCAGAAGATGGGTATGAAAGATTGCTTAATTTTGCATTAGAAAAAGTATTAGATTACATTGAGGGTAAAGATGGTAATTATACTGAGTCAAATGAAGATATGTTTAATTACGAATCTGAATTTGAAGATGAAGAAGATTATGAGGATGATTATGATGAATATGATGAATATGATGATGATGACTATTATCAATAATGCCTAAGAAAAGAAAATTAAATAGTAAAAATCCTAAATATTGGCCAGTTGATAAAACTGAACAGCCTGTAATCAAGAAAAAAGAGTTAATAACTACAGTACACTTTCCTAAAAATAAAAAAGTACCTGTGTATGCTGTATTTTTAGATCACTAAAAATTATTTAAAGACTTCCGCAGAGGGATTTGGCTTAGCCAGATCCCTTTCGTATATTTACCCCGTAAATAATAAAAACAATAAAGGTTATGGTAAATTTAAACGAAGTGTTAGAATTCATTAAAAATTCAGAAAACGAAAATTTAAATTCAATAGTTGATCAAATCAATATTCGTAAATCAGAATTAAGAAATGAAATTAAGTCATCATTTAGAGTAGGTGATGTAGTTACTATTGTTCATAAAAAAATGGATCCTAGTAAAATATTTAGAATTACTAAAATTAATAGTAAAAATATTAAAGTTGTTGAAAATGATGGTTTTGGGAGATTTAATGTTTCACCAGGTTTATTAAGAAAAGCTTAGTATGGAGATATTAAGAGGATTTGTAAATGAAATGCGTGCTACCAGTAGTAGCACGCAAAAAGTTGCGATTATAGCGCAAAGTGACGCGTTTATACATAAGGTATTAGAATATACATATAACCCCTTCAAACAGTATTTTGTCACAGGTAAAACGTGTAGGAAGAATTCTGGGTTATTTAAGTATAATACTTATCAAACCATATTTGAGTTATTAGATGATTTAAGTAGTAGAAAAATTACAGGACATGATGCAATTGCTGCTGTAAATGGTTTTCTTATGGCTACTTGTGATAGTGTTAAACATGAAGAATTAGTTTTAAGTATTATAGATAAAGATCTTAAAATTAGAGCAGGAGATAAAGTTATTAATAAAGCAGTTCCTGGTTTAATTCCTACATTTTCTGTTGCATTGGCTCAAGAATATAAAGGTAAATGTGATTGGAATGATAGATGGTATGCTTCAAGAAAATTAGATGGAGTTAGATGTTTAGCTGTGGTAGATCAAAATGGAGATTGTACATTATATTCTAGAATGGGTAAAGAATTAACTACCTTAAATAAAGTAAAAGAAGCTATTGAAAACACAGGTATTGTTAATTATGTGTTTGATGGTGAAATATGTTTAATGGATGAAGATGGTAATGAAGATTTTCAGGGTGTTATGAAACAACTTAGACGTAAAGATCATCAAATTGAAAATCCTATATTTATGATATTTGATATGATTCATAGATGGGAGTTTAATCAAAAGAAAGGTGATACCCCCTTAACTGAAAGGTTACGTGCTTTAAGAGCTTGGCAAGGAGGTAGGTTTACAGATACATCAATATTACATTATGTAGATCAATTCCAAATAACAGATGATGATCATTTTGAAACATGGAATAAACTATCAGCTGAAAAAGGTTGGGAAGGATTTATGTTACGTAAAAATGTAGGTTATGAAGGTAAACGTAGTAAAAACCTAGTTAAAGTTAAAAAATTCCATGATGCTGAATATGAAGTATTAGGTTGGGATATTGATACACATGAAGTAGTTAGAGATGGTAAGTCAGAGTCAATGACTATGTTATCACAAGTATGGATTGAGCATAAAGGTTATTTAGTAAAAGTAGGTAGTGGATTTACTCAAGAGCAGCGTTTGCAATATATGGATGGTTCTATTGTAGGAAAAACAATAACTGTACAATATTTTGAGGAAACTGCAAATCAAGAAGGTGGGATAAGTTTAAGATTTCCTACAGTAAAAATAATACACGGAGAAAAAAGAGAATTATGATAGAATTTTTAAAACATTTATTTGGGTTTTGTGGTGAACATTGGCATCCAAACATTTTTACTTTAGCAGCTTCAGTTCCAATCGTTGGACCAGCTATTTACTATGTTAAATGTAAATGTGGGGGATGGTTTAAACATAAAAAGAATTGTAAAAATAAAGATCATTAATATGTGTATGTCAGGAATACATTATGAAATTGAAGATGAAGAATGGGAAGAAGAATTATACAAAGTTAATAATAAATTAATTTGTAAGTACTCAGGACTTCCTTCAATTTGGGCTTATGAAAAATAAAGTATTAGATTATATTAAAAATGTACTAGAAATACCAAGAGATGAATATAATGGTATGCCTGTTTGTCCTTTTGCTAAACAAGAAAGAGAAACAGATAATATTTACATAGATAGTATAACTACTAAAAATGATTTTATTATTTGTATGCATAAATTTATTAAGTCAGGTAAAAACTCAGCTGTGTTTATTCAAGAGCATGCTGAGATGGATGAAAGGGATACTAAACGTTATCAGCATTTTTTAAATAAAGTATTAGAAGCATCAGATCAAAGTAATTGGAAAGCGTTATGTATTAATCCTAATGATAAATTAGAGGTGGATGGTTTTAATGCTAGAGCATTAGCTCCTTGTTTTTTAGTTTTGATAAACAATTTAAATGACATAAATTTAGCTCATAAAAATATTTTAAAAACTAAATATTATGATAAAATGGATAGTAAATATAAAAAATACTTAGGAGTATGAGAGTACCTAAAAAACCAAGTGGTAGACGAGCAATGCCTTTCTATTGGTGGAGACGTTTTAGATCACATAAAAATTTACCTTACAAAGCAAGGTTATTAGATAAAATTACAAATGGTGATTTTGATCCAACTCCATTTTTTCAAGAAGCTGAGTGGGAATTACATTGGATGAAAGAAGAACAAAAGGATTTTAAAGATAATTATCAAGGTAATTTAGATGAAATAGAACAAGATATTCGTTATATTGAAATTGAAAGTAAAGCTAGAAAACGTTATAATAAATTGTATGAAGATGGAATGAAAGATGAAGCTGATAGGATGGATAGACTAGTTAATAATTTCAGTAAACATTTTAGAGTTCAAAGAAGTAAAATGCATGATATTGTTTATAGTTTTGATGGTACTATTTTAGAACTATATAGATTTATGCAAAAGGATTTGGCTACCTGAGAAAGGGTTCGTATATTTACCCTGTAAATAAAAAATAAAGGTTATGATAGATTTAAGTATTACAGATAAATTAGATGGATTTAATAAGATTGGTGAATTAAGAGAATCAATTGGTAAAGATTATTGTGGGAATAATAAGTTAATTAAGGTATCTAAATGTGGTAATAAATGTACTGTTGAGAGAGATGGTAAATTAGTTAGTGAACCTAGTTGGTTGACTTGGAATAGAATGTTTTATTAAAATAAAAGTTATGATAGAAGTGAGTATTTTAGAAGTGTTGATAGTAGTTTTAGCTAGTATTAATTTAGGATTATTATTAGGATTATTAATAGTTAAAAAATAAAGTTATGTCTAAGTTTACAAGTTGTTTGAATAAAGGATTTCAAATGGATTTCCAAAATGGATTTAGTATTTCTGTTCAGTGGGGTATAGGTAATTACTGTGCTGTTAGAGAAAAAGATGCATATGGTACTCCTCAAAAACAAGATTACTGGGATTCAGTAAGTGCTGAAATTGCTGTATTTGATAATGATTCAAGATTTATTGAGATTAGAGAAGATGATCAGATTGCTGGGTGGTTGTCAACTGACACTGTAGCTAAAGTAATTGCTATTGTGAGTTCAGCTCAAACTGCAAATGAAATAAGTAAAAAAGTTAAATCATTAAATTTATAATATGCCAAAGTATAGTGAGTTAGATAAAGATATGCTTCGTATGATGAGTGTAACTGAAAGGTTTAATTATATTAATGCTCTAAAACAAATGACAATGGAGGCTAATATGAAAAAATTAACCGAAAAGGATCCTAAAACCAAACCATGGGTAGATGAGGATAATAATGATTGGGATAGATGGAGTGACGGTGATGATAATTCCAGCGACGACGGGGAAGATTCAAACGAATATTAATTAAAATAACTAAACGATGAGTGAAGGTTTATTAGGTTTTATGGGTGTTGCTGTTGTGTTTACGTTAGCAGTTATTTGGGCTGTAGTGGAGGATCATTACAAATCAAAGAACTTAAATGCGTTTAAGAAGAGGTTAGCCAAGTATGACAAACAAAATACCAAGTATGACACAACCAAAAAGAAGTCAAATAGTATATGAACAACTAGTGAGGGGGAATATAAACCAAAACCACACTCACATTAACCCCTTTATTCCGCGCAGCCAACCCTTACCTATAGGAACGAGTATATATTACGAACCGCAAAGTAAACGCGTTGTTCGCAACTATTCACAAAAGGCATGTGTAAAATGGTTTGGAAAAGCAAAAAATTGTTCGTATATTTAGGTAAAATATGGTAAACACGCGCGGAGGTGCGGTGGATAACGGTGATTGTGTGTTATGAGCATGCATTGGTGGTGCAGAATACGACGGTAGGGAGGCATACATCAGTACCTTAGCCGTACCGCTTACCTTAATGTAACGTAAGTTAGTATTATTTAATTATTATTTATGTAGTACCTTGTGTAGGGGTGGTTAGTACTTAGTACGTAACTATCCCTACCGTTGTACTTACTGGATGATATATCCTCACCGCTATATCACTTACATATTTACATAATATTTTCGCCGTGGTACGCCGTACCGCCCGCGTAATTACCCACGGATAGCCGCCGTCCATCGGGCGTGTATATGCGCAAAAAAAGTTTTAGCTGTCTTTATGGTTCGAAAACGATCTTAAAGCATCGATTGTATATAAGGATATATATGGGTAAAGGGATTAAAAAATCGTGATATGTGGATTCTTTTTTTAACAAAATTTTTGGCATCGATAAAATATATATTGATATAATATTGGTAATAACTACTTAATATTAAAACCACATATAATAGAATGTTGTAATGTATATATCAGCATGGAAAGAAAAATTGACCTCAGCCCAATAATATATGTGATTATAATGGTTGTTATATTTGTAACAGCTCTTTAAAAACTTTTGAAGACTTCCGGTAAAATGTTTGGTTCCCCGAGAGAGGGTTCGTATATTCACCCCATATTAATAATTAAAAATCAAGGTTATGCTAAACGAAGAAACATTACAAACAGCTAAGTATTTAAGTAAAGAAAATATTAAATCACTTGCACCAGCAGTATTTGCTAAAACACCAAGTAGTGAGGTGTCAAAACACTATACTCATATTCCAACAGAAAGAGTAATTGATGATATGGAATTGTTAGGTTGGAAACCAATTGAAGCAAAAGAGGTAAAAGCAAGGAAAAAATCAACACAAGGATTCCAAAAACATTTATTGGTATTTAGAAATGATGATGTTGTAATTAATGGTCAGGATGGAGATACAGTATTTCCACAAATATTAATGACTAATTCTCATGATGGTAAAAATGCTTTTAATTTTGAAGCAGGTTTATACAGATTAGTTTGTTCTAATGGATTGGTAATTGCCGATACAAGATTTGAATCAGTTAAAATGAGACATATGGGTTATTCATTTGATGATTTACAAGTTAAAATTAAAGAAATGGTTGAAAATCTTCCATTAACAGTTGAATCAATGAATAAAATGAAAGCTACAGAGTTAGAGCAAAATCAAATTTTAGAATTTGCTAAAGAAGCTTTAAATACTAGATTTAAAAAAGATGAACTTAATAGAATTAAGATAAATATGGATGAATTCATCAAACCAGTTAGAAAAGAAGATGAAGGAAATGATTTATGGTCAGTATTTAATGTAGTACAAGAAAAAATCATTGAAGGTGATTTTGATTACATGGCAGGTGGAAAGCTTAGAAAAGCTAGAGAAATTAAAAATTTCAAACAAGACATGAAAATAAATAAAGAATTATTTAATGTTGCATTAGAGTATGCCTCATAAAAATATAGTTTGGATAAATGGATGTTTTGATGTGCTCCACATGGGGCATATCAAACTCTTCCAAAGAGCAAGACAAATGGGTCTTCCGGTAATAGTGGGGATAGATACGGATGATAGAATTCAGTCGATGAAAGGAAATGACCGTCCTATAAATAACTTACAACATAGAGTAGAATTTTTAAAGGCTATTAAATATATAGATGCGGTAGTATCTTTTTCAACGGATGACGAATTAATTGAACTAATCAAAGCACACTCCCCAAGATATATGTTAATTGGTGATGACTATAAAGATAAAAAGATAATAGGTAGTGAATTCATCAAGGAAATAATATATGTTAAGAGATATGGTGATTTAAGTTCTTCGGATATTATAAACGGAGCCCACAACTCGTGATATTTATAATAAAATAATTCCAGTATGGCAACATATACAGCAGCACAAATGCATAATAGCGGAACGTTAGGAGAAGAACTGTCAGGAGCTAAAACATTTACCGTTCTTAACGTAACGGCGTCTAATAATAATTTCCCAATAGGATATCTTACACTGGAGGGGAATGCTACCGCAAACCAAAATCTAAATTCCACTACACTACTTACTGGATCGTTTGGAACATTTAATGGTAATGTAACTCAATCCCTTATTGTCTCAAGCTCTACCCACTGGGCTATACCAATTGGAAGAGGAGATGGTAGTGGATCATTTCAATTTACACCAACACAAACAGTTGCTGCTAACTCATATTACATAAAATCAACTGGTAATTTTAGTTTAGTTATATCATAGTGTATAATAATGTATAATACTGTATATACGTATTTATAGATGCTATATTGTAGAAGAGAGAAGTTTCGAGACCGCTTTTATAAATAAATTTGGATAAGCAAGATATCTTTCGTATATTCATGTCACAAAATAAAGGTTATAAAAATGCAAAGAATTTCAATAAAAGAATCAAACCAATTTTTTCCCGCTAAAGATGTATCCGATGCTTCTTATTTTACTTTATCCCCTTCTTTAAAAGGTGATGGGTGGGAAGATGTAAATTATTTTACAAATCGTAAAAAACTTTCTTACACAAATCGTGATGGTGATCATGATTCTTGGGTTTATGTTTTATCTAATCCTGTTCAACCGGGAATATTTAAAATAGGTTATACTAATAATACTCCCGAAGAAAGGGCAAGACAATTATCAAATGCAACAGGTGTTGCTTTACCCTATGAAGTTGAGTATGCTTATAGTTGTTGGAATGGGTTAGATATGGAAAAGGATGTTCATGAAAGATTAAGTGAATATCGCTTGAGTAATCAACGTGAATTTTTTCAAGTTGATTTGGAGGAAGTAAAAGAAATTATTAATGAAATAGGAGAATGTTATGTATAAAAATATATTAATATTATTTAGTTTTTTTAGTTTATTCTCATGTACTAAAGAAACAATTTATCCAACACCATGTAATGGTGATTGTGAAACATCATGGGAAGTAGTTTATAAAAATCAATTTGTATCCCCTAATAATAATGGTTATTATGAAATTCAATGGGATGATTTAGATTATTTTCAAATACAAGGTAGTTTAACCCCTTTAAATGATGAATATGTTATAAATGGGGTACCTTTAGTAGAATCTAGTTTTGATTCCGATTATTGGATTATTATGGATTCAATACAATTTCAAACCCCCATGTATAGTTATTTAGGTTGGTTTAATGACGATAATTTGGAAAATCCAATTCCAATTGGTAACTACGTTTATACTATGTCTAACTTAATGGATATTCACCCACCAACCAACATAGCTGGTTATCAAATTCCTGAAAATTTTTGCTCTGAGTGTCCATATGCTTCTACACTCTTAGGATCACATTCTAAATATAATTATACACCTAGGCAAAATTTTATGTTAGATAATGAAATGATTGGAGATACAATTAACGTATTTACTAAAACATTATTTAATTCAGATATGGGAGAAAATATTACTATAGAAAAGAATATCAAAATTATTATATTATGAATTTAGGTTATGCCTGTATTAATACTGCTTTAAAATCAAATGGAATTTTTACTAATAGGACTATGCGTAGAAAAACATTTGAATCAAAGGGTTTAGATTATGTTTCTGAGTTATCACTTCAAAATGTAAAAGATTTAGAAACACATATTCATTGGAATAATGAGCATAATATTAAATTATTTAGATTATCATCTCAAATATTTCCTTGGATGGAAGAATATAATTGGGAAGACTTAAAAGATTGGGATGAAATTAAATCATTAATGTTAAAATGTGGTAATATAGCTACTGAATCAGAACAAAGACTTACAATGCATCCTGGTCCATTTCATTGTTTAGCATCTCCAAATGATAAAGTTGTTAAACGTACAGTTATAGGCCTAAATAAACATTCAGAACAATTTGATATGATGGGATTTGAACCTAGTAATTATAATAAAATTAACATTCATGTAGGTGGTGCTTATGGAGATAAAGAGGCAGCATTAGAACGTTTTTGTAAAAATTTTGAATTATTAGATGATAATACTAAAAAACGACTTGTAGTTGAAAATGATGATTCCCCAAATGAGTTTTCTGTTAAAGATTTAATAAAGGGAGTCCATTTAAATATTGGGATACCTGTTGTATTTGATTATTTCCATCATAAATTTAATACAGGTGGGTTAACTGAAGAAGAAGCGTTAATAGCAGCATATGCAACTTGGCCTGATAATGTTAAACAATGTTGTCACTATTCAGAAAGTAGGAGAAAAGAAAAATTAGATGAGTCCATTAGACCACAGGCACACTCAGATTTAATTTACAATAAAATCAATACTTACGGTTTAGATCCTGATATTGTTATTGAAGCTAAATTAAAAGAACAAGCAATATTTAATAAAGTAATTTAAAGACTTCCACGAAGATATTTGGTTTCCTGAGAGAGGGTTCGTATATTTACAGAGTAAATAATTAATAATAATAAAGGTTATGTCAAATTCAAACACAATTAAAAGAGGTCGTCCAAGTAAAATTAATTCTCCTCAAACAGTAAGCATTAATGTAAAAACTGTTAAAATGAATGATTTAAGTTTCGATAAGAAATTATTTAAACCAATGAGAACTAAAACTAAAGTTGATGCATTTTTTAGTTCAGATAATGGTATTATGCCAGGTACAAATGTTGTAATTACAGGTGATCCAGGTGTTGGAAAAACTACTGTTTTATTAGATATTTTAGGTGATCTTAATAAAAACAAGAAAAAATGTTTATTTATATCAGGTGAGATGAATGCTATTGATATGGTTGGTTATGTTAAAAGATTCCCTAAATTTGGTAAATTAGATATTTTATTTATGGGTGATTATACAGAAGTTAATCCTGATGTTGTTTTAAGAACAGCTCTTAAAGAAGGATATGATTGTGTATTAATTGATTCACTTGCTGAGATATCAGATAGTTATGTAGATTACTTTGGTGGTACTGGAAAGTCAAATACCAATAGAATTCTTCAATTACTTGATGAGCATAATTTAGGTAATAATGAATCTAAAACCAATACTACATTTTTAATTATTCAACAAGTTACTAAAGGTGGTACGTTCGTTGGTTCAAATAAAATTAAACACATGACAACAGCAATGGGTCATTTGAAATTTGATGATCAAGGTAGATACTTACATTTTAGTAAAAACCGAAGAGGTGGTAATGGTAATAAATTATACTTTAATTTAAATTCTAGAAATAAAGTTAATTGGTTATTTGATGAGCCAATGAATATGATATAATGAAAAAGAAGAAGAAGAAGTTGGATTTCAACGGTGGGTGGTCTCATGGAGAAGCTGCCCACCATATTGGAAAAAAATTAACTGAAAAAGTAGTTAAAAGTAAAAAAGATTATAAAAGAAAATCAAAACATCCCAAAAGTTGGGAGATTGGTGAAGATGAATATTAATTTAAAATAAATAAAAGTTATGGCAAGAATAAACGTAAACTCAAAAAACAGTATATTATTAAATAATAGATTATATATAACAGCTTTAAAAGCTCAAATGATGAATTCTAAATTACATGAATTTGTAGTAACAGGAAATAGCATCAATCATCCTACTAAAGGATTATTTTATGAATATACAGGTAATTACTCAAGAAAATAATTAAAAATGAAAGATATGAATAATAAGTGGGAAAAAGAATCTAAACCAGTTACTATGGAAGAAATGGTAGCTCAACATGATGAATGGTGGAATAGTTTATCTGATAAAGATAAAGAAAAATTATTTCAAGAACAAAAAGAAGCTGAAGATTACTTCTATAACATTAAACAACAAAAAAATACAAAATAGGTTGGATTTGTAGTATTTATACCATATATTAAGTGTTATGGGTCACTACGAAGACGAATTAGTTGAAATTTACAATACGGTTGTTGCTGATGGTATCAAAAAAGAATTTGATAACCAGCTTGAAAAAATGGCACGTCAGGACAAGCATAGTCATAAATCTGCAAAAGAAAGGTGGAGTTATGCCCTCTATAGGATTAAAGGAGGTCCATCACTTGACAAATACTAATATTTATGATAAAAATGCTTAACCTAGAAAACTTATTTAACTTATTTACTCCCGAAGATTTAAGAAAAGAAAACAAAACCCATCTTGATTTTGAAAATCAACCACTTTATTTTTGTGGAATGTGGAAAAAGTTAATTTTAAATCATATTAATTTTTCAAAAAAAGTAGCTAATTTCTTTAAACAATCTAATGGTGAATTTGATATAAGTGATATTAGAGAAGCAGGAAAGTTTGTTGCATTCAATAGAGCATGGTCTTATTTAAACAAATTAGATTTAAATAATGATGATCACATACTCACTATTTTAAGTTATAGTAATGAAGAATTTATTGCTACATTAGAAATGGGGCTTAAACACTTTACTGAATGTGAGGAGTATGAGAAGTGTGCTAAAATACTAAAAATCAAAAATATTTCACGAAAAAACTAATCTAAGCTTGGTTACCTAATTTTTTTCTAGTACCTTGGAGATACAGGGTTTTAAAGAAAATAGAGAGATAAGGGAATTAGGAATAAGGGGTGGATGGAACAGGAATAATTCATATATTCCAGTATATTAATTAATAAATTACAATTATGGCATTTAGAAATAAAGAATTAGTAGACAAAAGATTTACTAATATCAAATCAAAAATCAAAAATTTAGATTTAATGGTGGCAAGAGGTCAATCCTCAGCTCAAGATTTTAGAAATGGTTTAAAAGATTTATATGAAACTATAGAAGATCTAGAATCATTAGTAGAAAGAGAAGCATCACCATTAAGACAAGGTTAAACCAAAAAATAAAAGTTATGAAATTATCAGCAGAACAAATCCAAAATAATTGGGAAACATTTAACGCTAATATCAGCAATTATATTACAGGCGATCGTAAACAAAAATTACTAGACTTCTATTCTAAATTCCAGGATAGACTAATGTTAATGCCTGCTTCACATAAAAAAGAATATCATAACGCATTCCCAGGTGGGTATGTTGAGCATGTTAATAGAGTAGTTGATTGTGCTTTAAAACAATATGAATTATGGAAAGAAGAAGGTACAGATATGTCTACTTTTACAAAAGAAGAACTAGTATTTTCAGCTATTAATCATGATTTAGGTAAAATGGGAGATGAAACCCATGAATCATATTTACCTCAAACTGATAAATGGAGAAGAGAAAAATTAGGTGAGGATTATATGCATAATAAAGAAATTGCTTTTGCAGCTGTTCCAGATAGAGGTTTATTTTTACTTCAACAACATGATGTTAAATATACTTTTAATGAAATGGTTGCTATTCAAACACATGATGGTTTATATGATGTAGCAAATGAAAAATATTTAAAATCATATATGCCAGAAACAAAACCAAGGACTGCATTGCCTTTTATATTACATTTTGCAGATATGATGGCTGCTAGAATTGAATTTGAAAGAGAATGGTTACCTAAATTTAAAAATAACTTGGATGGTAAAAAGGGAAATTATACATTGAGTACTGATAGCAAAAAATCTAATGTAAAAAATAAAGCATTGGGCACTATTAAAAGTGAAGGCTTAAAAAATATATTTGATAAATTATGATTATAACAGTCCCAACCATTATTATAATTCTTCTTTCAGTTGTTTGTATCATTTTAGGATTTACAACGTTAAATTTACTTAGAAAAAACGAAAAAGCAGAGGACATTGTAGTTGGATATCTTGAATACTTAGATAAAATATCTAGAGTTATTGAAGCTGCAGAGGCAAAAGTTAAAAAAATTGACATTAAAGGTTCATTTGCGTCAGATGATGAAATAGGTTTTTTCTTTAAACAAATTAAACAAATACAAAATATTCTAAATGAGTTTCAACTGAAAAAATTTAAATAATGGATGAAATAATAAGAAGGCATAAAGCTCAAAAACAGAGCAGAGTTTATTTTACCAAAGAAACAGAAAAAGCGATTGTTGATTATAATCGCTCTTCTGATCCGGACGAACGAAGTAAATTATATGAAGAAAAAATTCATTGGGCCTTTTATAAATTAACAGAAAACATAATCCACACATTTAAATTTTATTATACTGATGGTGTTGAAAATTTAGAAGATCTTCAACATGAAATTATGGTATTTTTATTATCTAAAATCCATAAATTTGACCCTACTAATGGGGCTAAAGCCTATTCTTACTTTGGTACTATAGTAAAAAGATGGTTAATAGTATATAATCAAAAGAATTATGGTAAAAAGATTAAAAATATTTCAATATCAGATCTAAACCACTATTCCCAATTAGATACAACTGATCCTTCTTTTATTACATCTAAAAGAGTAGAAGATGATGTTCAAACTGTCATAAAAAATGAAGAGTTTAGTAACATACCAGATTCTAAAATCCCAAAAGATTATAAATATGAAGATAGATTATCTTTATTTGTAGATGAGTATATAGAGTACTGTACAGATAGAATATATGATTTGTTTCCTAAGGGTAATGATGCTATGATAGCAGATGCTATTCTAGAATTGTTTAGAAAAAGAGATAATATAGATGTTTTTAATAAAAAAGCACTTTATATTTACATTAGGGAAATGGTTGACGTAAAAACACCAAAAATTACAAAAATAGCAAATAAACTATATAGTATTTTTAAAGAAAAATATTTGTTTTATTTAGATCACGGTTATTTTCCTCCAAAATAGTTTTAAAAATATATATTTATAACCAAAAAATTATGGGACAATTAGATTCACTAGTTTTTGGTAAAAAAACATTTTCGGATATTTTAGAAGAAATTTACCAAAACCAAAAAAAGAGAGATGCTCAAGTTGTTGCTTTAATTTCTGAATTAAAACCTTTAGTCCAAGAAATAGGTGATGCAACACTTATAGTACCACTTATAAAAGAATATATGGAGATAGGAGTTAAAAACGATGATGCTTTGATAAAAATGGCTACAATAGTTCAAAGAGTACTCCAAAACCAAAATGATGATGGTGGGTTAGGCATTACAGAAGAAGAAAAGCAACAATTATTAGCTGAGATGGATAAAATCCATTCAGACAAAAAAGCATAAACATGCCAAGATTATCAACTACATTAGCTTCGTTTAATAAGATTAAAACGGCTCAAGTAAATAGAGCAGGAGTATTTGCTGCTAGAGTAAAGTTTTCAATGATAGATGATAAAACTCAAAGTCAAGTATTTAAAGATTTTGGGGAATGGAGCTCTATTGGTTGTATATTTTTTGATAGATTAAACCAACCAAACTCAAATCCTCAATTTACGTCAGATAATTTTGCTAAACCATTATTTCCAAATAATTCAAATATACCATTACATAATGAAATAGTATATGTTTTAGCATTACCTAATAGTAGTGTTCAATCAGATGTTAATAATTTATCATATTATTATTTTCAATCTATTAATATATGGAATAGCACCCACCATAATGCTATCCCAGATCCTATTTATGGTGATGCAAATCCTGAATCTCAACAAGCAGATTATCAACAAACAGAAGCTGGATCAGTTAGAAGAGTAACAGATGGTGGAACTGAAATTGATTTAGGAACTGATTTTCAGGAAAAGTTAGAAATAAGAAATTTACAACCTTATGCTGGAGATTTAATATATCAAGGTAGATGGGGGCAAACAATTAGATTTGGTTCAACTATACAAGGAGCTCAAATACCTAATCCTTGGTCTAAATCAGGTAATGATGGGGATCCTATTACAATATTAAAAAATGGTCAGCATGAAGATGATGCTGAACCTTGGGTACCTCAAGTTGAAGATATAAACACAGATTTATCAAGTATATATTTAACATCAACACAAGAAATACCTATAGAATTAGCAAGTGATAATTATAAATCATATGATTCATCTCCTGAAGCAGCTCCTAAATTTACAGGTGAACAAGTAATTATAAACTCAGGTAGATTATTATTTAATTCTAAAACAGATAATATATTACTATCATCTTTTGATACTATAAATTTAAATTCAGTTAATAGTCTAAATGTAGATACACCAAAAACAGTAGTTGCTTCTAAAGAAATTTATTTAGGAGATAAAAATGCAACAGAACCAGTAATATTAGGTGATAAATTTTTAGGTGATTTATCTAGATTATTATCATCTTTAATTTCACTTTGCTCAGCATTAGGTACACCTATAGGATCAGGACCACCTTTTGCTATTAATGGGGCTATACCAGCTCCAGCAACACAAACATTAGTTAAAGCACAAAATATGCTTAATAAAATTCAATCATATAAATCAAAGGTTAGTAAATCTAAATAAAAATGAGCTCAGCATTAGGGAAATTATTAGTAAAATCTACAACTCGAATTATAAAAAATACTTCGAAGTTTGAATTAGCTATTGATGATTTGATTGAAAAATTTAAAGAATCATGTCCTCCTAAGGATGAATTATTAAAAATAGTACAACAAAAAAATCAAATTCAGTCTGCATTATCTAATGTATTAGGTGAGTTTTCAAGAGTTAATAGTACAGTAAATGCTACTAAAACTATAGTTACAACAGTTGGAACGGCTGTTAAAGTAATTAAAAGTATACCATTACCAACATCAGTCCCTCCGGGTATTGGTATTCCAGTTAATGTAATAACCTTATTAGCTGATTCCTTAGATACATTAGGGGATTTAGTAAAAGGAGCAAAAGCATCACTTAAAATAGTCCCACCAGTTGCAAAAACAGTAACAGAATCATCTCAAATAGTATTAGATAAATTAACAATATTAGATGGGGTTTTAAATGAATGTATTGAAGAATTATTAGGTGATCTTGAATGGAGACCTGATGTTGAATATAATATAGGAGATCATGTTACCTTTAATGGAAATTACTATGCTTCTCAAATTGACCTAAACTTAAATATACCTCCTATACCGGAAACAGTTCCTGTGTCTTGGACATTATCAGATGAAGCTAGTGCTTTAAATTGGTTAATGAATACAATAGGAAATGTAGCAGCAACTTCTGGTATATCTACTGATGTTAATATAAATGTAGCAAGTGAGGAAGAATTAACTAGAAGATTACAACCAGGAGCTAATCCTAGGTTTCTATATCAAAAAACAGGATTTCCAAACCCTGATTGGTTACTTACTTTAGAATATAATCCCAATAATGAATTTGCTTTTCCACAAAGAAGAATTAGAGCAGAAAATATAAACCAATTTGATGGTAATCCTTATAAAGGTATTGTTGTTTATAACATTTATGGTAAAAAATATTCATATAGTACTTCTGTTGAGGTATTAGTTGAAGAAGCAAAATTTGTAATAGAACAACTAGATACTACTTGGTATATAAATAATAATACTAATTTTAATACATCAGGTGAATTTAATAGAGGTAATCAAACAACTACAGATACAACGGCTGCAGTTAGTGTACAAGGTTCATCTGGTCCTCAAGGTACAACTAACCAAACACCAGGGTTAGCTATATCATTTGATATGGGTAATTTAGAAAATGATGGTACTGAAAGTAGACACATTGATTTACCTACAAACTTTAGCAATCCTTCTCTAAATCAAATATTAGGTAGAGTTATTACAACAGCTGTTTCCCAGTCTGTAGGAATTTATATAAAAACTGGTATTAACCCATTTAATAATACAACAGGGTTTGGTTCAAGTCAAACACAAGACCCTATAGTAGGGGTAACATTTGTTCCAGATATATTATTAAATTTAAATACTAATCAAAACCCAGATTTTTCAACTAAAACATATACATCTGAAAATGCAACTAGAGTTTTTAGATACACTTACAACGAAATTGGAGAATATTCATTTAAATTAAATGTAATTCAACAAGATAACATATTACCTCAGTATCAAGCTGAAACATATGTGAGACTAGAACAAACAGATGATGATTAGATCATCGAAAATAATTAAAAAAATTAATAATAATAATATTTATAATAAAAAATGAAGTCATCAGAGTTAAAAAAGATAATAAAAGAAGCAGTTAGAGAAGCAATTCAAGAAGAATTAAAAGATATTTTATTGGAAGCTGTAAAAACTCCTAAAGTTGCCCCTCAACAGATAACATCAACTCCAGTTGTAGAACATCAAGCTCCACAACAACCAGTTATGTCAGCTTCCGAAAAAAGAGCAGCTTATCAAAATATATTAGGTGATACTGCAGCTGCTTTTACAACTAATAATGTACCTCAAAGTTTTACACCTCAACCTGGTTTTGATTCAGCTAATGGAGCACTACCAGCAGGAGAAGTTGATATGTCACAAATAGCATCATTAATGAAAAAATAATGGCAAGAATAATAGCAAGTAAATATCCAATAGATTCAATCGGAAGAAAAGCCGTAGGGTTTTCTCTTCCTTTTAATGGACCTGCTGTGTTTAACCCTACATTTACAACTAGAGAACAAACAAAATCTAATTTAATTAATTATTTATTAACTAATAGAGGTGAAAGAGTTTTTAATCCAAATTTTGGGGCTGATTTAAGAGCTTTATTATTTGAACAAATTTTAGATAGAACTACTGATGATTTGAAGGCAAGAATTCAGGATGATATATCACTATTTTTCCCTAATGTTATAATCTTAGAGATTCAATTTGATAATCAACCAGATAATAATGAAATTAATTTTACATTAACTTATCAAATAGAAAATTTTGATATAAGTGATGAAATAAACATACTACTACAATAATGGCTGATTTAAAAAGAGACATAAGATATATTGATAGGGATTTTAACCAATTTAGAAATGCTTTAATTAACTATTCTAAAACTTATTTTCCTGATACATTTAATGATTTTTCAGATACATCTACAGGTATGCTATTTATGGAAATGGCTTCTTATGTAGGTGATGTTTTATCATTTTATTTAGATAATCAAATACAAGAAACATTTATTCAAAAAGCAAGACAACAAGAAAATTTATATCAAATGGCTTATTTACTAGGTTATGAACCTAAAGTAACAACAGCTGCTAGTGTTAATATAGATTTTTTCCAACAAGTTCCTGCTAAATTAGAGGGTGGAGAATATGTTCCTGACTATGATTATGCAATGATTATACCAGAAAACACTCAAATTACATCTAATATTGATTCATCTCAACAATTCTTAATAGAAGATGTTGTTGATTTTTCTGCATCAGGATCCTTAGATCCAACTACAGTTTCTGTATACCAAATATCAGGTGTTAACCCAACATTTTATCTATTAAAAAAGAGTAGAAAAGCAATATCAGCTACAATAAACACAATTGATTTTACTTTTACAGCAGCTGAAAGATTTGATAGTAGAACAATAAAAGCTTCTAATATTATAGGCGTTTTAGATTGTAAAGATACAGATGATAATGAGTGGTATGAAGTACCTAATATGGCGCAAGAAAACGTATATGATACAATAAGAAACACAAATACAAATGATCCAACATATAATATAGAAGAAGATGCTCCTTATTTATTACAGTTAAAACAAGTACAAAGAAGATTTGTAACTAGATTTTTAGACTCAGGTTCTTTACAAATTCAATTTGGGGCTGGTTCAACTAAAAATAATGATGAAACAATAATTCCTAATCCTGATAATGTAGGTTTAGGTTTACCATTTGAAAGAGACCAATTAACAACAGCATTTTCCCCTTTAAACTTCATATTTACAAATACTTATGGAATTGCTCCATATAATACAACATTAACATTTAGATATTTAACTGGTGGGGGTGTAAGTTCAAATGTAGAAGCAGGTACATTAACTGTTTTAGATGATACTAATTTTACTTTTGTTAATCCAAACTTAGCAGATACAGCTTTAGCAAACACAATATTTGCATCAGTATCAGCTAATAATCCATTAGCTGCAGATGGAGGTCAAGATGGTGATACTATAGAAGAATTAAGATTAAATGCAGTAGGTAATTTCCAAAACCAATTAAGAGCAGTAACTAAAGAAGATTATTTAATTAGAACTTTATCAATGCCTTCTAATTTAGGTACTATTGCAAAGGCATATGCTATTCCAACTAAAATAGCTGATTACCAACCAGGTGAATTACCAACAATTTTAGATTTATATGTTTTAACTTATGATGCAGATAAAAAATTAAGATCAGCATCATCATTAATTAAAAGAAATTTAAGAACATATTTAGCAGAATATAGAATGATTAATGATTCTATTAAAATAAAAGATGCTTTTGTTATTAATATTGAAGTAGTATTTGATATAATAGTATTACCTAATTATAACAATAGTGAAGTTTTAACTAGATGTATAGATTCATTATCTAATTACTTTGATATAGATGACTGGCAAATAAACCAACCAATATTATTTTCAGATCTATTTGTTTTATTAGATAAAGTAGAAGGAGTTCAAACTGTAAAAAACATTCAAATTAATAATTTAACAGGTGTAGCATTAGGATATAGTGATTTTGCTTATGACATCCCAGGTGCTACAATTGATGGTGTTGTTTATCCATCAATTGATCCTATGATTTTTGAAGTTAAATTCCCTAATTCAGATATTAAAGGTAGAGTAGTACCAATATAAAATTTAAATTATGGCAAAAGGAAGAAATGACATACCAAATATTAAACCGAATGAAGATTTAGATGTTAAAGGTACTAGAGAAGGGTTAAGAGGAAGTTTTAATAAAACTAATCTAGATTTAGAAAATAAAGAACCCTTAGGAGGTCCTATTAATACTGATCCTGTTACAATAAATGGTGTTGAATATGGTGGTTTTTCGGCTAGATATTCACCAACAGAACCTTATATGCAAGAAGGAAACCAAAAATCAGCGTTAGTATCAGTTGATGCTGGTGGTGAAGTTACTGATGAAGGCATTTTAAAAGTAACAGCATTAGATAATACCTCAGATGAAGCCGGGGTAAGACAAGGAGGAACAGGAGGTCCAAATAGGGTAGCTCCAAATCAATTTAATACTGTAGGTGGTGAAGGTACTTATACTAATTATAAAGCATCAACAAGTCCTACAACCCCACTTCCAAGTATGGGTACTCCTTTAAAAACTAGAGATGGTCAGGATTCAACGTCAGAATTAAATGCATATACTCCAGAAAACACTTATATGGAATCTATAATTAAATATAAAACCGATAATAAAACCGTATAAGACATGGCTGTATATAAAATATTCCCAGAAAAAGATGCAACATTATACACTGAGTTTCCAAATAGAAACACAGGTAGAGATGAACTATTAGAAGCAAGAACCTATTTAGCAAGTGGTTTAGGCCAAGTAAGTAGATATGTACTTAAATTTTCTGATAGTGAAATTACAAATGTAATAACAAATAAAATAGGAACAGGTAAATCTGAATGGACAGCATATTTAAGAAATTATCATGCTGTAGTAACAGGATTAAATTTAGATCAAACATTAGAATTTTACCCAGTAGCTGGTAATTGGGGTATGGGAACAGGAAAATTTAATGATGCACCAGAAGTTGTAAATGGAACAAGTTGGAATTGGTTAGATTTTTCTGGGTCTACTTTATGGCCTACAAGTGGTTTTGCAACTTATGTAACAGCATCATTTTCAGGAAGTGTAACGGGAGGTGGAAATTGGTATACAGGATCAAATATATCATCATTAGATCCAGTAACACAATCTCAAGTATTTACATATGCTAATCCAAAAGATATTTTAGTAGATGTTAAAAACACAGTTGAAACTTGGTATAGTTATTCTTTAGATAATACTGATGGATTTGCTAATCAAGGATTTTTAGTTAAAAATACTGATTCAGTTGAATTTAAAAGAACAAAAGAAACAACAACAACATTTAAATATTTTTCAATTGATACTAATACTATATACCCACCTGAATTAGAATTTAGATGGAATGATTATACATTTGATACTGGTTCATCTACTAATACTATATTACCACAGGTAGAAAGTTTTATTTCATTATTTAATAATCAAGGAACTTATTATTCTCAAAGTGTACCAAGATTAAGATTTGCTGCAATGCCAAAATACCCAGATAGAGTATTTTTAACAGCATCTTTATACACTACTAATTTTTATCTTCCAGAATCACATTCATTATATGCTGTAAAAGACACAGAAACAAATGAATTTGTGATAGATTTCGATAGTGATTATACGAGAATTAGTGCTGATGCCACTTCAAGTTATTTTGATTTATATATGAATGGTTTAGAACCTGAAAGATACTATACAATTTTAGTAAAAACTAAAATAGGAGATGTAACTAAAGTTTTTGATGAAAATATAATGTTTAAAGTAGTTAATGGATGAGTAAAAATATAGATTTAAAAAGAACAGTTTTTGATAAAACTAAATTTAATGAAACAGTTAATACTGATTTTACTCAATTACAGAGTGAACTTGACCCTCAGTTTTTTGATTTAAATTTGGCTACATTAGAAGATTTTTGGAGCTTGTATGAGAAGTTTTTTTATGAAATTCCTAAAACGGGTGATATAAATTCACATGAATATTTAGTAAAAACAAGTGGTGAGTATATTGATTATGAACCACAAAAAGAAGAAATTGAAGCCTTACTAGAAGAAATAGCAGAATTAAGAACTGAAAATTTAGAAGTAAGACAAGAAATAGCTGACGTAATAGCTAATTTTAATGAAAATAGTAACTCTAATGTAGCATCAGCTGTATCCACAAGAGGAGAAGCTTAAAATAAAAATTAATGTCAAGATATAGAGACGAATTTAGAGAAGAAAGTCCATTAGAAAGAGGAACTGGAAGAGTAAGAGAAATTAAAGAAGAAAAATTAGTAACTACTTCTTCAATTCAATTACCTAACCCAGTAGAACCTTTAAAAACAGATGAAGTAGTAGAAAGTGATAATATTGCTATTCCTGTTAGTGCTTCTTGTGTCCCTATTAATCCTAATACATTAACAGAATTTGGTGATGGTTTTGAATTACAAGATCAAGAAATTATTCCAAGTGAAAATATAACAGGTTCATTTACTCAAGGAGAAAATTTAGTCGAATTTTTTGTATATGATGCAGATAAAAATTTAGCAAGTGTAAATTATAATTTTACAGGATGGTCAATAGGTAAAAATTCAGATAGTACACTATTAACAGGTTCATATACAAACGCAGAAACAGGTGAAAACGTAGTAGTTGAAAATCCTCCTACATCTTCTATAACTAATGCTATTAAATTAGACCCAACAACAGATGCATTTAATTTAGGGTTTGATGCTGGTCAAGTATTTACAGCTTATAATTTTATTAATTATGAGTTAGGATCTAGTATAGAAAAAACTTTTTATATATCAGAAATATCAGGTGATAGAACAGAAATAGCTTTAAAATCTAATTTTATATCAAAAGATGAAATTTTAGATAGTTATAAATCTTTAAAAGAATCATTAGATTCATCAGAAAATTTTGATGAGTTTTATATTAGTTTATTTAATAATGATTATCAAATAGCTGTAAATTGTATCTTAGATGAAACAGGAGTAGAACCAAGAGTATTAATTAAACTATATGATGCCCTTCCAGTTCAATTTAAAACAAAAGATGAATTATATGTAGTAACTAAAGTAGGAGAAAGTGTTGCTTATAAAATTAATTATGCTGAAGATATACAAACGTTTATTGATAATGCAACTTATATTAAAGGACCTAATATTAATATATCATTACAAGACTTAGTTAATAATTCAACTACATTAAAATCAAGAAATGATTTAGTAGAAACAAAATCATCTGAATCATTAAATCAAGTTTTAAATATTTTAAATCAAAGAGGTGTAACTATAACACCTAATTATTCATATAACACATATAATGAATTTGTTAATTTTTCTTCTGCTAAAGAAAGAGTTAATAATTTTTATGAAAAAGTATCACAAATACAAGCTTTTGAAGCAGATATAGAAAGTATAACTTCAATAACGGGTTCTAATCCTAATGTAACTGCTATATCTCAAAGTTTAGCTAGCTTACAAACCAATATTACAAATTTAATAGAGAATTTTGATGGATATGAAACTTATTTATATTACAACACATCATCAGTATTTGCGTATCCAAAAACAGGATCAGCCTATCCGTTTGAATTATTACCAACAGGAAGTACAGAAGTATTAGAATGGCTAGGTAGTGATATTGAAAGTAACCAATACTATGGAGGTATCATTCTATCAGCATCTTTATATGATGAAAATAATCAAAATTGGTTATATTATACTATACCACAATACATTGTTGAAAATTCTGAAAATGAAAATTATGTAACTTTTGCTAATATGGTAGGTCAATCTTTTGATGAAGTATGGCTTTATACAAAAGCATTAAGTGAAAGATACAATACAACAAACAACCCAGATGAAGGATTACCATTAGGATTAGCTGCTGATGCTATTAAAAGTTTAGGATTTGAAACGTTTGGAAACAATTATAATAATCAAGGTAATTTTATAGGTTTAGCAGGTGAAGACAATGGTAGTTATGTACCACCAACAGGAAGTGAATTAATTACACAATATATAGCTGTAAATAGTGGATCAGTAGTAAATTATTGGGACCCAGAATACTCATGGGAAGGTTATGTAGAATCAATTATAAACCCAGGTTTCCCTTATGCTATAGATAAAGTAAGTAAAGAAATTTATAAACGTCTATTCCATAATATGGCTTATCTTACTAAAAAGAAAGGTACAATATCTGGTTTAAGACAATTAATTAATATTTGGGGTATACCAAATACTATACTTAGAATTAATGAGTTTGGAGGTAAAAATAGAGATAATAGTAATGATTATGATTTATGGTATAATAGATTTAGTTATGCCTATACTCCTGTAGCAACACAGTATTTAGCTAGTTCATCTGTTTTAGTACCATGGATGCCATTAGAAAGAAACCATATAGCTAATGTAACAGAAGCAGGTGATAATGAATTTATAGTACCAGATGGTGTAGCTGTAAGATTTAAAACTACAGGTTTCCCATCTTCTAGTTTTGCTGGTACTAATTTTAGTCAATCCATTTTATCTAAAAAATCAAATACTACAGCAGACAATAAAGTAGATTGGGCTATATCATTACAATATGATGAACAACCATCAGGTTCATATAGTGGATCTAGTTTTAGTAATTTTTATGAGTATGGAAATTTATCATTTTTCTTATCAGGTTCTGAAAGTGAAGGTGGTACAGTTCAATCTCCAAAAATATATCTACCATTCTTTAATAAAGGTTGGTGGTCAGTTTTACTACAAAGAGATACACACGTAAGTCAAAGTTTAAATACATCTGCAACAACATATACTTTATTTGCAGCTAATAATCAATATAATGGAGATGATGGTAATACTATAGGATGGACAGGATCAGCAAGTATAACTATTTCTGACCCTGGTAATTCATCATCATTAAATGAATCTTGGAATGCATTTGGAGTAGGTGATCCTAATGGAGTTTATGTAGGTGGTTATATATCAGGATCTAATGTAGGTACAGTAAAAAGTGGATCAGGTGGAAGTGATGGGTTTACAGCTATAACTAATCCATCAAGTAAAATATTTTCAGGATCATTCCAAGAATTTAGATACTATTCAAATGCTATTAGTGAGTCAGTATTTCATGATTTTGTAATGAATCCTGAATCAGTTGAAGGTAATGCAATCACAGGTTCACAATCATCATTTGATATAGTAAACTTTAGAGCACCTTTAGGAAATGAATTAGAACAATTATTTACATCATCTGGTAGTGATCCTTATACAGTTCAAATTACCTCTTCACACCCAGCAATAACAGGATCAGCTCCATTAGTAATAACAGGTTCATTTATAAACCCAGCTAATTCTACAGTAACATCAAGTTATGATTGGATTATATATTACAATCTTAATAGTAGAACTTATAGTAAACCTAATTATGAAGTTTATCAATTAGATCAACCATCAATAGGAATTAGAAATAGAATATCAAATAAAATACAAGTTGAAGATGGAGATGCTTATGGTAATGTATTATCAAGACAAATAAGTATAGATCAAAATTATAAAATAAGTAAAAGTTATACTGAAGATACTAATAATTTAGAAGTAGGATTTTCACCTCAGGATGAAGTAAATGATGACATTATAGCTACATATGGTCATGGAGTAATATCTGACGCTATTGCAGATCCAAGATTTATAACTTCATCTGATTATTTTTATCCAAAACTAAGAGAAACAGCAGAAGATTACTTTAAAAAATACACACAAGGTAATGTTTGGGATTATATTAGATTAATAAAATACTTTGATAATTCATTATTTAAAGCAATTAAATCATATGTACCTGCGCGTTCTAGCGTAACTACAGGTGTTATAATCAAACAACATATGTTGGAGCGTAATCGTCGCCCAGCTGTACAAATAACGCCAAATACAACAATAGCTTTTGGAACATCAGGTTCGTTTGTTACATCATCAGCTGATACAGGAGCTTTATATGGTACAGGAGTTTATGGAACAGGAGTTTATGGTACTGAAGGAACAGACACAGCTTGGGGTGCTAATACATTAAATGTAGCTCAAGTATTTCAAAATTTAGAGTTAAATGCTAATATACCTTTAGGTTCTTACTCAGGTGCTATACCAACATTTACAGGTGGTCCAGCATTTTATTCTACCCCAGTAGATTTTACATATTTTACACAAAGTGGTACAGTTAGCATTACAGGTTCAACATCACAAATTCCATTATCAAATTCAGGATCTTTCTTTTATAGTTCTTCTACTGAAACTGCATTAGCACCTGAGGGAGAATTACAGAGTTTTATACAAGCTGGATTCCAAATGACTGGCTCTAGTAATAGAGTTACAATGGATCTTAATAATGTTTACATTCAAAAACTTAACGATCTCGAAGGAAATACCCCAGGAAGTAGTTGTTTAAAAACAACAAAACATATAAAATCTAAAGTTCAGTTTGATATGACTAGAGTTTCAGATGGAGCAGATCTTGAACCTCAATTCCAAATAACTTCAAGTAAAAGAGGAGTTATATATAACCAAACAGAGACATTCCCTAATCCAACTGAATTAACTCATACATCTTCATATTTAGAATTCTTCCCTGATGAAAGATTGTTTTTTAATTTTATAATGCAAGGTGCTGAAAATACTTTTACAAATACATTCCTTAGATTTGGTGATTTAAAAGATGAACACTCAGGAAGTATAGGTAAATTTATAGGGGATCCAGTTTCACAACAAGGATGGTTTGATGAATATGAAACCATATCAGGTAGTGTATTAGAATGGAATGGCTATCAAGAACAATTTTTTAATGGGGAATATAGTGGAAGTGAGGTTGTAGCAATGACCCAATCACTATTAAATAATCCATTTGCTAGAGCACCAATGCCAGATACAACTTATCATTTAATAATAGATCAATATAATGGATTAGATTCTCCAGTTACATCAACAGCATTATTTGGAATGAGGATGTTAATATATGAATATGATTCTGCTGATGCTGCTTTAAGTAGTATTAAAGGTGATTTTTTCGATGGAGTATTAACACCTACTACAAACACAGGTGCATTAGCTATTGTACAATCAGGTACAAATGCAGAAAATCACTTTATATATAGTTTAATATTGCCAATGCAAGTTATTAGAGATCCAGATGGGGCAAAGGCAGAGAGTGCAGATTTAGCAGCAACATCAGGTGAATTTAGATCAGATTTATTAGTACCATTCCCATCATTTGGGGCACATGATGAAACTGATATGTATTCAACTTGGACTAACCCACAATTTGAAGATGATGGAACAGTTATTTACGGATTTAACCAAACTAATCCTCTTATAAAATTTACTCAAATGTCCATAGCAAATCCAAACACATCAGGAAAAACTTGGTCATTCTTAAACACTGGATTATTAGGAAATTTAAATTCAGGAATACTTCATTCTGGGTATTTTGGAAGAACCCGTATTGTAGAAAGAGACTTCCTTGATGCTACTGGTTCACAGGTAAGTGATGCTGCTTTAGGTACAGAGGATTATGTATACTATAGATTCCCAAATACATCTTTAGAAAAAGGTAGACCAATAAGATTAGAAGCTAATGATGGTACTAAACCAGGAGGAGCTGGATCGGGTACTTCTTTTGTAACTATTGTTTGTGATGGTGTAGGTAATGAAAAAGGAGTAAATTTACCATTTAATTTTAGTACTTTTGCAGCTCAACAACAAAATTTCCTAGATACAATTGCAACAGCATCTTATGCACCTGGAACAGGTAGTTTATTTTTATTAGGAACATCCTTTACCTCATCATATTTTCATGATATTGGAAATTGGGTACCATCAGCTTTAGTATTTAGTAGATTTAGTATAGATAGTCAAAATAATCTTGTTGATAATGTATCTACATTATTAAACCCAAATGTTGATTTTAACTTTGATTTAAATGTTAGTCAAAGTGGTGAACCATTTTTAGATTGGACTAATACATCAGGAAGTAGATTTAGACAAATTTATAATCAAATAAAAGGTATTGTATCAAATAACGAAGGTTCAACAATAGGTTTTGCATATGAAGCAAATTCACTCGGTAGAAATGGTACTAGAGTATTAAGCGGATCAGCTGAAGGATATGTTTCAACAGCTGCTGGAGCTTTAACTATTGATAATGTTGGAGGTGGATTTTCAGTTGGTCAAGAATATTCAGTACTTAATGTTACCACAGGAACTGATACTGGTATAATAATTAGAGTAGATTCAGTTGTAGGATCTGGAGGACTTGCTACATTTACTATAATAAATGGAGGATTTGGAAACAGTAATGGTGATGAGTGGACAACAAACAAAGGTAGTAGTGAGGCATTTGGTACACTTTCACTTGAAACAGCTAACAATGGTATATATTCATCTTCATTTGCAAATTCACAATTTATAGCATTCGATCCAACAGCACCTAACCAAGATGAATTTTACAATACAGCATTTAACCCATTAATTAATAATGCATCTTCAAGTATTAAAAATACTTACATTATGAAAGTTGAATATGATGATGGGGAAGATACACCTTCAAATATTATACCAATAGTACAAAGAACAGCAGAAAAAGCTCAGGTACCAGATAGTAATTATACTAAAACTAGAATAATTAATCCTAGATACGTAGGTAGTGAAATACAAAGTGCTGATTATAATTTCTATACTCCAGCAACATCAAGTATTACATTCTTAAACGCTTTAAGTGGTAGTGTAGTATCACAATCAACATGGCCTGGAGATAATAGTTATGCTAATCAAGCTGTAATTAATAAAAACCCAATTTATTTTGCTAGATTTAAATCATCATATAATAACTTAAACCTACCAGGAACTTATACATTTGAAATTGAATCATTAATTCAATCCCCTACATCTAGTGTATTAGGTAGAAAAGCACCTCAAACCCCAGAAGTTATTAAAGTAGACGGTAGTGGAAATAATTTAACTGAAGTTAGAAGTACATTTGAATTAGATAGAAAAGTAGCTGTAGCATATGATTCACTTAAATTTAAATCAGTTGATTATGGTAAATTAAAAACAGGTGATAATGTTATATTCCAAGGTGCTTTAGAAATGCAAACAATTGGAGCTGCTACAACTGGAAAAACAGGCCCACCAAACGAATTTAGATACCCAACTTTTACTCCTACCATGTCTTTCTTTACTGCAAGTTGGGTTAATGATAGTAATGAAAGTTTTGCAGATGTTTCTGCATCACTAGCAGTATCAGGTGTTAATACTCCTGATGGGTTTTTAGCAACAGGAAGTAATTGTTTATTTTTAAGAGGTGCTGGAGGAATTTTTGAAGCTGCGTTTTCAACTAAAGGAGATGAAAATACACAATTTGTATCTGGTCCTGGATTAGCTATTGTAAATAGTATGAACCATTGTGTAAGTCAATCACTTAGAGCATTATTAGACGATGATGGAGTTCCTACAATGGTAATACCTGGTATTCCACAAGCACTATCAGCATCATTTGCTGTGGGTGACAATAATAATGAAGATAGTGAATTTTATTGGAGACAAGACTTCTCGGGAAGTACTTTAGGTGGATATAAAGAAGCAGATGCACCATTACCATTCTTAATAAAAGTAAATGATGAAATAGAATGTACTTATATATCTAACACTCAGTTTTCTGCACAAAGTGACCCAGTTTTTAAAACAACAGTATTTCACGTAACATCTATAACTGGATCGTTTGGACCCTCAGTACCAGCAGCAGGTTTATTTAGTGCTTCATATTGTGATAGTTCACAATGTTTTGCAGCAGAAGCAATGTCACCTTTAGCACAACAAGATAATATTAGAAATAAAGTTTTTGTTTACCCAGATCCATCTCAACAAAATGTAATTGGGGGATTAATAGGACAATTTACAATTAGAAGAAGAGTAAATGCCGATGATAGAGTAATTGTTTACCAAACACCACCAACAACAATAGGTGTAGGAGCAACAACTGGATCAGGTGGTGGATTCTTAATACCAAATGATTTTACACCACAACAAAAAAGAAACGCTTTAACATTAATTAACCAACTAAAACTTAAAAATGCATTTAGAGATGATTCAGAATTACCAGACCCAGTACCATAATCACCTAAATCAACAAATTTAAACTATAACTTGGAATAGAAACTAAAAAATTATATATTTATAACTAAAATACATTAAACATGGGATATTTAAATAATCAGGTAGTAACAGTAGATGCTATCTTAACAACAAAAGGAAGGGAACTCTTGGCAAGAGGAGATGGTTCTTTTAACATTACACAATTTGCCTTATCTGATGATGAAATTGATTATACATTATATAATCCAAATAACCCTTCAGGATCTGCATTTTATGGAGAAGCTATCCAAAATATGCCATTGTTAGAAGCATTCCCAGATGAAAACCAAATGCTAAAATATAAATTAGCTACTTTACCAAGAGATACAGCTAAAATGCCAATACTTGATATTGGTTTAGGTTTAATTAAATTAGCTCAAACAGCTCAAACAACAATTCAACCACAAACATTAAATTATCTAGGTAATAACTCAGTAGTTGAATCATCAGGATATGTATTTACTGTAAGTGATGTTAGACAATTTAGCTCTGTAATTGGATCTGGTATTGATACAGACGCAGCACTTGCATTAAATTCAACATCAACAAATGGAACAGATGTATCTAAAACAGTAATTGGACAGACTTGTACACTTGTAGCAACAGGAGTTAATACTTTGTATGGTACAACAGGTACAGCAGCTTCAACACTATTTAGTTTATTAACTATAGTAGGTAGAGACTCAGGTGCAAGATTACAAGTTCCAATTAACATAACTAAAACATCATAAAATAAAAAAATATGGCAAGTGGAGCTTTTCAAACATTAGACCCAAGAGATTTACTTATAAGTAACGAAAATGTTACCAATACAGTTTGGTTAAATAATTCACCTACAATGACGGCTTTTTTCACGTCATCAGTTCAGGTAGCAAGTACAACAGGACAGTTTTATTATAATATATTCTTTGGTGCTGCAGCAACTGGATCAGTTCAATTTGCAATTGCATATTGTGATGAACAAGGAAGTGGAAGTTTATTATATAACCCAAATGTAGCTGGACTTTCACCTACTAGAACTAATTATGGTCAATATAGATCATTAATTATAGGAGATGAAGGAAATTCATTTGTATTTGGTAACCAATCAGCATCTTATTTTTATGCTTTACCAATAGAAAGATCAGGATATAAAGAAGAATTACTACCAGGAACTATGACCTTATGTTTATCAGGATCTGGAGCATCAGATGAGTTATATCTTACAGATGATAGTAAATTAGGTGGTGCAGCAGTATTTTCAGAAGCAGGTAGAATATTTAACTTAGTATCTGGTTCTGCTGGTACAGTATTTACAGGAGTAGATGCAAATGGTTGGACAGCAAATTCTGGTTCTTATGGTTGGTTTATGCCTGACATAGGAGTAATATTATTAAACGGACCTGCATTAGATGGAACATTTGCTGATGGTGGTATTGACTTAGGTACAGTAAGAGGATCAAATACTGCTAATAATAACCCACAGAAAATTTACAATTCATTAAATTTAGGTGGTGCAGCAGCAACATCCCCAGGTTGGACTTTAAATTCAAATGAACAATTATCATCAGATTTTGTATTTGTAAGAGCAAGAGCAGATGAGTTTAATTACTCAACTAACCCATCGTTTATATCAGGTTCTACAGGAGCTGTATTATTTGATTCATTTATTAACGACCCACAAGTATACATTACCTCAGTAGGTTTATATAATAATAATCAAGAATTAGTAGCAGTAGCTAAACTATCTAGACCATTATTAAAAGACTTTACTAAGGAGTTGCTTGTAAGAGTTAAGCTAGACTTCTAATGGATGAGCGCATTCAAACAATTTACAACCAAGGATGTTATTCAAACACCTTTCTGTGCCGATAAGGGATGGCTTTTATCTGGTAGTTCTGAAATCACTGGATCAGAATATGGTCTTAATGTCTTTTTTGGAAGAAACTGGGATTTAGTAACTAAAAGTAGTAGTTACGGTACTTCAACTGGATTTGTTTTTACATCTTCTCAAGGAAATGTTTATAATAGTGCTAAACATCTTTATTATACTAACTTTTTAACCCAAAGTACAGGTGATAATGCTACTACACAAAGTGTATTACCAGGCGCTACTAGAGAAGATGATTACTTTTTTGGTCCAATTATAGCACCAAGATTTGATAATTATTTACAATCAACTTTAGAACAAAAAAGGTTTTTTCCAACAGCATCTGATGATGTGATAACCACATTTTCAATACCTCAAAAATTATTTGGTGAAGGAATTGTACCTTATACTTTTAAATTTACATATGAACAATCACCATATTATAGCCAATTTGAAATAGTTGATGATGGTGAAGGAAATCTTATAAGCAGTTCTATATCTTCATCAGGTGGAGATACTAATACTAGTTTAGTTGTGGGTCAAATATTCTACAACCAGGGAATAGCAGTTATTACAACAGGAAGTAATAATTCAAAACCATTAACAAATATAGGTAAACAGGCAGCTGGTGTTGGTGGTCTTGATAATATGAAATTTGAATTTTCATCATCGATTACTATTTACGAACAACAATATAAATGTACAATTTTAGAAAACGAATTTGGTTACTCAACAAATCCTTCATTACTTAAAAACAATGGTAGTAGTGGAAGTTATAATGTTGAATATTATGACTATGTTACATCATCATTTTTTGAACCATATGTGACTTGTGTTGGATTATATAATGAAAATACTGAGTTGGTAGCTGTTGGAAAATTGTCATTTCCATTACCAATTTCACAATTTACAGACACAACGATCATAGTTAACTATGACGTATAATGAATAATTGGATATACCAAAACCAGGAAGTAGACACAGTGTCTGACTTCCCTGATCATACTTATGGGTTTGTTTATAAAATAACCCATTTACCTACAAATAAAAAATATATAGGTAAAAAAATACTATTCTTTACTAGGAAAGTAAAATTAACAAAAAAAGATTTATTAGAATACCAAGGAGTTGTTGGTAGAAGACCTGCTTATAAACTAGCAGTAAAAGAGTCCGATTGGAAAACATATTGGGGATCTAATAAAGAAATATTAGAATTAGTAAAAACTGAACCTGCAGATAATTGGGAAAGAGAAATATTAGCAGCCGCTGATAGTAAAAAATTACTTACATATTATGAAACAAAATTCCAAATGATTTATCAAGTATTAGAAAAACCAGATGAATTTTGGAATGATAATATTTTAGGTAAATTTTATACTAAAGATTTTCAATAATATAGTTTTGATGCATAAAATTAGTTTTGTATATTAAACCACCATGGTAAATGAACTATTAATAAATCTAGTAAATTCAGTACTAGGATCAGGTAAACGTACTGCAAGAGGTAATCAGGCACATTCTTGTCCTTATTGCAATCACCATAAGCAAAAATTAGAAATTAATTACTCCCAGAATAAAAAAGGATATAATCCTTGGCATTGTTGGGTATGTGATAAAAAAGGTACACGAATTTCTACATTATTTAAAAAAGTAAATGCGTCATCCGAAAAATTTAATGAATTATATAAATTAATAGGTAATGAACAAGAATATAATCCAAGTTCTACAGATAAAAAAATATTAAAATTACCTAAAGAAATAAAATATTTTTCTAATATTACTATGTCTGATATAGAGGGTAGACGTGCTATGTCTTATTTAAAAAATAGAGGTATTACTGAAGAAGATATTATTAAATATAATTTAGGATATTGTACATCTGGTAGATACCAAAATATGATTATTATACCTTCATATGATGAAAAAGGTCATTTAAATTATTTTACAGGTAGATCATTTGAAGATAAACCATATATTAAATACCGTAATCCAGAAACATCAAGAAATATAATTCCATTTGAGTTATTTATTAATTGGGATTTACCATTAGTTTTATGTGAAGGTCCATTTGATGCTATTGCTATAAAACGAAATGCAATACCATTACTAGGTAAAAATTTACAACAAAATTTATTAATGAAAATTGTTAAGTCAACAGTAGAAAAAATATATATTGCTCTAGATTCTGATGCTAGAAAGCAAGCATTAAAGTTTGCTGAAAAGTTTATGGATGAAGGAAAGGAGGTCTACTTAGTAGAACTCGAAGGGAAAGACCCTAGTGAAATGGGATTTAACTATTTTACAAATTTAATCCAAAAAACGCTTCCATTATCACAATATGATTTAATGGAGAAAAAATTACAACTTATATGAGTAAGAAAAAAATTAATCTAACAAATTCAACGACTTATTATAAAAAGTCATATAATAGAGTCTTAGAAATTAGTGAAGATTCAAAACAAATAACCTTACCAGATGCTAGGTATTATAAACGAAATGGAAAATATTATCCATCTATAACTTATGTTTTAAGTTATTATCCTAAAGGCAAACATTTTCAGGATTGGCTAAAAAAGGTTGGTTATAGTGCTGATTGGATAGTAAAAAAAGCAGGTGAAGAAGGAACAAAAGTACATGAAATGTGTGAAGACTATTTAAAAGGTAAAGAATTAAATTTCTTAGTTAATGGTCAACCAATGTATAATCCAGATGTATGGCAAATGTTTTTAAAATTTGTTGATTTTTGGGAAACATATAATCCAACATTAATTGAAACTGAAGTGCACATATTTTCGGATAAACTTAAAGTAGCAGGTACCTGTGATATGATATGTGAAATTGATGGTGAATTATGGATTATTGATTTTAAAACATCTAATCATTTACAAACTACATATGAACTACAAACAGCAGTTTATGGTAAATGTTATGAAGAATGTTTTGGTAAAACAGCAGATAGATATGGTATTTTATGGTTAAAATCATCTAAAAGAGGACCTAAAGAAGGTGCTATACAAGGTAAAGGATGGGAGTTATTTGAGTCAAAACGTACCCAAGAAGAAAATATTGGTATATTTAATACTGTTAAAAAATTATTTGACTTAGAAAATCCTAGACATAAACCAAGCTTTACTGAATTTAGAACTACAGCTAAACGGAAATTGTGATATTTATAACAAAATATTCAATTCATGATATCATTAGTACAGCTGTTAAAAGAAGTGAGTATACCTAAAAACAAATGGGTACCGCTATCGGGCAATGATATAAAAGATTTAGAAGTAGATATTCTAGATTTAATCCAAAATGCTTATGGACCTATTGGAGGTCATCCTAATTATAAATCGGTTAGTGATTTAGCAGGTTCAGACTATGAAATTATTGATTTAGATGATGACTCAGGTTTAGATGCTGTAACAGTAACAAAACAAAGAGCAGGTGGTACTAAACATGTTGGTATAGGACATGATGGAACTAGCCCAGGTAAAAGAGGAGCTATAGGTCGTACAATTGATAAATTAGATGAACCTGGAAATTATATTGAGGCATCAGGTGCTATTGAAGGTATTTTACGTAATGCAAATGTAATACAAGTTACTGATGAAGAAACAATTCGTAAAGCACTTAAAGGTAAAGAAATAAAAATGTATGATGATGGTTCATATGATAGAATATTAGGTGGTAAAAAGTATAGAAAAACAATGTTTGGAAAACCAAGAATATGATAAAATTAATGCAATTACTAAAAGAAGCAACATCATCACCTAAAGCAATTATATTAGCAGGTGCACCTGGAGCTGGAAAAGGATATATCCTTAAAGGGTTAGACTTATCTAGTTTAACTACATATAATATAGATTTTGATTTTGTTCCTTTACTAAAAAAAGCAGGTGTAAGTTTAGATTTAAAAAATGCTACCCCTGAAGAAAGAAGCCAAGCAGCTAAATTAATGCGACAAGCTACTGCAAAATTAAAAGATGAAGACTTACCTAAAGCAATAGCTAATAGAGAATCATTTATATTAGATGGAACTGCCGCATCATATGGACAAACAGAAAAATTAAAAAGAGAATTAGAAGATGCTGGTTATGAAGTATTTATGCTTTATGTTTATACTGATTTAGAAAGATCATTAAAACAAAATCAAGACAGATTTGATAAATCAGGTGATAGAAGTTTAGCACCTGCTATAGTAATGAGAACATGGAACTCAGTTACGAAAAATTATCAACCATACAAAGATTTATTTGGTAATAATTTTGTATCTGTATCAAATTTATTACAAGATGAAAAATTAGATAATTTAGAAGATATAGTAAAAAAATATTTAGATCCTTTTAAACCACAAAACACAAAACCAAAAGACGAAAAAGCACAGGCAAGATCAGATAAAGCAAAAGCACAATTAAATGCTGATATTAAGGCATTATTATCGGATGAAGGTGTTAAAGATATAATTGATAATTCAGTTTCAAGGGAAGAAGCTCAAGCAAAAATTAAATCATTTATTAATGGGTAAAGTATTAGCAGCATATGGAGGGGGTTTTAAACCACCAACAGCAGGTCATTTTGAAATTGTAAAAAATGCTCTTCAGGAATTTCCTGAAATAGATGAATTTTACATTTATGTAGGAGGTAAAGTACGTGATGGTATAGACCAATTTGAAGCTATTCAAATTTGGGACATATATAAAAAATATTTAGCTAATAAAGTTAATATACAACCATCAAAATCACCAATTGGAGATATTTTACGTTTAGCTAAAGATAACCCTCAGGATATTATTTATTTTGTTATTGGTTATAGAGAAGGAAGACAAGATGATTTAGATGATGTATCTGCTAGAACTAGTAATTTAGATAAATATCCTAATATTATTGTTAAAGTAATCCCTACTTATGATCCTGATATGAGTGGAACTAATGCTAGAAAAGCATTAGATAAAGAAGAGGATTTTATTAAATTTATACCTGATGAAGTAAAAGAAAAATCTGAAATATATAAACTAGTACAAAGATTAGATGAAATTGCTTTATTAGAAGCTTGGTTAGATGAAAATGATCCCAAAAAAGGAACAGGTAAAAAACCTAAAGGATCAAGTAGAAGACTATACACAGATGAAGATCCTAAAGATACTGTAGGTGTTAAGTTTAGTACTAGACAAGATATAGTAGATACTTTAGGTAAAGCATCATTTAAAGCTAAATCACATGCTAGACAATCCCAAATTATAAATTTAATTCATCAAAGAGTAAGAGCAGCCTTATCTAGAACTAAGGACCCAGCTAAAAAGAAAAAATTAAAAGCTGGATTTGAATATATTAAAGATAAAAAAGAAGCATCTAAAAAGAAAACTCAACGTTTAAAAAAACAAAAACAAAAAAATGAAAATGTAGCGCCTAACCACGATGGTAAAGCTGCTCCATTTGGATCTGGATACGATAAAGTAAAAGAAAGAAAAGGATTTGGAGGTAGAAGTCGTTATAGAGCTATTGAAAAACGAGGAGATAAGTATTACTTTATACAAGATAATCCATTCTCTCCAGGTATAAGACAAGAATTTGGTCCTTATAAAACAAAAGAACAAGCTAAAAAGAAAATGAATTCGTTCCCACCATCTAACAATTATAGAGATATAGGTGAAGGAGACACATACGAAAAAATGGCTGCTAAAGGAAAAAAAGCAGGTAAGTTAAAACAAGGTACTGTTAGAAAAAGATTAAATATACCTAAAGGTAAAAAAATTCCATTATCTAAAATTAATAAAGAGTTAGCTCGTTTAAGAAAAATGGATAAAGATAAAGATAAAAAGGGTGTACAATTAGGAGATAAAAATCAAAAATATTATAAGGCATTACAATTATCTAAGACATTAAAAACAACAACTAATGTCAATGAAATAGCAATTGACTTAACAAATTATGACGGTCAAATACTACCTGGTGATGTTTTAAGGGCACCTAAAGGTTTTCCATTAGGAGGTAAAAAATTAGAAAAATCATTACAACTTAAAGTAATAAAAAATAGTAGAGAAGGAGTTAATAGATATAAATTATCATTAGAAGATGAAAATGGTAAAAAATACTCAGTTCGTAACTATGAAATGGATGGTGAGTATAAAGGTAAAAAATTACCAAAATGGGGTTTAGTTAGAAAATCTAAAAAAAATATAAATGAAAATGCTACATATTCTAAAAAAATAGATCTTATAGATATATTATCTAGATTTACTCAACATATGTTAGATAAAGGTATGAATATTCAACCATTACCTATGTTACAAATGATTGATGGTGATGTTGATAATGCTAGTCAATTTCTTGGTAAAACAGCGTATTATGACCCAAATACACAAACTATAGCATTATATACTGAAGGTAGACATCCTAAAGATATAGCGCGTTCATACGCTCATGAAATGATACATCACATACAGTATTTAGAAAATAGGTTGGATAATGTACAAACTACTAATACATTAGAGGATGAACGTCTTAATAAATTAGAACAAGAAGCTAATTTAAGAGGTACAATGACATTTAGAAATTGGACAGACTCATTAAATGAAGTATACAAGCATAAATTTGGTTTTAATGATAAATTGGGTAAGGATCCTTTTGGGTTAAACCAATTTGCAAGAGAAATAGCTACAGAAGTAGAAAACGCTATGAATAAAAAAGAATATAAAATATTTTCGGATATGGATGGGGTCATAACTGACTTTAATGGTAGGTTTGAAAAATACTCTGATGGTATTTCACCTTCAGAATATGAAAAAAGATTTGGTAAAGAAAAATTTTGGGAATTAGCTGATGGTGAAGGTGTAGCATTTTGGGTAGGCATGCCTTGGATGTCTGATGGTAAAAGATATTGGGATTACATTAAAAATTATGATGTAGAATTATTATCATCCCCTTCTAGATCTCAAACATCTAGATTAGGTAAAAGACTATGGGTTAGAAATAATTTACCTGGAATTAAATTAACATTAGCTCAAGCAGCTAAAAAACAAAATTATGCAGCACCAAATCATATATTGATTGACGATAGAGAATCAAATATTGAACAATGGAGATCACAAGGTGGTATAGGAATACTACACACATCAGCTGCTGATACAATTGAACAACTAAAACAACTAGGATTATGAGTGAAATAAAAACTTTAGGAGGTGGTTATAAAGGTGGCTCTCCACGAGTAAGAAGTAATAATACTAAATCATTTACACCACCCCCACCACAACAAAAAATATTAATAAGTGAATTAGTAAATCAAATTAAAGTTTGGAAAGTTGATGGTAAATTAACATCTGAAGAAATACAGACAATAATTACAGAGTTACAAAAAATATAGTTTATGAGCAAAGTACAAGGGTTAAAAAAACAATTTACTGAAAGAGATGTTAATAGAATGCGTAACCTTATTCAAGGTAAACATGGTGATAAAGTAGGTCAAAGTGTTGGTTACTCTAAATCAGAAAAACAATATAAAGAAGGTGATATTTGGGAAGCAGATGGTCGTAAATGGACTATAAAAAATGGCTTAAAACAAAATATTACAAAATTAGATGCTGCTAAAAAAGCACATATAATGCCTATATTTTGTCCTTGTTGTGGATCTAAAATGCGTAATGATCTTGATAAACCATATTGGAATATTCATAAAAAATGTATGGATTGTGTTATTAAATTTGAACACGAATTACGTACTGCAGGGTTATATGAAGCTTATGAAGCTAGAATCATAAATTCTGACATAGATGGATTTATAGATGATATAAAAAAATATATAGAATCACAATTAACTATATCAAATAATTCATTTATAACAGAGCAAGGTGATGTTGAAAAGTGGGTAGGTGGTCCTAATGTAAAGAAAGTATATGAGGGATTAAGTAAAACTATTGAACATTTAGAAAGCCTTAAAAAGTAACATATTTTTATATATTTATAAATAAAATCTAATGGATAACTTTAATATAACTGGGTACTTTAAGAAACAATATCTAAATGAAATTGATAAAGATTTCGAATTACCTTCTGCAACCCCCAAACCTCGCCTTTTACATAAAGAAGATGACGCCCAAATATTATTAGCTGCTTTAAGAAAAGAGTTAGGCGATCTTAGATTTGATGATATGTTTAGAGGTGGTTCTTATAATGGTAGAGAAGGATATTATTTAAAAACATTTGGTTTACAAGATTGGTCAGCTGAAAATATTCAAAAAGTAAAAAATGCTTTTGAAAAAGCAAACAATCAAACTAAAAAATATAATTTTGAATTTTATGATACTAGTGATTATGAAATGGAATTTGGGGGTGATAGAGATTATCCGGCTTCAATTTCATTTTTCTCTATAGATAAAGCTAACATAAAAGAAGGTGTTGAAAAAACAATATTTACATTTTTAGATGGTCTAAGAGATTCGGGTGTAACTAATATGTTTGGAGCTGGTCCTTATATATCAGCAGAATTTGGTCTAGATAAAAGAGAAGCTAGAGAAATATTAGCTAAGTGGATGAGAAGTAAAGAAGAAGACCCAAACGAAATTGATAGAGATAGAATCTTTATGAAAGGTAAAGTTGATGAAAATCAAAGACCTAAAATATCAAAACCTAGATTTAAAAAAGATAAAAATAATCCTAATTTTTTATATGCATTTATTGATTACCCTACTGGAAGTGGAGCACTAACAGCATTGGGTAAAGAAACAATGTCAGGACAAATGAGAAGATTAGGTGCTGCGGCAGCCATGATGAATATGAAGGTTATAGGTGATAGATTAAAAAATAAATTTGATTTAGAAGACATTGAAATAGTAGATTTAGAAAATGGCAAAGTACAATTATTTGCAGTGTCAGATGATTTTATAGACATGGATGCAAAATCTGAATTAAGTATGGCTTTATTAGAAGTAAAATTATCTAGTTTATTAGAACCAATAGGCAAAGCTGGAAAAGCTGTAGCAAGTGCTATAGGTAATGTTGCAAAAGGTAAGTATGGTCTTTTTAATAAACAAGTAATGGGAGCTATAGATAAATTAGATCCTACAAGTGCAGGGTCTATTTATAGAACAGTTGCTAATACTATGAGTGATGATAAACAACTACTAGATATATACTCAGGTAAATATGGTTTTGAAGATAAAAAATATGAGGAAACTCTTAAAGATATTAAAGCAGGTAATACTCCTGAATGGAGAGAAGCATTAAAAGGTAAGTCAAAATATGAAAGAATGATTTTATCAAACCCAGATTTAGCTTTAGAATTAGCACAAAAAGATCCTGATAGATTAGGTAAAATATATACTTCAATTACTTTAAAAGATTTAGATGGTAAAAAAATTGATGTAGTAAATGAACGTATTGACTTTGAATATGTATTAGATTTAAGAGATGAAAAAAGAGATATTGAAGATAGAATTTCTCAATTATACAGGGATATGGAGCAAGAAGCTGAACCAGAAGGAGGAGAAATAGCTGATAGATATGGAGCTGAACTAAATAAATTAGAAGATAAATTATATAGAGTTAATAAATTAATTAATGATTACGACATGAACGAAGCAGAATTATCAAAATCAGAAAAAAATAAAGTTAAAAAAATATCTGGCCAACTTAAAAAGTCAGTTAAGGCACATGATAAACAAGCTAAAACACTTGATAAATTACTTAAAGAAGAATTAGCAAAAGAAATAGCTGAAACTATTAAATTAGGATTACAACTAAACGAAAAAGAATTATGTCCTAAAGGAAAAGCATATATTAAAAGACGTAAAGCAGCAGGGGAAAAATCATCAGCTTATTTAAGTGGTAGAGCAGTTAAGGTTTGTAAAGGTCAAATAAGTGGAAGAAGTAAAAAGAAAAAATAAATAAAATAACTAAAAAAAATGGAAAACTTTGATTTAAGAAAATATTTAGCTGAAAACAAGCTATTAAAAGAAGATAGATCATCAAAATTACTTCTTAAAGTATTAAAAGCTTATCAACCTGAAGTAGAACAACAATTAGGTACTAAATTAGCTAATTGGAAACTAGACGATATGGATGATGCATCTGCTACTGATGTAGATGAATTAACTGGATTTTCATTTAAAATAGCTTCTAAATTACCTATGGATTTTAAAGGAGGAGGTTTTGGTGATGATGATACAGACCCAGAAATAATTGATATAGCAAATAAGAAAATCGCAGTAATAAAATATAATTTATAAAAATGAACGATTTCGATTTAAAAAAATATTTTAACAAACAATATCTTACTGAACAAGAAGATAAAGATGATAATGTAGTACCTGAAGCTGAATTAATTTTACCTAGGGGTAAAGAAGTAGTACTACAAGCAGGAGATTTTGATTATAAAAGAGGTTTACTAGTTGAATTACTAGATAACGGAGGATATACAATGGCTTACTGGTATGATAAACCAGATAAACCTTACCCAGTTGAAATATTAGTTGATGGTGTAAGCATTAAACCAGATGGTAAAGTAGTTGAAATGAAATTTCACCCACAAGATTATTATGATGAGCAAGATAAATTAAATGAAGCATTTGATGAGTTAGATGATGGTTATGATCAAGAAATGGAAGATTTAATAAAGGCAGGACCTAGATTAAATAAAGATAGATTTGAAGATGTAATTTATTACATTCATAATAATTGGATGGCCGGTAATTATGGGGATGATTATGCTATTAGAAGAATTAGTAATTATTTGAACGCTAGATAAAATGACTAGAGAAAGACTAGACGAAATAATTAAAGAATCACTACGTGACTGGTTTAAAAAAGAAAACTGGGTGCGTATTAACACATCAGGTAATATCACAGGTCCATGTGGTACTATGAAAAAAGGTAAACCAACTACTAGATGTTTACCTAAGAAAAAAGCACAATCCTTAACTAAAGCTCAAAGAAAAGCTACTGTAGCTAAAAAAGTACGTGGCAGTAAAAAAGGTAAACAATTTGTAAAAAATACTAAAAAAGCTAAATTTAAGAAAAAATCTTAAAAACCGCAAAAAATTAACAATACTAACGCAATTAGAAAATATTTTAATATATTTATAAATAAACCCAACTAAAATAAAACATAAAAATGAAAAAATCGGAATTAAAAGAGATTATCAAATCGGCGTTTTTAGCTGAAGCTGATGAACTTAATGAAAAATACGACGACGTAAAAGAACAAGAAGACGTTGAAGTAGAAGACAATGTGGATGTTAAAGACACAGAAAACGTAGATGTTGACGTTGAAAAAGACGTTGATGTTGATGATGTATCTAAAGAATCTGACATTGAAGTAAAATCAGAATTACCAGGTGAATCATCTGATGTATCTGCAGTATTAGGTCTTTTAACTAAAGCTCAAGAAAAAGCTGAAGGAATGGGAGATGAAAAACTACTAGATCAAATTGGAAATACAATCACTTATTACACTAGAACTCATGTTGTTAAATCAGGTGAAGTTTCTGAAGAAATGGATAAAGATGTAGATGAAGCAATGAGAGGTAAAAAAGTCTTTGATGAAGAAGACAAAAAAGACGTAGATGAAGCTATGAGAGGACCTAAGGACATAGATGAAGAAGACAAAAAGGATGTAGATGAAGCTATGAGAGGACCTAAAGACATAGATGAAGAAGATAAAAAAGACGTTAAAGAAGAATTAACTGAAGAAGTTAAAAGATTCAAAAAGTTAGCTGGATTACTTTAATAAGTTATTAATAATAAAATTTATAGGATGAATACTCAAGAACTATTCGAAAGATTAGATGTTTTGTTTGAAACATTTAAAGTTGAGCATGCTGGTAAGTCAAAAGCAGCTCATGGTCGTGCAAGAAAAGCATTAGGTGAAATTAAAAAACTTGTAACTGAATATAGAAAAGCTTCTGTAGCAGAAGATAAAGCAAAATAAAATGGCATTAAACGAACGTAAACTTACAAAAGCAGAACTCGATAAAAGAGAAGATGTTATTATGAATATGAAAAAAAACAAGAGAGATCTTGTTAAAAAGTATGGTAAAGACGCTGAAGCTGTAATGTACGGTCGTGCTACTAATATTGCTAAAGGCAAAAAGGATCCTAAATTAACTGAGTTAATTAAAGATGCTTTAAGAAAACCAATGAAAGAAGCAAATGCTTTTATTGTAGCTGCAGACAAAGCTAGAGATGCAGGAAAAAAAGAATTTGAATTTCCTGAAGGTAGTGGTAAAATGCATAAAGTAACTATTAAAAAAGATTTAGAAGTTAATGAAGTAGAATTACCAACATCAATTATTCAAAAATTAGCTAATGAGATTAAAGATGCTCCTGGGTTTGCAAAAGCAATGTTAGGAATTTATAATGCTATTCAAGATAAAGAACAAAAAGATTACTCTAAAAATCAAAAATTTGGTAGAGTACTTCAATTTTTAAAAGATTTATCAGATGATGAAGAAGCAGCAGAACCAGCAGTAAATGAAGATCTAGATTTAGGACATCAAGATAATGAACCACATATGATAAAAGCTGACTTATATAGAGTTGGGAAGGCAGCTATGGATTTATATAAAATGGTTGATCAATTTGATGGTGCAGGTGAAGTAGATTTTCCATCATGGTGGCAAAGTAAAGTATTTAAAGCTAAGGAAGCATTAGTTGGGGCAAAACAGTACTTAGAATTTGAGCTTAACGAACCAAAAATAGATGCTGTAGTTGACGTAGCTGTAGATGTAGTAGACGAAGATATTAACCAATTAGGCACAGACGATGATACAGGGTTTACTCCATCGTTATACACACCAAATGAAATGGGTGATTCAGCAGTTCATAGAAGAGCAGCGTCAGGTGCGTTTGAAGAAAATAAAAAAACTAATATGCAAAATAAAAAAATAGCTGAAAAAATAGCTAAAAAATTAAAAGAAGACCTACTTAAAAAAGGTGGTAAAATTGATATGGCTTTAGATGCGTTGGAAAAAGCAGCAAAAGAAGCTAAAATATCAGGAGATAAAGCAAGAGAATTGTTTGCTAAATTTAAGCAAGAAATGGCTGTTGCAGAACAAATGCCTGGTGATCCAGAAAGATTTATAGGATCAGGTGGTGATGAAATTGATTCCGATAATATTGATAATGTAACAGTTGATAGACCAGATAAAGATGCTGAAATAGGATTTGCATTAGATGAAGTAAATAAAGGATACTTTAAGAAAAAATTTGGCATAGGTAAAAAAGGTTTTTCTATGGATGATAGAAAAGAACTAAAAGAAACTATTAGAGAAGCTAAAGCCAAAATAGCTGAAGGTTCTTATCCATTTGACCAATGTTTAGATGATAATGAAGGTAAATATGGTGTTGAAGGAGCTAAAAAAGTATGTGGTGCTATTAGAGCAGCTTACGGTGAAGGTTTAGTAAGAGAAGACGAGAAAAAAGAAGATAAATAATTATGACAGCAGCAGAACTAAGGGAAAAGATAAGATTGCTTGTCCCAACTGTTGTGGGCAATATTAAACAGGCAGAGGCAGCTGCAGTTGAATACGACGAGCTAACAAAATTCCCAGAATTAAAAGCAGTAATTATTGACTTATTAACACATGAGTTTGATAATTTCTTAGCATCTATAGATTGGGTAGCTCCAAAACCAACTACATTTAGAATTAATCTAAAAAACGATCAAGATTTTTATTTAATATACTCAAAAACAAGCTGGATAGCTCAGGTTGAAGGTAAAAAATATTATTTATTAAATTTACCTGAAGAAGAAAGAGCTACTTTAGCTATTGCTCGTATATTACGATATGGAGCACCAGAAGGTGAAGCTGCTGAAACAGATGCAGGTGGTGAAGCTGGTGGTGGTGCAGAAGATGTTGACGTTGAAGTTGATGATAATGTTGAGATAGATATATAATGGATAATATAACTAAATATTTAAATAAAATTTCTTATAAATTTCCTAAAGGATACCCTGATGTAAATAATCCTGAGGAAAAAACTATGTTATTAGAAATGGTTAATAATCTTATTAAAGAAGATGAAGCAGATGGGGTAGTTTCTAAAGAAGAAATTATTAAAGTTCTTCAAGATGAAGAATTCACACCAGAACAATTAGCTCGTATATTATCTTCAGTATCTGGAATTAAGTTTAAACAAGGGATTATTGATTATATTCAATCAAAAGGTAAGGGTCCTGCTAAAGTAGCTGATAGTATTTACAATAAAATGGTATCTACTGGAGACGTACCTAAATATGCTGAATACCTTGATAATATGAAAGATTATTCTTATTTAGGTGATGGAGGTAACTTAAAAGAAAAGTTTAATTTCTTATCTGATGAATTAGTAGAATTTATTCTAAAATTAGAACCTTCAATTGGTAGAGTTTCTACAGGTAAAGGAGAAATACTATTATCTATAATGCTTAAAGACGTTCAAGATGCAGTATCAGGAGGTGATATTGAAGCAGGTGGAAAAGAAATTGAAGTTAAAAATAAAGGAGCAGTCCCAATGGGACAAAAAGCAGAGTTTGGAGTTAACACAATGGAAACTGTTTATACTGATATTGAAAAAGGAATTAATCCAAAACTTGCAAATGATATATCATTAAAAGGAGTAGTAAGAAAAAGACCAATGAATAGAATTGGTATTATTTTTGATCAAATTAAAGAAGAGCAACCAGAAGCTATAAATGATTATTTAGTGGTATTAGATAGTGCTTTAAAGAAAAATTACCCAGGTTTAGATTTTTCTAAATTAAATATAAAATCTTATGTAAGTGGTAATGATTTTAATTGGCTTCAACTTGAACAAGATTTTTCTAAAGAAATAGTTAGACTCTATATTAAGTCTGAAGGATTTCAAGAAGTATTCTTTTTAAATGACATATCAGGTAATTATAAAAGAGTATCTACTGATAAGCTATTAGATGAATTAGGTAAAGGTGTTAAAATATATATTAAAGACGGTCTTCCTAGATGGTCTTATGATTTTTAAATAAAATAATATGTGCGACTGCGGATGTAATACTTGTGAAACAAAACCAACGTTAATGCTAAACGAAAGTGTAGCACCACGTTCTATACTGTCTGAAGGTTTAAAACACCATATAGACAATAATAAACCGCTTACTGAGCATTTATATCGTGCTGGTTCACGTGCTTACTTTGATTTATTTGCAGAGGCAAGATCATTATATAGTAGAGGTATTTTAGAATTTACTCATGAGGATGATTTAGCTTTATTAAAAGAAACACATTTAGGTCATTTTGGTATGTTTGAAGGTAAAAAAGTACCATTAGATTTTCCTATTGAATTAAATGAGCAAATGGACATATATGATGAAATTGCAAATATGGAATTTGGAATGGATTATGATCAATTAGGCCCAGGTGAAAAAGAATTTGTTCGTGATGAAATAGATAATATGTCTATGAGAGAATCATTAAATGAAAATAAAATTAATGCCTTTGTAGATAAATTTGAAGATAAAATAGAAAAAATACCAGTTATTGGACCTATGATATCTAAAGGTATAGATAACTTACAAGGTAAAGTTAATACACTTGTAAAAACTGCAGTTGAAGAAGCGGGTGAAACTAGAGAAGCTATGAAAATAGTAGCTCGATATATGAAAGGTGAAACTGTTGGTAAAGAAAAAAATGAATTTTTAAAAACACAATTAAAAGATCTTTTTAAAATTAGTGGTGCTGCTTTAGCTGCTATTGGGTTCCCTCCAGCAGCTGTTATGGGTTTTATAATTGCTAAACTAGGATTAGGAGATGAATTATTTAAATTAGATGATGCTGATAAAACAACTACTAGAGGTAAAGATGAAAGAAAATCTATAGCAGGTAAAATTAAAACATTTGATGGAATTAAATACGTACCTTATAAAGATATACTTCCTTACTTAAAAAAAGGAGATATTTCAGTGGCGGAAATAAAAAGAATAGATGAAGCTATTACTAATGTATTAAATGAAAAGAAAAAAGCAAAGAAAAAAGGTCCTAAATTAAATAAACCAATGCGTTCATCTTCAGGTGGAAAAGCATATAAAGTATATGTTAAGGATCCTAAAACAGGAAATATTAAAACTGTTAGATTTGGATCTGGAGGATTAAGAGCTAAAATTAATGATAGAAAAGCTCGTCAAGCATTTGCTAAAAGACATAAATGCTCAACTAGGAATGACAAAACAAAAGCATCATATTGGAGCTGTAGATTACCACGTTATGCAAAATTACTCGGACTCAAATCAAGTTTCTCTGGATTCTGGTAAACCCTATATTGATTTAGAGGTTACAGATGAATATATTCTAAGGCAATTTAGTGAAAATATTGATCCAATAGAATTACTCTGGCATCGTGATGATGAAGATAGAGTAGTTGAAATTATAGGTGAAACAGATTGGCAGTTACAACTTGATAATTCCCTTCCAACTTCAATACAAGAACGTATATTTATACCTCGACACCAGTGGCACAGAGTAATTAAAGGTACTGGAGTATTAACATTAAAAATATATAAAAATGAACAAATGTAATTGCCAAGTATGTAATTGTGGAACTAGTTGCGGTTGTTCTTGTTGTAATTGTTAAAAAAAATTATATTTATAAATAAAAAATTAAATTATGGCTAAACATTCATTTTTTGGAGGAGCAGCAAGTGGAAATCTAAGTGGGGCAAGTGCAACAACTTTTGCCTCTGCTGGATATAATGTATTTGGGCAATTTGACTCAAATGAAGGAAGTTCTACTTATATGACAGTTGCTACTCAAGTATCATGTCAAATTAATACCCCTAATGTAGTAACAGTTGGAACAGGAAATGTTCCTATAGATAATGCAAGAGCGGGATCAGCAATTGCTACAGGAAATGGGGGAGAAGCTGCAACTACCCAAGGAGCAAGTTTTATGGGAGGAGTTAATAATGGAGATGAATTAGGAGGAACAGGAAAAAGATATTATTATATAGGTTGTGTAAATTATGCTACCTATAATGGTAGTGGAGTTGCTGCTGCAAATAAAATCGATGGGAATAATGTAGATGGAATGTACTCAGTTGATGATGGTTTTGCTCAATATGAAACTGCTGGAGATGTTGGTGGGTCAGGAACAGATTACACAGTATGTCTACTATCTAATAATAAAAATGGACAGCCAACAGCAAACAGACAAGGAACAAGAATTACTTTTAGGTTTGCAAATAATGCTTTAGCTAGTGGTTTATCTGATTTAGCATATTATGCAGATGCTACTGCAGATTTTGGTTTAACTATTACTAGTGGTATGACTGATGAACAAGCAGCTGGAAGATGGTTAGGATTAGGATATGGTTTACTAAAAGGTGGACAAAATAGTTTTTGGGATAATGATAATTAAAAACTTACAGCTCGATTCATAGCCGGGCGATTATATAAATCAATTTTGAGATCTGTGGCCTCCATTTGGAGGTCACATTTTTTTTTCGTATATTAATAACACATAAATTAAAATCTAAATGAATAAAAATGTAGTAATTGTAGGAGCAGGTGTAGCAGGTGTAAATGCTGCTACTAAATTAGTTGATAATAATTTTGATGGTAAAATAACAATTATAGATATGGGTCAAGATCCATATTTAAGACCCTATGAAGAGGTAATGACAGGTTACTTAGGTGCAGGTGGTTGGAGTGATGGTAAATTAACTTACTCAACCCAAATTGGTGGGCAATTATCTAAGTATGTAGGTGAAGATAAAGCTATGGAGCTTATGAAGCAAGTAGTAGATAATTTTAGTAGATTTCACCCACATCCAGAACAAATTATATTATCAAATCCAGAGGAAGAACCCGAATTTATTAAACCGTATTTTGGTTTAAGATTATTTCCATGTTGGCACATTGGTACTGATTACTTACATGAAATAGGTAAAAGTTGGTATGATTATTTAGTTAGTAAAGGTGTTGAATTTATTTGGGAAACTAAAGTTAGTGATATTGATTTTGATAATAGAGAAGTTATTTGTGGTTTAGGTGATTCTAGAGATCTTACTTTTAATTACGATAAACTTATTTTTGGTGTAGGTAAATCAGGAATTGACTTTACTTCAAATATAATGCAAAAATATGATTTACCAACTGAAGAAAAACCAGCTCAAGTAGGTGTTAGATTTGAAGCGCCACAAAAACACTTCCAAAAGTTAATTGATGTTGCTTATGATTTTAAATTGTATAGAAAATTAGATAATGTTAGTTTAAGATCATTTTGTACAAATAATAATGCTGCATATGTAGCAGTTGAAGAAACCTATGGTGATCACAGTTATAATGGACATGCTAAAAAAGATGAGTCATTTAGAAATGATATGACTAATTTTGGCATATTAATGGAAGTTAGAGGTATTGAAAAACCATTTAAATGGGCAAGAGAGCTAGTAGGTAAAGTACAAGAAAATAGTACAGGTTTATTCTACAGTCCTAGTAGAGAACCATCTATAACATCAGAAGGTGTAGATGTATCAGCTACTAAAATTGATAATTTAGATGTAGTTAAAGATGCATTTCAAGGTTACTATAAGTATATAGAAGATTTTATTAATGATATGAAAAAAATATTTCCAACATTAAAAGATGATTGGGGAATATATGTACCTGAAGTTAAATATCTAGCTCCTGAACCATTAGTTAATTATTCAGATCTTTCATTAACAAAATATCCAAATGTACACTTTGTAGGTGATGCATT